ATGAAAAAAGAAGCATATCTTCCGCTCGATATTTTGAAAAAAATTACAGCGCATTACCCCAAAGCTTGGGAACAGATGGCGATGTTTCATAATGAAAACGGATCTCCAGAACTTGGATCATGGCCTGAATGGTGCTATGCCCCTATGAGCGCTGCGCTGGCGGTGGCGTCTCAAGGATACGACCTAAACAAACTCCCTGTTGATATAAGAATGGGGATAACATCTATGGCTCAGGCGATATTTGCGTTGGCCCCGTGGCGACTAAGTAAAGAGGTTTATGTTGTTGACGAAGATTTAAAAGACCTTTTATTTGAGCAGAACGGAGAACTCGATGTCCCTGATGAAATATTATTACAGCTTCCGTATCCGTGCTTTTATGTGGAACTTCCAAACACATATTATAGAGCAGACAAAATTCATGGGTTCTTTGTAACATTGGAATATGACGTTATCAATGGGGATAAAGAATTAAAACCAGTTTTTCTTACTGACGACGGAGATGTATTCAGCTATTCCATTCATATCGGAGCAAAAACAATAGAAGAAAGCGTGGATATACTCGACAAGCAGGCGCTTGAAAATACGAACGGAAATAAAGAACTGAAACGTCTGGCATTAAGAGCGATGCAGGATTCGGCGGAAACAAAAATATTCCTAAAGCAAATCCTTCAAGTGATATTATATATTCTTGCACAGAACGCAGAAATCACGCCAAATTCTGAGCAGTCTTTTATCACCAAAAGAGGGAAAACACTCAAAGATAAATATTCTGAAATTCGAAAGTGGGATGTTGGCGTTCGTGTTGGAGCGGCGATAAGACAACAAAAAATACGCAAGCAGTCTGAGTGGCCAGAGCGCAATCAAGGCGAACATAATTCGCCACGTCCTCATGTGCGTCGCGGTCATTGGCATCATTTCTGGACAGGCCCAAAGACACAGCCCGAAGAACGAAAACTTATCTTGAAGTGGTTATCTCCTATGACTGTTGCGGCCAATCCTGATGACGCGCCAATTGTACTTCATAAGGTGGAATCATGAACAATCCAAAAATACTTGATATCGCACTCGGATTTATTTTTCACAAGCACAGTGAGGATGAATTCGGTCGCAAAAATAATAAAGCACAGGCTATCCGCGAGATGTCAGACGAAGAGCTTGCAGCACTATTAAACGAGCTCGTGGCTCAACAAGATAACTGTCCGCAGACCGTAAGCAACTGGAAAGGATGGCTGTCTGAATTTATAAAATAAATTTTAATCAGGAGGTTTTATGGAAAATAAATCATGCAAGCCAAACGTGAATAAAGGGAAAACGGCAGAATATATTATTGCTAAAAATATTTATGGCGTTGAAGTTGGAGTAAAATGTAGTCGCTGTGGATACATTTCATCCACAGGAGAAGAGAATGAGTGTCGTTGGTGTAAAGCAACAATGAAAAACGCTGAGAAGAAATAAGATGCTAAAAAATGGGGTACCAGTCCAATTAAGGATTGATACCCCATTCGTTTTATATCAGCTCAATATCGCTTGGCTCAACATAGCCTGACACATTCACTGAGATTGGATACTTGCCAATACGACTTTCAAGATTTGTTACTCGATACCGTCCATTGACGAGTTTTCCATCATAAATAAACCACTCACCAGAGCGGCGCATCCCGCAGTGTGTTTGGCTGTTTGAATATAGTATTCCGTCTAATTTGATTTTATCTCCTGCACGAAGAGTATTCTGATGTTCCATCAAAACGAACCCCATGTAGCTGGCCCACAGATACCGTCAGCACTCAAGCCATGCGCCTTTTGCCATTCTATCAGTTTTGTCTTAGTGCCTGCTCCAAAGATACCGTCCGCTTTCACGCCTAGATGCCGCTGCAGCACGGTGACTGTATACGAGATGCCGCCAGTGCAATCTTTCGCGCCCTGACGAATCGTAGGCATAATTTTACTTACTGATGCATATGCAGTGCCAACCTTACTGATCCAGCGAGACTTCCAGCTCCGCACATCAACATGAACAAAGCCTCCTGTTAGCTGCACTCGACTGTAATAGCCGATGCCACCCCGCTTCTGGAAATAAGGCATGGAGGCCAAATATAGAGCAATCCGAATTGGGTCAACACCTTTGATGGTAACATCCGCCGCCGTACCCAAACAATGCTGACTGCGAGGACTGCCGCCGATGGAAATATTATAAGAAGGGGAGCGGTAGCCGGAGTTGATATGGACAGGCTTGCCAAAATGGGCTCGCACCTGTTCAAGAATGTAGATGAGTTCTGTATCGATTAGAACAGTATCGCTGTGGTCAGAGCAGGCGAACTCATAGACGGAAAAATGAGCCGATACCTTTTTGTTCCAATCTTTCTTCATTGAGTATGTATTTACTGCCATGCGGCGCACCTCAATTCTTCTTCAACTCATTTTCGATTTTCTCATTCTGAATGTCCAGCTCCTTGACGGCAGCTTCGATCATCATGTCGATAGTCGGAGTGATCTTAACACCCATCTTCTCAAGAGCAGCGATAACATACTTCTTCTTGTCAGCTTTCTTGATAACACCAGTTGCGCCGACCTTCTCAGCGGCACGAACAGTCATCTGGACAAGCTTATAGACGCCAATTTTCTTGAGATAGGGGATACCATAGACCATAAAAGCGGTGCCAGCACCTGCGACGACCAGCTGGGCAATAGTAGCAACAACCTGATTGAAAAAGTCCATCATAACATACCTCCTGATAAAAATAAAAGACCCCGAACACATCGTTCGAGGTCATGAATCACGTGATCTTATTCTTTTGGTTTCAAAAAACCATTAGTGCGTAGCATTTCGTCATATACGCGCCCCACGTTCTTGATGGCGAAGGGCATCTTGTTGTTTTTGTAGTTGGAATGGGTCTTACAATAGTCTTCATACTTCCCAATAACATCAAGGATATCATCAAAGTCTTCTTCGGTGTGGCCAAGCCCGCGAACAAGCTCATTATTAAAGCGCAGCACCTGACTACGATAACCGTCAGCTTTGGTCTCTTCACCCTTTTCGATGTGATTGTCTAGCTTTTTACGAGTCTCTTCTTGCTCGGAGCGAATATCTTTGAGCTCGGATTTGGTTTCCTTGATCTCGTTCATCACACCGGCATTCAGGGCGTTTCCAATGTGAGTGGCCACCTAAGACCACGGGTTGATCTCGATTTTAGAAACTTGTATCACTGACATAACAACGGCGATCAGTCCGCTGCTCCCGGCCATCACTGAGCCGAGATGATTTAGGATAAAATTCAATAATTCGTCCATACGATTTTAATCACCTCGATTCTTTTTATGTTGACAAATTTCACACATCATGATATAGTGGTGCTACAGCATGATTTACTTTCGTCGAGCAAATTATGTGTTACCTACTCTAATGTATGTGAGGAAGAGGTCCTTGGCCGAAAAGCCGAGGGCTTCTTTCTTTTTATGTGGCGCTATACCACAATCGCGGAGTATTGGTTGAGTCGCCGATATAAGCTTTTTGCACTACCACGTTGCCCCCACCTTCTGGAAGTCCGAAATACAATTTGCTGGGTTCAACCGTCTCCACAGTTTCCGGAAGATCGCCTAGAACAACATTATATATCCTTGCAAAATCACCATTAGTGCTGTTTGAACTATCTTTAGAATAGGTCATGGAAATTGTTTGTCCTTTAGAAATCGTCCCGCTCTAAGAATTAGAGCCCGTCCCACTAACAGAGCTTATCACAGTTGTTCCACCTACTACGATAGTAAATTTATCATAGTTTGTCTCAGAGCCCTATCCATAGTTAAATCTAATAGAAGATGTTTGATTTGCGGTTAATGTAATTGTTGCAGCCGTCGAATTTTGGTTTTTGTTGTTGTTTTCGAGGATTCCGCCACTCTATACAAAAGTGTATGACCCGTTAGAAGATGTAAAATACTTAGAGACATTTGATTCGGTGATAGTAACTGAAGTAGTGGCGATTCCGACATAGATACTCATCACACCACCTCCTTATGTACTGTACTGGATATATACCGTCCCTTCAGGCAGAGTTGTTGGAGCGGTAGTGCCCCACTGGAATGCCAGCAAGGTAGGACCATTCAATGTGCCATCTTCGGAGATGGTAAGATTTGTGCCAATTTTTACCCCACCAAGAGTATCTGCTGTGGCAGGATTCAAAGAAAATTTCGCATCTGCCTCTGACTTGGTGTAACGATCCTTCAGGGCGTCACCAGTAGACTTGGCTTCTGCAGGAACATTCTCTTGAGTTAGCGTCTTATCAGGCGGTGAGGCCACAGAAAGCGCTTTGTCTGCACTTTCCTTCGCACTAGCAGCACTGGTTGCGGCATTAGTCTCGCTGGCCGCCGCATTAGTTTCGCTGACTTTGGCCTTTTCGGCACTAGAAATAGCAGACGCCTCGCTTTTGGCGGCGTTTTTTTCAGAGCTTCGTGCGTTTTGTTCGCTAGTCTTGGATTTTTGTTCTGAGGCCGCAGCTGCTTCTTTGCTCGCAACAACAATCTGCTCGCAACTAATAGCGGCATTTGCCTTTTCCGTGGCAATAGCTTCACTGGATGAGGCTTCTTTGGCTTTCTGAGTTGCGGTGTTGGCCGCATTGATAGCGTCTAAAGTTACAATATCGACGCTCTCAACACGCTCCTGAACCTCTTTGGCATATTTTAAGAGACCAACAAACTTATCAGTCAAAGTCTGAATCTCGCCGGATACGACCTGAACAGATCCTTCCATGGTGTCGAGGCTGCCTTTGATTGGAAGGGTAGCAATCTCGGTATTAAAGTTGTAACTAAAGACAATTTTATCATCGTCCAAAATTGTGGTCGAATAAAAACGAACAGCAAACTCGATGTCTCCAGGATGGGCAGTCACATCATTTTGAACTTCCCAACCAAAGATAATTTTCCCTGGAATGGTAGTCACATCTAACTTTACGACGGGGTAAAACCCACCAGTGTGACTTGTCAATGATTCATACTGGACAATGCACGTCTTTTTGCTGAGATCAGTCTGATCATAGTACCGGTCGATCTCAAAGTAAACGGTTTCTGCATTGTGGTCGTTTAAGACACCAAGAAAGGTAAAGCCATCAGGAATAGAAATCGTTCGTTCGTTAGCATCGATAATAAAACGAGGTTCGTCCGTGGGAAGCATAACAAGAGAAGGGGAATTGAACTGATTTTGAATGTCCTGTAGCCGTTTCATGTATTCATTTGCAGTAGTGATCAATCGGGATTCACCTCCTTAACACTAAGAGATTCAATCCGCGATTTAACAGCACTCTATAAGATAGAAGGTACGGCATCGATAGATTTCAATCTCTTTGAAACCAAATAACAATAAACTTCAACGATAGGGTTCATGATGCAACCTCCTTCCCAATAGATTTTTCATAAATATCGCATAAAGCTAAACTGGTGTTGTCTAGGTTTTTTGCAAGCTCGGCAACTTTTGCTTTAAGAATGGCGTTTTCTGATTGGAGTAGTGCAATTTGCTTTTCTTGACTCGGAGCTTCGGTTTTCATCGCAGCAGAAAAGTACGGAGAAATATTTGCCTCTATATCAACAGAAAGATTTTTATAATAAGGGAGAGACAAGTGGTACTCATCGTATTCGTACCCCTCAGAAATCTGGGTAATATTATCGTAAAAACGAATGATCGCCGTAGATGGATCGCGAGGATCTGGAGACACGGAAAATTTTTTATCCGGGAAAGTAGAAGATGTTACTTTCATTCTGTCACCTCCGTCTCTGATGGTGTTTCGTCTTGCGGAATAAACATGATTCTGTAGTATCCATAATTGGACGAAGATAAAACGAATGTAAACATTCCCATATAGCCACCATCACTAGAAGAATAGTAGTCAATTTCTGGGAATGCAAGCCGATACGAGACGGTGACTGGAGAGCCGTTTGAGTCCACTCCAGTAGTAAAACCATAGCTCGATGTTGAATTTTTATATGTGGACGAATAATACCTGTCCGGAATGTATGTAGTAGAGCTTCCAGAAACACCACTCGGCAAAAAGGCTCCACTCGCAGAACCGTTAGACATACCACTAATGTAGCCATTGCTATTATAATAAACGCTAGCAGAATAGTTCAGGTCTGGCCATCCGTCAGAATATTTCTTTGGATCTGCTGTAAACCAGAAGCTATACGAAGAAGAGCTGTATCGAATATAGCATCCCTCGTATTTGATAGCCATTCCATTCCCCCAGAGATTTTCAATCGAACGATATTGAATCTGTGTTGTCCAATCTTCTGTCGAACCACTGGTATTGTTTTGTTCTGCATCAGTGGCTCCATTTGCAATTCTAGACGATGTGGAACCATTTCCGATTTTTTTCTGAGAATCCCAATCGGCAAACTCAATTAAGTATAATAACTGTATAGCCCCCCACGTGACATAATCCATTATTTCAAGTCCAGGAGCTTTTGTTCTTAACTTGGTTCGTAAATCAGGGCGACTCACGCCGTCTGCCATAACGCCGGAAAGCGAGCTTCCACTTGAAGTGGATATATATCTACCTACATATCGTCCTGATCCTGGATGGAGGGTAAACCCGGAATGCTCAACAAACGAAACGTAATAATATTTAATTGATTTTGACGAGTCTGTCTCGAATTTGAACCAAAATTTTGGAATATATACCAATGTATCATATTTAGTACGAGAGAATTCATCGTCGCCCTTTTTATATTTGATTAGGCCATCAACAAGATTGTACTCCTCCATACTTTTCCATGGGTTCACGGCGTCAAAATTAGAGGATCTGTTTGGGTCTGCGAAATCACAATCAACATATTTATAGGGATCAGATGCGACAGTTAGTCTTTCCAGGGCGGTGGATTCATTATTATAATGCCAGCATACGCCAAAAGTAGTAAGATGCTCGAATACCACGTGATATAACTGCCGGACTGCAACGTCTACCGTTCTAGTAGCGTAGACACTATCAACATCCGCCCGAACAACCGCAGGGCCAAAACCTTCAACATCAACATATTGTTCTTCACCCGTGGCGACAAAAGAAGTGATTTTTTTACCTCGGTGCGTAACAGTGATGGTAACCCCGGCGGGGGCGGTGATTCCAAGCACGGAATTTTTCAAGGAAAGCAAAAGCTCGTCCAATTTTTTATCCGCACTTTCAAACCATCGATTTATAGAGTCGCCCACGGTCTTTGCGTCTGCAAAACCACCATCTACTGTAAGAGTTTTATCTGTTTTAATATTTTTCAATTTATCGTCAATTTCCGCTTTAGTGTAGCGATTATTGAGTCCTTGGCCGGTAGCGGAAGCATCTGCTGGCGCACCAGAAATCGTTAAAGTTGGATCTGCTTTTGCAAACTCTTTGGCTTCTTTTGCGGCCTTTTCAGCAGCCAACCGGTCTCGCTCAACCGAACTGATCCACTCCTCCTCGGTCCCCTCATACCCATGTTTTACGGCTATGCCATATGCTGAGTAAGGGCCGACGGAGATTACTTTACCCATGAAATCACTCCTTTCGTTCGTTTCAGATAATAATCACAGTACCTCCCCGGTGATCTCCCGGTACTGCTCCGGGTGATCTCCCCCTCGACCACCCGCTTGGCCAGCTCCTGCTCGGCCTGTTTCTTGTGCTTTTCCAGCAAACTCTGCTTGTTGTAATGTACGCTCATCCGATCACACCTCCGATCATGGTCAGGGTCCCTCCGGTACCGCTTTCGCCCCGGGCAATGGTCACCCGGTAGTTAAAGGCTGCTCCCTTGGCGGCAACCGTGTTGGCAAAGACGTGGTTTACGAGGACTCGGGTCTTGCCCACCTGTACCTTGGTGCATTGCTCCCACACCGGGGCCACGTCCAGCCCGTTGTTGGTCATCTCCACCGTAAGACTCATGTCCTCCGGCAGGGTACCTTCCAACGTCAGGGAGGCCACTGTAATGGCATCGTCCGCCGTCAGGGGGGCGGTCAGGCTCACCTCAGCACCGGTGACGTTTTTCGTAAAGGTGATATCTTTGGTGCTGGTCAGGATGCCGTCTGTCACTTCCAGCGTAACAGTATGGGAGCCGTTCAACACCTGCTGGTACTCCGCCTTTTCGCTGAGCCAGTCCACCGTCAGGTCGGCGGTGGATGCTCCGGACTCTGTCAGATGGTTGTCCACGAGCACCATCGTGCCGGAGAAGATCAGGGTGGTGTCGTCGCCATAGTAAGCGCTGCCGGTGGCAATGTCTACATAGTCGTTCTCCACCACCAAGGAGGGCTGGACAGAGGGCGGGTAGAAGTTGTTGGAGGCGGCGAAATAGAGCTGGTATTCGACGCCCTTTTCCAGCGCGATGTTGCCCATGTCCAGCACCACGTCGTTGTAGCCACGGATAATGTCGATGAACTTGTCCACCAGGGCGGTCTCGGAGCCGTACTTGCGCAGAACGGTGCGCATCGTGCCCGGCACATAGCCCTTGACACGGAATTCCAGCGAGCGGAGCAGCAAGCCCGCTTTCTTGGCAGTCAGCGGCATAAAGAACTCGTACTTGGCGGGATAAGTGTCCCACGCGGGGGCGGCCCCCTCGTCGTTGCGGGCTGTCTGCACTTGAACTACCGTGGGGGGCGTAGATGTCTTGGTGGCTTTCACTTCACCGTCCAGCTTCTCCGTTACCGTCATGAGGTCGCCGTCGTCGTCCGTCACGGTGTATCCGACCGCAAACGGTGCGTTTTGTTCGCCGAGGTCGGTTGCGTCGGTGGTGATAGTGGGGGGTGTGTCGGGCATGACACTAGCGTCATCGGAAACCTCAAGCCCAGAGGGCAGAATAAATGCGGGACGATCATAGGCTGAATTGGAGGAAACCATCTGGCCCAAATAGCCGCTGGAGCTAACGTACTGAGCGACGTCGGATCTCTCGAAGGTTGGAGAGCGGAGCCACCATGTGGTGGCGCTGTTGTCTGTGTCTTTATATGCGATACGCTTCGATTGTACGTCATTACTGTCGTCATTGGAGAAGTACGCCAACCGCACGCCCTCTTTGGGGAGATAGCCATTGCTACCAGTTATAAAGCCAACCTCATAGCCGGATAACAAAAACACTTTTGTGCTCAAGCCGTTGGAACCTGTCATCAGGCTGCCGCCGTAACCGGTGCCATTCTGGTACGGAATTTTCACTTGTTTGATGACATTACGAATGTCTGTATCAACCACGCTGAAGAACGTGCTGTTCAGGTAAGCGTGAATGGTACTGTTGGCGTAGTCGTTGGTATTCGAGCTATGCCACGAGAGTTCATTTCCATGGGTGTACTTCATCAACACCCACGTGCCATCGCAGCTTGCATCGTAGATGCTGGTGTCTGGATTACCCTGCTGCACGATGAGGAAGTCCCTCAAGGTGTCGTTTACCTTGATTTTGACAGTGCTGCCCACCGCCATATCCCCAAGTTTTGCCATTGCTCATCCCTCCTTAAAACTCCACCCTACACAGGGGCTTATTCCACACGCCTTCCAAGGCCACCCCATCCAGAGTGTCAAAGGTCGTCATAAAAGTGTTACCATCCCCCGGCATGCCAAGAATAACCTCCAGCATCCTCAGCCGCATACCCACGGCAGCGGCATCTGCGGCGGCATCTGAGATGGTGAGGGTCTTGTCGATCCCCACTCTGATGGCGTTAATGCGGTCGCCAACAGCTTTAGCGTCCGCTGGAGCGCCGGAGATCGTTAAAGTAGCATCAGCGTTGATATATTCTTTTGCCTTTTCAGCAGCCGCCTCCGCAGCCAATCGGTCTCGCTCTACAGATTTGAGCCAGTCTTCCTCAGTACCTTCAAACCCGTGCTTTACGGCAATCTGATAGGCGCTATATGGACCGATAACGACTTCTCTGTAATTTTTCAAGACAACACCACCTCCAGATTCCCATGTCCATCGTCACGCATTGTTACGTTATCAGCGACACTGTCTGCAACATACAGAGTCAAAATTCCGCTATCGTTGTTATCATCCAGCCAGATCCATCCTTTTGTAGCGATAGTTTGGTCGGCTTTTTCAGCAGCCTCCTGTGCTTCTCTCAAGGAAGCCAATGCTTCAGCAGCACTTTTGGCGGATGCGGTTTCTGATGCTTTAGCAGCAGTTTCACTTGTCTTGGCAGCAGTTTTACTATCAGCCGCAGCATCTCGGTGCTCACGAGCGGTATTCATAGCCGTTTGAGCATCATTCATGTAAGTCTGTGCATTACTTTCTGATGTAGCGGCATTCTTGGCGCTTACTGCCGCCGCATCCCGACTTGCTGCTGTGTTCGCAATACTGTCGTTCGCTCTTCGCTCGATATCCGCGAATCGTGAAATCATTGTTTCAACAGCGGTGGGGTCAACTGGCGTTCCTTCTCCGGTAGTATTCAGACTATTCTTGATGGGCAATGTAGCAGGAACAGTGTTGAAATCGTAAGCAAATTTCGGCTCGTCATTTTCGATTTCGATACTATAAAACCGTACTGAAAACTTAACATCGCCAGCGTATTTTGTGGCATCGCTCAAAACAGTCCAGCCAAAAAGTATCTTTCCTGGAACAGTATCAATGTCCAATTTAGTGATAGGGAAGAAGCCCTCGTTTACATCACCATTTGGGCCAATGGATCTGAACTGGATAACACATATCTCGTCACTCAAATCGTGCTGGTCAAAATAACGGTCGATTTCGAAATAGACAGTTTCAGCGCCATGGTCATTTACAACGCTTAAAAATGAAAAATCATCAGGAATGCTTATGGTTCTGCTATTAGCGTCGATAATAAATCTTGGCTCCTCAGAAGGGAGCATCACAAGTTCTTTTAGGTTATCTTGATTCTGGATGTCTTGTAGGCGCTGCATGTATTCATGAGAAGAAGTGATCATGAATTATCGACCTCCTTCAGCATCTGAACATTGACTTCTGACATCTGCACTACACCCTGATAAAGAGCGAGTGTCTTATTATAGATGTCCGCCGCATTCCGATTAAATTCTTCAAGCATGGCGATTTGAGCCTTGAAATTATAGATGTCATTTTTGATATTCAGTGCAAAGCAGCCGGTTGACAAAGCAATAGTTTCTGTGGCAGGGTCAATACCCATAATGCTAACAGAACAGGGACCATCACAAATCTTGACAGGAGTTGCCATGTCGCACTCGTAGTTGTAGTAGTTGGTACTTGTGCTGTTGACCTGCTTGAGCCCAACGATATCCAGATGATTTTTCTGGTCTTTCAGAATCAGATAGAGCCGCAGTTTGACATATTTTTTATCAAGGAAGAAGGTGATCTCATCAAGACTGTATACCTGCGACTCTGAAAATTTAGTAGCCTTGAAACCTTCATTTGAATAGATAAGGTTCATAAACACCTCCAATAAAATAAGCGCCCATCGCTGCATAGGATGAGCGCATAACACATCATAATAAATAGTGGAGTTAACCACTATCAAAATAATCCATTGTCAACCTCCTCGTCATCGTACCAGATGCCCGGGTTGGCGATCAGGTCGCCGGTTCGCTACCCCACTCTCTACGCAGGGCCTCCAGTGTAGTCTGCATAGAGCTGTTTCCTGCTGCCGCACCCTCAAACAGGGTAAGTATAAGGGTTTTGGCTGTGTCCGTAAATCCCGGGCCAGTGTCGCCCTTTTCGCCCTTGAAATCACCATTGGCGATACCATCCTTCAATTCTTGTAATTTACTAATAGCCACCTTTGCAGCGTCGATAGCATTTGCAGCATTTGTGGCGGCAATATCAGCATATTGGGAAGATATGTTAGCACTGGATTCGGCTGTTTTTACGGCTGAATCAAATTTTGCCGTTATTGATTCCACTTCTTCAGCTTTATAAATAGGAGAGGAATTGCTGGTATTGAGCGTGTCAAGAACAGGCAAAGACGCCTCTAGTGTATTAAAGTTGTATTTAAAGGTCGAAATATTTCCGATACTTTCAATGCTATAGAATCGAACAGAAAAAGATACCGTAGCCGCCTCGGCTGTCACAGTATTTCGGATTGTCCAGCCAAAAATTATTTTTCCAGGAATAGTTGTAATATCAATCTGAGTAACAGGGAAGAATCCTTCACCAAGTTCAACTCCGGTAGATCCCACCATTTTGTATTGGACGATACAAGTCTCTTCGCTTAGATCATGGTCGTCGAAATAACGGTCAATCTCGAAGAAAATGGTCTCTGCATTATGATCGCCTTTAACACCAAGAAATTTGAACGCTGTAGGGATCGTAATGACACGAGTATCAGCGTTGATAACAAAACGAGGCTCTTTCTTGGTATTGATTGATAACACGGAAACGCCGCCCATATTCTGAATATTAGCAAGGCGTCTCATGTAATCTTCTTGCGTAGTGGTCATTTTATTCCTCCTTTCTCATTTTTATAGCAGCTGCTTTTTGTAACTCGAAAAGTTCAGTGGCCGATTTTTCACCAAGAATATCGACCACTTCGTTATATGGCATATAAATCACGCGCGGCTCAACGTCTCCAAGCTCGATAAATCTTTTGTTTGCGTAATAGTACGAGGCAAGAACACGACCCTTGTGTGCGTAACAAATATTGGTACTGCGATGATCCGGAGTGCCAAAGCATTCATAGTTATAGCCGGAGCAACCGCCGCAACCCATCGCCACTGGGCATTCAAAACACTCTTTGGTTGACTGACTTTCTCGCGTAATAGCGTCCAACATAATCTTGGTATCCTGCTGATGCTTTGTTTTGTACAGTCCATCGAAACAATTACCGAGGCACATCGGCGCGGCTTTCTCTTTGCCGACTGAAATAGGAGCATAGCGAATACACGGATAAGCTTTACCGTCAGGGGCAAAAGAAAGCATTGAACCAGTGCCACCACAGTAATTGCTATTATCGTTCGGAGACACGGAATGTCCAGTATCGTCGTTCAACATTGTAATATAAACGTCGCTTTTATTCTCGATAAGCCAATCAGACAAGTCTTTTAACGCGAAATAAATATTTGAAGCGTCCTCTTTTGTATAGACTGGCTCATATGCGAAGTTACAGTGAATGATTTTACAGCCCTCGTTAATCATCATCTTTACGCTGGGGCAAATATACTTAACAGAATCAGGTACAAATGTCATTTTCGAATTATACCAGCCATACTTTTTTGCATCCTGAAATGCCGCATATGCCTTAGAAAAAGACCCGACGCCATTTGCGTCAACGCGAAAAGCGTCATGCAATTCTTGGATTCCATCAATAGAAACGGTGATACCCATTAAATTGTGATATTTCATAAACAGGTGTTGTGCTGCTGGAGTAAACCAAAGTTGTCCATTGGTAGCGAAACTGATGCGAGACATAGGGGCAAATGGAATATTCCGTTTCCAACACTGTTCAAAATAATAATCACAAATATGTTCAATTAGTTCGGCCTCAAGCAGTGGCTCTCCGCCAATAAAATCCAAAACAAGAGCTTTGGTTCGATGGGTAATAAAATCGCCATCATCTTTTTCGTATTGGTTTAAGAGATAATCTACGATTTTTTTACCAGTGTCAAGAGTCATAGCTTCGTATTCTTTGCAATGTTCATAGCAATAAGAACAATTCAGATTGCAGGCCCCAGTCACTTGGAATGTTACATTACGAACGGTTTGGTTGTTAAAACCATCAAGAGACGGGAAAAGCTGGCGAATATGTTCAGCGTAATCGTCCATCCGTGTAAAGTTTTTTACCATTCGCATTCCACCTCCTGCTTATAGAAATCGAACTTATACTGAACAGGAAGATACCCCAGTAATTGATTGAACAATGCATTTTTAGCGCAAGTAAATTCAATCCAAGATTTTTGATACTGGGTACGATAATCTTCAATCATTCTCTTGAGGTCATCAGACGGTGTCTCAGAATAACTTTTACACATAACAGAAAGCATTGCTTTGTAACTTTCAGTGATATAAAATCGACGCTCAATTTCTTCGGAGACTTCACGATCTAATTCAAAAGTCTTTTTAGTCATATAACCCCTTTCCAATACGATAATTATCGAATTTCTTTTCAATATCTGGGAATTCCTTTTCAAGTGTCTTTACTTGATTCATCAAAGAAATAAATAGATGTGGACGGAATTCTTTTTCGGACTCAATAGCATATAAGACTGTATTTGCCACGATGTACATAGCCTATTTTTGTTCATCGTTTTGAGGTTCAATACTCAAAATCTTTTCAATGCGATCCGTAGAAAGGGCTTTTGTGTCTGCTATATATTTTTCAGCGTTTGGATAAACTCGAATGGCTACAGCATATGGATATAAGATTTTCTCTGCATCAGATAATTGATACTTACAACTAGCGGCCGCGAGTTTGATAACGCGCTTGACATAACTCAGCCATCGAGAAAAAGGAACTTCCTCCAACTCTGGGTTCTGTAGACAGGACAAATACCCAAGCCAAAAAGGGAAGGTAAACTTTTGAGGATCTGATTCATAAGGAACAGAAAATCCGCATTCGGGGATTGGCTCCATTAACAGAAAATCATAAAGAACTAGGTTTCTACGATAAGCGGCATCTGTCATAAAGGGGCATTTGACAAAAATTTTTTCTACAGGTTTATTGCTGTTCATTTTTGCACCTCCTTTAATTATTCAGACCAACACCACAATTCCCAGAGCAATGGGTGCCACATCCGTTACCAGTACACCAACCCTCACATCCCGTGCAACCGTGGCAACTGCCTTGACAACCGTTCTTGCAACTTCCCTGACACTGGTTTTCACAAGTGCCTGAACAACCATCACAATCACCGCTGCAACCAGAACAACCACTCTTGCAAGTCCCAGAACAATCACCGCTACAACCGGAACACCCAGAATAACAAGCGGAAGAACACAATCCTGTGCAACTAGAACGGCAACCACTGGAAGATCCGGTTAAACTCTTAGACGATAAATCATTGATTTTAACAAGGCAGTCTTTCAGCGTTTGTGCATAAACCAAAGATTCTTTGTCAGGAGTTGGGGTGTTTCCATCGATAGCATTCAATGGAGTCGTGATTTTCTGAATATGCTCGTATGTGATAAATTTTCCATTCGCCGGAGTTTCAGAAAACTGCCACGATGTTCCCTTGTATGTAGAAATAGAACCTGAGCTATTCGCGTTAGAACGACGAGTAATCTCAGTGTTGATGAGCTTTTTTAACGAAGTAAAGTCTTCTGGACTAATCAGTCCACCCTGTTCAGCCATAAAATCACCCCTTTACTCGCACACGAATGCGACGCTCACAGAATAAATCATCGCCCTCTACTGCGTAACCAACAACAATATCCGGTGAGACAACCTCCCCGACCTCAACAGCACGACCAATCCCGGGAACCTTAGAAGGAACAATCAGATCACCGGTTTTGACCTTACCAATCACTCGCACGCGCACACGGCCAGCGAGAGATACCGGAATATATTTATCGATATTATAGTCGTCCAGAGAGGAACCATTGCTCGGCAGATCTCCGCCAATGAGCATTGCATACTCGTCCGTGTGAACACCAACCACTCGTTTAGAAGTGTCGTCAGCTCGGACATACCGCTCCGTCTGACTATCTGTGTCAAGAGCAATAATATCGCCCGGCTGAGTTGTCCCACCACGCGGGAAAAGCTCTGCGTAGTCATTATAAACAGCGCCGTATGCTTTGCTAAAAACAGCCACACCGGAGTTGTTGACGTAATAATTAGTAGAGCCGAAAAACAACGTACCGTTCATAATTCCGCCAGAAAGAGGAAGGGCTCCAAGACTGATACAAGCTTTGATTGCTGTGTCGCCACCCGTACCGCCACGTTCAATCGGAATAATACCAGACTGAATGTCGGCAGCGTCATGTTTATGACTTTCGGTAGTTGTTCTTAACTCTTCGACAGAAGCACGAATATCTGCATGAGAATGTTCGTCTGTATTGTGAGTTTGAATTGTTTCATCAATATAATTTCTGGCGTCAGCAATATCGTCAGCATAATCTGTAAAATCAGTTGGCAAAGTCCCTTTCAGTGTTTTTAAGTCTTCTACAATCTGCAGACTTTCATCGCGCTTCTGACTGGCAATGTCACTGCTCGCTTTAGCCGCGACCTCTGATTCTTTGGCTTTATTTGCGCTGTTCTGAGCGGCATCTGTAAATCTTTTAATATACGACTCTATCGTACTTGTGAACATTCGCTCCACAGCCATAATAGAATGCTTCAAACGATTGATAGTGTCGGCATTTATCAATGCATTTCGGAGACGAGGATTTGAATTCAGTACAGCTTGTGCGTTAGTGTAATTGCCATTTTCCATCGCAGCACGATATTGATTTGCCGCGCCGATCAAACTAGAAGAAATATCCTCAGAGTTCGTCCAATTATCACAGCTTGCTGGAAAGTTTGTGTACTCAAGGTCGGCATATTTCCCGTCTTCGTTTAAAATCCAATCACTCAAAATTTTCCCTCCAATCAATATTTGTTTTTGACAATATAAGGATAATAGGGCCAATAACGGCTCATAGTAACCGTCATAGTACCATCTCCCAGCGAAATATCTATTTTCTTAATTAAAAAATCGACGGGCTGATTTCCGGTATTGATATATTTGGGAGTATACGAAATTTTTTGATTAACATCTAACCATGGAATCAGTACGCATTCTACAGTTACGTTATCAGTCAAACGGCTAAGAGTCCAGTGTTTGTACTCAGCACAGTTCATGGCAGATTCATTAGTCGTATAATTTTCGTAGTCTTCTCCGCTTAGAATCTCATTGCGCCGCCCAAGCTTTTCAATAGTAAACCGAGAACTATTTATCCAATCAACATCCGCTGCGTTTGACAAGCAAACATATCGAATGTACTTGCAATTTTCAGCTTCTTTATCCTTTTCCTTCTCTTCATCAGTGGGTTCCTTATCAACAAGCTTGACCATAACGTGGATTTGTTGTTCCCCCTGATAATAAAAGTGCTTAGTATTAGAATCATATTTAACGACAATCACAGTGTCTTCAGGAATGGTTGTCCCATCAATCAAGACATCGTTTCCTTGATCGTCAACATTACGAGCATACAAATCGTATGTTCCGTAACTCAATGATTTAGTAGACGTTGTGAGATTTCCGTTTGAATCAGCAGCCTGCACAGTTAAAAGGAGTGAGACAAGAATTTTTACGTTCTTCTTGAAGCCAGTTGTGGGAGTGGTAAAAGCGACCGTCAATTCAGAAGGGGAGTCCTCCATAGATGTAAAAGTTGCGCTTGCAGTAACTGTAGTCGTATCGCCACTAACAGAAAAAGTTGTTTTGTCTTTCGCAGAAAAAGCATCGTATTCAACTGACGCTCCCCACAGCTCGACACAATTACGAATCTGGGAATAATCGTATGTACAGTCTTCGGAAATGACGAGATCTTCAAAATCGGCAGCGCTCATAATTGTCAAGGCATCATATCCGGTAGGAATCTCAGAGCAGATAAATGTAGTCCCGTCAAAATACATCTCAAATGGATAATGCAAATCACGCAGTTCAGTAAGTATCTGCCAGATGGTCGCGCCAGTATCATATTCAAGGTCATACGGGACACTCCGGTTCCAATATCCTACGACGCAATCCTCCATACCACTCAAGCGAAATGTTTTTGCGATCGCGTTACCAATGTCTGAACCGACAGGTATTTTTGTTTTCTGACCTGTCAAAGTACCACCAAGCGTTCCATCGAGCTTTGCGACCAGATCTACACATGAAATACTAAGGATATGTTCAGTGCTGCTGTATTTAAACCCGTTCTGATTGAAAGCGTATACTCCTTGAGAATACCAGTACAATTTACTGTTAACTGACTCCATACCGATATAAAGCCTTACATATTTATTGGCCTATTCATCTCCGAGCATAGAAGAAATGTCTTTATTCCCCTCCAGATATATAGAAGCAGAAAAGGTCCGTCGAATATCTGCGTCCGAATCGATAGAGATAGAACCATCAACAGTCAAACCTTCAAGTGAATTTAGAAGATTCATATCAGTGTCCAGTAATTCTATCTTACAATAGAGATGTTTAACACGTGTTTTAAGCAATGCGAGCTCTGCTTGTGAAGGAGTATAGTTTTTCATGGCACACCTCCATCTATCGTTATGATGTCGTAACAACTACAGAACATGTGGCAATCAGATTGTCCATAGTCGCAGTAATTGTTGTAGACCCCGGGGAAACTCCTTCAACCACGCCTTTATCAGTGACAGTCGCAATTTTCGTATCCGCGCTCTTCCATATGACAACATTCTGAGAAGCACCTGATGGATAAGTTGTATACTCTAACTTGTGATTGTTGCCAACACTGAGCGTAAATTTGCTCTCAGTTAGACTAAAGCTTTGAGCAATAATGCGAACCCGAGTTGCAGATGCGATAATTGTGACATTGCCATAAACAGAAGGAATATTGATTTCGTGACTTACTTTACCGGTAGATTCATCAGTACGCTTAATATAAGTCGTGTTTGTGACATTTAAGCCGCCCATAAAAACAACAACGCCACTGATTTCGTAATCTTCAACAGAGGAAAGAGTAGCGATATATGGTTTGCCTTCGGAAATGGTAGTATCCGTGTTGTCTGAATCGACATAGTAGAAATTGTTCGTGATATTGTAGGTTTCCTCTCCGGTTCTGCCTGTCATCACGTTCACAAAACCATTATTCAGCATATCGTTGTCATCGTTAACGCTTCCAACCTCCGTAAAGTCAAAGCTTAAAGTAACCTTGTCAGGATGTTCAGAATTCGAAGACTTGACGTTACCATCAATAGCAACCATCCAGATGCGGCCATCTTCAATTTTCAAAATTTTAGTACCGCCATTCGTGAGCCAATCAATCATATCTTCACGATACCAATGACTATGCGCCACATCGAAAGTATCATTTTTTAGATACCGAATAGCTGTACCAGAAAAAGAGCCTGAAGTGTAGTTTGATTTGCCTCCGAAAAATACAAATGGATATTTACGATTTAAGGTTGTCACAACAGATGATTGACGATTTCGATCGGTTTCAGTGATTGAAGGGTCGAGCAAAATATGATAACTTACAGTTCCATCTGTAATGATAGCTCCATAAAATTTACTTTGAACAGTTGTCTTAATATATGGAAGCTCTGTTCCGTCACTAAGAACGGGGACTAAAGCGTACTCGTACTCCGTTTCTCGCCCACGTGCAAAATAATCGTTGTAAACAAAATTGATGTTTCCATGTCCAGCAAGCTGCTCATAAAGCAAGACCCACGGTTTTTGATCTGCCCCGATTTCGCGGCGCTTCAATTTGATTTCGTGCAAATCCGAGCCATATTCAAAGTTGGAGCCACCAAGGTTTTTTTGATTAAAATCAGCAAAGAGCAAAGTATCTTCCGTCCATTTCATACCTGAATCATAAAAGGTAGAGAACTCGTCAGGAGATCCTGAAAGATAGACACCGTCGTAAATACCATTTTGAATCACAAACCCTGCCAGAGAAGGATTCCCAGCACAAGGGGAGGCGTCAGAGCCAGTTCCGAACAAATCATATCCCAGAAAGTTCATTCTTCCACCTCCCTAATCGTAATATCATAAGCATTATCTTTATGCTGTAGACAAATCAGTACGTCCATACTGGTCCGTTTCATGTAGTTGCTGTCAATAAAATAAACGTCGGAATATGCAAAACCACCGTCCTCACGAATAATCTTTAGCATAGCATAAAAATATTCGGACTGGTTGGCGGGAAGATAGCTTTCGTAAGGAAGTTTAGAAAAAGCTCGAATATTAGTGGAAATAACGCCTCTATATATCATTCCATCCTGATCGAACGAGAATTCTACGATATTTTTTCGAATAACAGGACGAACCTTGAATGCCATCGCATAGTCTTTGACATTATAGAACTCCATTTGATACGGAATATCGAACGTGACTTTTTCACCATGAGTCAAATCCACAGCATAACCACCAGATGATGTTACATAAGAAATCTGGTCTTTTGTTATTCCAGAAATATCAGCGAGATGGCTTGAAATAGCAACATATCCGTCACTTAATTTATTCTTACACTGTAAAAAAGTGCCTCCTTCTGCGCTCGCATAATATTTTGTTTCGAACTGAATAAAGCCAGTATCCAAAGAATAACCGTTACGAGTTGTGCCGGTTCCGCGAATATAAAACACAGTTCGATTATCCAAACCGTTCACTGTAAAAGACGCTCCTACAGCTCCATAGAATACTGCAGATTCTTTAATCAGATTCTTACTTTCATCGTATAAATGATACTGGTAGGTACTTAATGTTTCGCCCTGTACAGTTACATATTGATACGCTAACAGAAACAAAATCGAGGAAGTAGGGATAATATTTTCCGTATTAGAAGAAAGCCCGTCGAAGCTCAATATTGGTTTTTCTTTGCACCAAAGAGGAATAGGGTCACTGAAATCACCATATTCGTCTTCGCCAGAAAGTCTGACCTTGACGCGGATAGTATAGTTACGAGACTGATTGTCGAGCCAATCTGACGAAGTGATTTTATAACCATAACCAAGACTAGCAGTGAAACCGGTCACAGCGTTTGTAACACTTCCGAGCAACTTGTTGGTCATGCTGTCATACACTTCATAGCAATACGTGGTCGTTGCCTTTTCCAGCGCGGCAGTCTTCTCTGCTACATTGTCTTTATCATTCCAAATCTTTCCCTGAACATCATGCATGGCCCAGCCGACAAATGTGCTTGTTTTACCATAAGTTTTCTTTAGTTCGGCCTCACTCCAACCAGCGATAGCACTGACATCACAGGCGGACAGGGGAGCACCATCAAAAGTGTCTCCTTCAACCGCAGCAATCATTTTTTTGACAGTGATGGCACTTCCACCAACCGTCTCTGAAATTCCTTCCGCATCAACGGACAAAATATTTGCGGCCACAAGGCCATTGGTCATAGCAGTTGCTTTCGTTTTGACATCAGATAAATATTTTGAAATTTCAGATTGAGTGAGCGGGACAAGTTCGCTATTGTCAGTCTGAAACAGAGGAGTATATGCCACCTGTAGACTGCCCATTTTGTCGTCACACCCGAGAACAGTGGAATAGTCGCCCTCGGAGATAATAGTCTCAGTTGAATTCATCTCGTTCACGAAGGTCTGATACTTTGCAATATTTTCAGCTGTCCATACAATTCGAGCACGATTGAGATTGTCAATATTCCCATAGGTCTCGACACCACGGCTTTTAATAGCAGCGATAGTAGTCTTCTGCTTCTCAATGGCCTGATCGTATGCTTTTTGAGCATTATTATATAATGTACCGTCATAGGTGGTTGCCACCTTAAAATATGCGGTAGTCCCTTCGTTTGCATCAAAAACAGAAATGGGGGACAGTATAGGTTTCGCCAAGGTAGAATCACCTCCTAAAATTAAAAAGCCGCACTTGCAGGGTTATCCGTCATTGGCGGAACTACCTGCATTTTGCGCGGCTTAGAGTTTATGAAGAATCAGCGTATTGTAGTTGCTTTGAGCAGCAGTCACCGCAACCCGTTCTCCAACCTTGAAGAACTGACTGGATTTAATCGTGTATTCCTGTCCAGCAGAAGTTACGATGTATTTTCCGTTGCTGGTTCCTGTTACAACACCAAAGAAGGTCTTGTCAAACGAAGCATCCTCAACAACACGTCTGGCAGTATCGCAAATCATCTTCGCGAGTTCACTGACAGCTTTTCTTGAATCAGTCACTTAACGCACCTCCTTATCGTTTACTACATTCCTGATAAATCGCATTAGGCAGACCCTGAACGATTTCACGAGCCAGACCATCAACGTCTCCAATCGGCTTCTGAACATAAATGTCGCCAATGCTGATAGACGGAGCCTGACTGCGATTCTGAACATTTGCGGTAAGACCGCCGTTCTTTGCAAGCTGTCTCTGGAACCATGAATCAGGATTACCGCCCAAATCAAAGAGCTTAGATGTAATATCAGCAGGAACAACGCCGTCACCAGTCTCAAGATAGGTATAGCGCCCAGCTTCAGGCTGGCGGACGATAAGTTCCTGGCCCTTCTCATCAACATTATAAGTACCAGACTTGTTAATGCTGCGAGAACCGGTAGCTTTCTTACCTGTGATTTTATCGACTTTGTCTTTAACCCAATTCTTTGCCGAATTAGTCTTCTCAGAGACGGCCTCTTTGATATTGTTGTAAGTCTCTTTCACTTTATCAACAATTTTTTCAGCAGTCTCTTTAGGATGGGTCACCGCATCTTTGGCTTTAGACGCAACTTCCTTACCCTTGTTATAGGCATCCTTTGCGGCAGAAGCAATCTTCTGAGCGGCCTCTTTCGGATGAGTGACCGCCCAAGTGACTTTTTTGCCGGTCTTGACTGCACTTTCAACTGCCGAAGCAATCAGTTCTGTCGGATGAGTGAGTAGATGCAATGCCTTTTGAACCATGTTCGGGTCATTGGATTCATTGTATTTTGTCAGCTTGTCCACAGCGGAACCGAGAGAGTACTTGTTTATCCATGCACCAAGCTTGCTGTTGGAAAACTTCTCGAAGAGCCCTTGAATAGTTTTCTTGACCTTGCTAAAGCTAAACGATGCAGAAGGTCCAACATTGGCATCCATTGAATTGCCATAGTAGCCACCACCGCCAGACAAACCAGGAGCCGGAGTGGTATTCATGGTGTTTTCAACTTTTGGTAGCCAACCAGATATAACATCGCTGATATTTGACGTATCTGCATTGTAATCAGCAAAAATGGTCTCAAACAGCTTATTGATTGCAGTAGAAGCGTCCGTAGACATGTCGGGAGACAGTGAATAGAGGTTGTCCCATCCATTCTTATACACGCTACCCATGCGCTGGAACATTTCAGCACAAATAGTTTTGATTTGGTCGTCGGTTAGATTCTTATTGCCAAGGGCAGAATCCATCGAATTAGAAATCATGCTGCCCATCCGGTCAAAGATGGTACTACCGATGGTGTCAATCTGCTCTTCAGACAGTCCGGCATTTTTGCCAAGCCGCTTCCACACTGTATCAAACTTATCACGCAGACGCTTCATCTGGTTGTTCGCCAGACTCTTCGTAATAGATATCAGGTCACCCTTGGTTTTGGCATTCTTCAGGTCGTCAATAGGCAGAGAACCGACCGAATTGCTGGATTCTTTCATGGCATCAGATAGCCATTTCTTTGGATCTTTGCCGATTTCCATCAGGTTCTCTGTAGTGTCAGCCGGAATAACGCCATCGCCCTTTTCGAGATAAGTCATTCGACCCTTTGCGGGATTACGAACAATTATCTCTTCGCCCTCTTCGTCAACATTGTACGGAGCTGCTTGGTCGATATGCTTGTCACCCTTAGCACGGCCCCAGTTCCAAGGCCAGATTTTCCAAGAACCAATGCCCTTCTTTTTAGAGCCGCTATCGCTTGAACTCTTACCCCAGTTCCACGGCATAAGTTTGCTGATAAAGCTACCAACACCCTTTACCGCCTTGCTGATAGTAGAGCCGATGCCCTTGACGACATTAACAATTCCGGAGCCGATTCTTTTAATACCGGTTCCAAAGCTGCCTCCGCCAATTGCACTGACAGCAAGAGTACCACCAAGCAAGATCTTGCCGATGACAGGAATATGACTGACCGCAGCCGCAATAGTTCCGGCAACACCCGTACCACCTGTAGTGCCAATAACGGTGCTGACAGTCTTACCGATTCCTTTGAAAATACCAGCAACACCAGAGAATAGCTTGGTTTCACCCAATGTAGTACCGATGTTACCAAAAATTGAGCCAAGTCCGCCAACCGCTTTTTGAGCAATAGATGCGACTCCACTGAACCCTTTTTGGAAGATAGACTTCAATCCGCCATTGCCGGAGAAGAGCCCCTGCGCAGATTTAGCTATAGACGGTTTTGCGGCATCCAGTCCAGTAGTGATGCCATCACCGACACCAGACTTTATGACTGGAGCAATATCGGTTGTAAGTTTACTACTGGCACTGCCATCTCCGATTCCAAGGATACTCTTTCCTGCATCCAAGAGGCGACCAAAGAATCCCTTACCGGAACTCTTGTCGGAGAACGTACCAATGGCACGCTGCAGTCGATTGAACAGGCCGGTAATACCACCACTCTGAGTAGTCCCAGTACTTAAACCATTTAGAACGTCGTTCAGTTTAACCAGAGTATTAACCAAATTGGTCAGATTGGTGACGACATTGTTGACATTAGTTGCGCCCTGAATCGCTTTCATGTTGGCGATAACGGTAGACTCGAAGCCATCAAGTCCGGCGGTCATCTGGTCAAATGTCATGCCCTGGATCTTCGCGGCATATTCCTGTTTCTTCTGATAGTCTTCGTAGCTAGAACCAATCAGGTTAATCAGTTCAGCGTACTTATCCTTCAGCTTGTTCAGTTTATCAATCTCGTCATTCAAAGCGTTCTCACGCTGTTTAGAGTTGAGATTATCGCGGGCTTCCTTAATAGCAGACTCATCAGCCTGCCACTCGTAACCATTAGAGGTGTAGACACGGACGGTTTTCTGAGTCTCGGCTTTTTCAAGCTCGGCTTGCAATTTTGCTAGTTCGATAGCTTTTTCTTGCTCGTCGTTTGCGTTCTGAAGAGCTTCGATTCGTTTATCAATCTCCTCGGTCATGGCATCGCCATAAATCTTGAGGTCATTGGAATTGTTATCGTTGAACTTATTGAAAACATCAAGCAGGGAAGAGAAGAGGTCTTTTAGATTGGAGAAGATTGTCTGAAGCTTATCAGCCTGATAGGTCATTCCAGCTATAGCATTCACGCCGTCTTTTTTGAGGGCATCAATCATCGCTTGAATAATCTGGGCCTGATCTTCTGTCTCTTTTTTGGATGCAAGTTCGTTTTTCTTGACTTCGAGTTGAGTAATCAGCAACTCAACCATTTTGTCCCGATTGAATACTAACTGATCACCGTTCATTTCGAGACATGCCAAATACTCAGGCTGCATAGTGAGTAGCTTCTGCATAGCATCGACGCTGAGGCCACCATATGCGTTATACTCATTCGCTACATCATCGAGGTCAGTGAACGCACTCTGGATGTCGTCGATTTTGGTGTTAACCTCATCGATCGTAGAGCCCAAACCATCAAAATAGTCCTGAACAGAGATGACGTCGTTCTTGATATCCTCAGCGGATTTCTCGTAGCTTTGAGCAATGGCCTCTGCGGCCGCACCGCCCTCAGTACGAGCTGCGGTTGCTTGAGCTTCCAGTGATTTGACCACCGCATCCTTGAGCATATCGCCACTCAGGTCGATTTTACCTGTCTCTTTATTGAAAGCTTTTCCGATCAGCTCTGAGTCATACTCGCTATACTTCATCAGGTCTTGCAAGGCAGAGGACTGGGCCTCAGTGCCTTCGTAATCGAGCGTGCCGGTGCGGCTCTTTTCGGTTTTCTCCTTGACGGCTTTACCGTTATCCCATGCATCCTTGAAGGTGTCAGTGATACCCTTGGCCTCTTCGAGTGCGGCAGAATAACCTTCGATAGCAGCGACCAGATCCCAGTAGGACATGGTCTGCTTCTGAATATTGCGGTCTGTCCACTCAAGAATCTTATTGTACTGAGAAGCAGTGGCATTATCGCCCTTGATCTTGGCTTCTTTAAGCTCCGCTTCCATCAGATCTTGGAATTTGGAGGTTTGAATCTCAAGTTTCCCGGTTACGTCGTTTTTCTTGAGGAGGGAGGTATACTTATCTTCGAGTCCAGTCAAATCCTGAACTGTTTGCATTGAAAGATAATTTTGCTCATTGAATTCTTTCATAGCAGAGGTAAGTGTAGACCATGCGTCAAGGAATGTTTGAGCTGCACCAGAGGACTTATTGGCAGAATCACTGAATCCGTTGAGCTGATTTTTGAGTCCGCTTGCACCGTTCATGGCGTTCTGCATATTTGTGCTAATCAACGAAAGTCGCGTGTTCAACGCATTCATAACAGCGGAAATTTTGGCTTCCATTTCTTCTGCGTTATCACCATTTTCAGCGGCACGGACACCTGCAATCGCACCGGCTAGTTCACCAGTGCCAATAGTCGCATCTTTTAAAGCGGGGCAAAGAGCTTCAAGTTTGTTCTTTTCGTCTTCAGTTGCTTCTGTGAATGTCTCTGCTTTTTCTGCAGCATCTCCCTTTGCAATCGCATTTAGTTCTGATATCGCTTGAGAAATGGCTTCCATCTGCGCTTGAGCATATTGAGTGGCCAAAAGATCGGCATAAGCGCTCTGGTTGACCTGAAGCTTTCCGTTCACAAGTTCAAGGGTGTTGAGGTATTCATCGTCCATCTGCAACAGAGACTGCAGTGAATCGACACTCATATATCCATACTTGTTATACTCTTCGACGGCACTAGAGCAGGTCTTATAAGCGGACTGGATGTCGTCAATAACACCCATGGTCTTTTCAAGTTGTTCTGCATAACTGTCTGCCGAAGAGGCGTTACTTGTCTGAATGATACCGAATGCTTCAAAAACGCCAATTAGATTTTCAAAAGAAATTTTGTTATCATCGGCAACCTGATGTAGTTCTTCGAGAGCGACTTTTTCAGCGTCAGTTTGATTGGTAGTGTCTTTATCGATATTGATGATAGACTCACCAGTCATCCCACTAAAAGCGCCAAGGCCATTGAACATTTTCCAATCACTTTGCTGGGAGTCTCCATTATCCATGTCGTTTTTGATTTGGCGAACTTTTTCAGAGAAAATATCGAGGTTGGTGGTATCAACAGTGGTATCGCCTTGCGCATTCGCCAGAGCTTTAGTGGCTGCGGTCATTGCGTTCGTGCCGGCAACATATTCGTCCTTGTACTGGGCGAAATTGTCGGCATCTGTTTTGTAATTGCCCATCTGCTCGGAAACAACAGTAGACAATTCTTCAACCTTGGTTTTCTGGGATTCAAAAGTTTCATTCAGAGCATCGAGTTCTTTCTTTTTATTTGCATACTCTTTAGAATCTTTTCCGCTAGAGGCTTCAACTTGGTCAAGTTCAACCTGAAGATCACGACGTTTTTGAGTAGTATCTTCGAGTGCTGCCGTATACTCCTGGAGAGATTCTGTTTTTGTAATATCTTTCCCTGTAGTATAGTTGCCAGTCCAATCGTGCTTCTCTTCAAAATCATAAATGCTTTTTTCAGTTTTATCATTCACAACAGCACTGGTGTCAGCATTTGCTTTATCGTTCGCGTCCTTCTCTAGCTGCTCCTTGAGTTTGAGTTGGGCCTGTAACATATCATTGATGGCTTGCAGACGCTCTCGTTCGGCTGGATCAACGATATCCTCGATTTTTTTAACTCCAGCAGCTTCTAGGGAATCATTGAGTTCGTCAATCTTAGACTGGATCTCTTCAACATCCTTAGTAGCCTGATCTGCTGCATCGTGAGATTCGTTCATTGTCTCGACAAGCTCTTCGGAACGGGTTTTGAGGTTCATAATATAGTCAACAATATTAGAACCAACCCAAGTCAGAAAACCGATACCTAGCCCGATTGCGGCCTGCTTAGCGATAGCAAGAGCTCCTGCAAGCGCATTTGTTGCTATGATCTGAAGCCATGTTGTCTTAGTTTGCCCCTGCTGTGCAATAGTTGCCACTATAGTAGAACTTGCGAGCTGCTGTTCGTTCATAGTTGTTGCTGTAACTGCACCAGCTAAGTCTTCACTGCTTAATGCTGCGGTCAGTGATGCTTCTGCATTTTGCCCTGTTGCAAGAATCTGGTCCCTTGCTACTACAAGATAATTTCCGGCAGAATCAATCAATCCGGCATTTGTGAGTGCAAGCTTTGCGTTTGCTTCGTTAAGGCCAAGCGACTGAAGTTTATCCTGCATGACAGAAGCACTCAGTTTATCTCCGGCAGCAGTTTCGTCGAGAAGAGAACGAGTAGCATTTTGAGCCGCGTCACTCAAATCGGACATCTTAAAGACGGCATTCTGTTGTGATTTGTCAAGACCAGCGAGCTGTGCAGCGAGATTTTGAATGTTAGGATCATCTGTTTTGTATGTTTTTTTAGTATTGTCAATGTGAAGACCGCTTGCCTTTACCTGTTTTGATTTTCCAATGTTAAAATCACCTAGGAGCATGAAATCTTGCAATAGGCCCGGCATTTTCTTAAGTTGAGCAGACGCCGAAATTGCCTTCTCCAATGTCCCATCAAGAGATTTATTGATCTCTACCATTGACTTATTGACTGTCAACCTTTATACTTGTATCAGTGGTCAAATGATACAAAAGTGTCAGAGGTAAAGATTATGAAATTCGGTGAAATGAAGTATGATGTGCCATTTGAGAAAATCAAAAATCATCATTGGGATTTTAATTCTTGGCAGAATTTTATGATAAGACGAGAAGGGAAAAGGCTTTACAATGTGCACAAAGAGTACTTATATTTAAAAGAAGATCCTAACCTAAAAAACGAAGCTGACTTTTACGAATCAGTAGTTTTTGCATATATGATGGATTTCGTGAAGAAAACCACTCCGCAATATTTTGAATATTACGATTCTGTTTATGGGAAAGAAGACTTCGATAATAAGCATTATAAAGCAATAAATCAAACATATCTCAATCGTTACACAGAATATCTCCGTGAGCAAGCAGATCCCGGTTGTCTCGAACGTGAACGCCAAAAAGAGGAAAAAGAACTCCAGGAATCCATCGCTTTCCACGCAGCAATCGCTAAAATGGACGAAGAGCAACATCCCCATGTGCCATGTCCCTACTGCAAGTCCACTAACACAGAGAAGATCTCTGGAGTAAGCCGTGGTGTATCAATTTATGCACTCGGTATCGCGTCTCCGAAGTTGGGCAAACAATGGCACTGTAAGAATTGTAATAGCAACTTTTGATATCGAGGAGAAATCATGGAAGCATATAATCCAGTCTATGCGATATTATATGCCTACTTTTCAGAAGATGAGGATGTAGACGATCCTGAAATTTATAAGATAATTCTGGCTGATTATGAATTTAGTATTTTGCCAGAGCCAGGATGCTATGAATATCCCGTGTTTGTTTTGCGTGGCGATGAAACGATGAAGAATTTGTTTGATGCGGCTATGAAAGCAGCTGCGACAGGAGCAGATTCCTTTCAGATCGAGAAAGACGGACGGACTTTAAAATACACTATCCTTGAAACAAAACAGGTAGATCAAGCATTGGCAGCCCAGTATCAGATACCTCAAGATATCGACTGGACTGATGATGAGCTCCATACTGTCACATTTTATTTTAAATCAAACAAGTGCTTTAGGGAAAAACATCACTGTACACCATGTCGAGCAAGGATTAAACCAAAGGTCGGGTATGAAAGTTTTACAGATCCGACTACTATTGATGTCATTCATTGCGACGAGTGTGATAAATACTTTGTGACGAAGGAAATTTTCATTGCAAAGGGTGGTTGCTGGAAGTATTATGTTTCGGCTGAGTTTGACCCGTCTATGTCTTCTCGAGACAGAGAATTGGCAAGATGGGCACAACTTTATAATAGTCAACGAGAAATCTTTGATGACTTTGCGCAACAAACAAATATAAATCATGATGGATACACAACTACAAAACCGACAACTCAGAGACAAAGTCTCCTTCGATATTTTATTGACTCTGGAAAATATACAGAAGGGGAGATCATTCAGTATTTTCATGAACAATATCTTGACACAGGATGGCATGGAGAAGAAGCAACTCAAAAGGTTAGAAGCGATTTGAATTATTTGTTGGATTACTGTACAGAACTTAAAACAATCAATGCAAAATTAGAACGTCCATAACTTCGCTGTATCCGTGTCTCTCGTGGGCGCTGCCAGTGGGAAGCTCAGTAAGCAGTGGCATTGCAAGCAGTGCGGGAGCAACTTCTAAAGGAGAATTAAAATGAAAGTCAATCAGGACATTATGGACCTCATTTGCAAACTTGAATATAGAATTGGCGACACATGTGCAAATAGCGACTCGTACAACGGATGGACTGATGAGTGGGGCGCTGATTTTCGGTATCCTGTAACCGTTGACGGCCATGGGAAATTCAGAGGTCGAATTGACGATCTTGGACTTGAACCGGAAGCGCTTGGCGATATCTATTATAAATTTGGCGCAAACGAGATGCACATTGGGTATGGTATTAAGCATGTCCTCGAAGAGCTTGAAGATTTATATGGGCTTGACTTTATAAAGCTTGAAGCAGAGCGGAAAGCAAAAGCGCAGAAGTGATTGTACCGCCAGCAAACCCAGTAAACAATTCTATCACAACAACTGTGGGCACAAATGGTGAACCATAACTAACTAAGATGGCATAAATAAAACACCCGGAACCTCGTCAGTTCTAGGTGTTTTTACATTCAGTCAAATGGATAAAATTCTTTAATTTTTGGAGAACCGTCTTCATATGAATATTCAAAGTATTCAATTTTAGAAGACGGAATACATAGAATCTGTTTACAGTTATCATCTGGGGTTTTATCAATAGAGTAATAATCTTTTAAGATAACCCAATCATCGTCTGCTGTATAAACTGTTCCTGCGTATGCCATTCCGTTTGTCAAGTATACAACAATGTAGTTGTTGTCCTCAAAATCTAATACCTTTAGCCAAATATTTTCTGGAAGAGTTACTCCAAAAATAGAATCAATTCCAAACGGTTTTACTCGAACTACAAAATAGAGCATGAGAGGAATAATAACACCAATTACAATGCCGCAAAGTAAGTTACTTGAGTCTGCCCAAACAAGGGACGCGACAAGTTTAATAACATAGCTATATACAATAGACCAAAAGATAAAAACACTATGATCCTGTCTTTTAAGGAACAGAATATTATATAATCCGATTGCGATAGCGCCCGGAGCAAAATAGGATAAGAAATCCGGTAAGATTTCAATTAAATATTTAATATCCATTCGATTTTATCACCTCATTTTGGTTTAATCTTTGGGTTTACACCCGGCTTTCTTGGTTGAGGCTGCGGTTTGTACGTAAACGTACCATCATTCCGTTGCCCTTTATTTCTTTCTGTACGAGGATTCCGAGGTGCGCTTCCATTGTTTTTGTTATTTCCCGCCATGATTCAACACTCCTTTTGAAAGAGTGTATCATAGCGTGACACCAAAATCAACCACAAATAGTAAAAGCCCAGCCTCCCAGCAATAGGGAAGTCGGGCTTGTTTTATGATGGTTGCACAGCAGTTATTTCAGAAGCTCTGCGATATCTTCAGCAGTCATGCCATTGGCTAAAGCGTTTGCAACGAGTTCTTCAGCTTTCTTCTTATTGGCTTCGATAGCAGCCTTCTTGTCAGCTTCATCCTTCTTTTCAGCAAGATGAGCCAACTCTTTATCCAACTTTTTGATTTCAGCTTTCTTGGATTTCAGATCAGCCTTCAAAGAATCGATATTAGCTGCGATAGAAGTAACCTCTGCATTCAACGAATCTTTTGCGGACTGCTTTTCATCGATCAGTGCGGCATAATCGACAGGAGCCGCTGCAATCATGGTAACCTTGTTTTTGCTTCCCTTAGGTCTCGGCATGATAAATACCTCCGTAAAATGAGTTTATACGATTATATTTTCATTATAGCCGCCACTGCGTCAGCTGTCAATATGAATCATGTCGAATTATATTTTCTCCACTTTTGACGGCAGGGGAGAGACCACCTGTAATTTTTACCATCTTGCGATAGCTGATTTGGAGCACCCCATAGTGAATCTGCGGCGCTGTTACACACGTAGTTCCACCCCGACATTATGCTCTCTGAAGCGTCTCCTAACGGAGTTCCTACTTTATTATAATAGGCTCTGTCAGAAGCTTGCCTGCGGATTCCTTTCGGTTCCCGGACGAGAATTACCCAAACTCGCCACAGCTTACGCTGCCATGTTCGTCGGTTTTACTAAATACTCCCTCATGCTTCGCGATGATATAATAAAATACCTGCGGAGCACTTGTTCCGTGTCACCACCCGGAGTATTGCTGGGCACAATCATGAAACCCGTCATTTTGGGTTCACCCAGCTGAGTTATAAAGGTTGCGATACCGGCACCCATTGGAATAGCGCCAGTAAATTTAATCATTGCATCTGCGGCTTTTGTAAGTCCAGTTGCGAGAGATACAACAGTCTTGACCAGACCGGAGTCAAGTACATCGGTAGAAAGAGCTTGGAAACTGGCATTAAGCTGAGCAAGACGACCCTGAATAGAATCAAGGTATTTCTCGTTCTCTTCCCATGCCACGTTAGCGCTGTTAGCAGCGGATTCCATTGTGGATTCTGCTACACTAAAATTGTTTAGAATAGCACTAACTGCATTTGCGTTTCTCTTCCCGCCAATCATTTCAGTGACATTTGCCTGCGTTACATCGGACAGGCTACTCCATACTTGGGACAGCTCTTTCATGATTTGATATGTACTCTTGAAATTTTTGCTATCCAGCATGATGTCAACGCCAGTCAGAGATTTCAGTTCACTGCGAAGCTCGGATACAGAATTGGCCATACCGTCAACTTCAATGCCTGCATTCTCTGCGTCACTTTTAGCAGCACGGAGATACATTGATAAACTTTTTAAAGTTGTGCCGACCGTATCTGCATCTTGGATAACTGCGTTTGCAGCAGTACCAAGCGCAATAGTTTCTTCCAGCGTATTATTAGCGGCCGACATAGCAGCAGAACTGCGAGTTAGAATTTCACCAAGGTCTTTTGCAGTAACAGGTTGCGTGTTTGCCACAGCGTCAATTTTATTAACGACGTCTTCAGCTTGATCGGCTAACAGCCCAAAGCCTTGCAATGTCGAAATCAGATACGAAGACGAAGTGTTAACATCGTCAATCCCGTCTCCCACGTTACGGAGTAGGGTGGAGTAGGTAGCCATATTCTCGGCGTCTTCATCAGAATAGCCAAGCCGCTTCCAATCTGCGGTTGAATTGATATAATCACTTATAGATACGCCTAACTTCTGAGCTTGCTTTGCAGCACGTCCCATGTACTCTTCAAGGGATTCGCCTGCATACTCACTGACTTTACGGAGTTCAGTTACTGCCGTATCAATCTCGACCACATTCTGATAAATCTTACGCATCGCATTTTGAATCTGATGCAATGCAGCCATGGTGATCATTGTACTCAAATGCTGACCAAAAAGATTTTCAAATATATCAAGAAGGTTTTTCGATTCGAGTCCAAGTTCTTTAGCGTGCTTTTTAAGTTCTGCCATTTTTTGGCCAAGCTTATCTGCTTGCTGATAAGCGGTTGGACTATTAAGTGCGTCTCGAAGTTCATTTACTTCTTCTGCAAGTTTGCTTTGCTCAATTTTCGGAAATCTCTCAAGATAATCATGTAATTGATTTTGTAAGTTTGCAATTCTTGTTAGTGCTTGTATAGAAGCATTTTGTTGAACAGCTTCATTTGAAATTTCACTGATAGAAATTCCAGCTTTAGTTGCCGATTGTCTTAGACTGTCATAAGCCTCAGAAAGTTTTTTGATTTTACCAGCAAGATCGGGATAGTTGGCCGCCCATTTTTGAGCAATCTCATTTTCATCTGAGCCAATATTTTCACTCAACAAAGATTGCAAAGAATGTACCCGTTCAGAAAGAGCACTAATATCTTGATACTCGGGAAGCTCCGTTTTGTTACGTTTTTTTAGAGTCCACATACCAGAATCAATCTGTTTGATCATGGTATTAAAGTTAGTGATCGTTTTTTCAGTTACCTTTGAAGTGTTTTCATTCAATTCATCCTGAGCTTTTTTGAAATCGGAAATTTTTTGCTGTAGATTACCAATAGCAGATGCAATATCCGTGAAAGTATTCAGTGAACGATCTCCGCTAGCGACAAAAGTGTCAAAAGACTTCTGCAACGCATTGTATTCTGCAATAAGGCTGATATTTTTAGTATTTGCAGAAGCGGCAGACAACTGTCCAATTTGCCGCGATGCAGATGTGATTTGTCCGACACCTACGACTCCGTTAATATCAGAACCGGATTTTGAACCTTGCTGTCTGTTCTGAAGTTCGACCGCTCTAATATACTTGTCCGCATATTCGGCAACTTCTTTGAAGATATCCTTTTGTTCTTGCAAATCGCGAGTAAGATTGTCCGTCCACTGAATCAAAAGTTCTTGAGCAACACCAACCTCACCCATTTTTTGGACGTATCGGTCCATAGCTTGAGTCGAAGCATCGTAAGTAGAGGCTTTTACTAATTTTACCTTTTCAGATTTGGAATTATCCGCAGTAGAAGAAATTGGCGGAACATTATTAACAGAATCAGGATATTCAATATCTGTGATTTTTGCTTTAATATCTATCGGAGTATCAGGAATTTGAATATCTTTTTCCTTGATGTTGATTTTACCGTTGATAACTACAGGCTCTTTGGGGACATCAATATCAGAAGATTCAATAGTAACATGACCCTTTAATTTTACTGTGCCATCACTTTTTTTTTCTTTTTTGGGATTGGATGATTTTGTATCGTTGATTGTAACATCAAGTGTTTTTAGAGACGATTCGAGTTCGGCTTTGATATTTGCGATTGTATCAGACGCCGGTTTCAATTTTACTGTCGCAGTAATGCCTGAAAATAAATTGTCTACATCTTGTTGAATTGTCGCCTTGTCTGCTTTAATTTTCAACGATTCAATGGTTGCTTTGCTTAATTTGGAGTCATCTATCCCATCAAGAAGAGTTTTCAAATCTGAGGCTTGTTTCTTTAACAGCCCACTATTAATATTTGTTTTGATAACCAGTTTGTCTTCAAGCTGAAGAGCTTCTTTTTTGTAGTCGTTAATTTTACTCTGCCAGTTCGCAAGGGTACTCATAGCCCTGTCGTAAGCCATTACATAACTATCAAGATGTTCTGTGTCAAAATAGCCAGAAGCATTTGATTGATTGGTCTTTTCAAGCTTTTTGTCGTAATTGGCTTTAACAACAGGCTCTTTGATTGAAGGAAATTCAAAATTTGTTTTATTGCAAAGATCTATAAAGCTTTGAAGATCTTCTCGTGCATAACCAATACTTTCAGCCGCTTCTGTTGCACTTGCACCAAATTCTTCAAAGAAATCTGTATCGATACCAGATAAAGCTCCCGTTAAATCTTCTTTTAAATCTGTTTGGGTCGGAAGCATTGAAATATTTGTAATGAATTTTTCAATGGTATCTAAGTTGTTTTCGATGTCAGTTTGATTCCAACCAAGGGCTTTCATTACATCAGGAGATTGAATACGCTCATAAAGTGTAGATAAAACATTCTCCAAATTAGAGACATCCCTTGAAATGAACGTGATATTTTCTTTAAACTTACTTAAATCTCCGCCATTCACCCCATCATAAAGCTTTAGGATTCCTTCGCGAGCTTTATCGAATAAAGCTAATAATTTTTCGGTAGAATTGTATCCATTAAGCCCTCTTGTTTTTGATAACAGTTGATCAAATCCCTTTAGACTATCAGAAGTTTCGTCTATCGATTTTTTGGTGGACTTCATCTCTGAAGCAAAAGATTTCGAAACAGATTCCTTTGAAATTTGTTTCCCACCTAAAAGATTGGAAGAGACTTCGACTAACCCATTTCGATTAGAAGTTAGATTTTTTAAATAATAACTTAACTGCCTATTAACCTCTTTAAGTTCCGTTTTAAGTCTTTCATTTAACTCATTACTGAAATCATTGACATCTACATTGATGTGTACTCTTGGGAGATTTTTGATTTTGCTAATTTCAGTTTGAAGATCTGTTGATAGTTTTGCTGTATCAATAACAGGAGTAACAGTAACGGGCGTATCTTTCAATGCTGTAGAAATATTTTCACGAAGTTTTTCTTCGTTTGGTTTAACTTCTATTTCTGGAATTTGCTTGGCATTTTTTACCTGCCGTTCTACAGAAGTTTTAAGTTTTGCAGCATCAATTTGTGGGTCTACCTTGACTTTAATGCTCAGCTCTGGTTCTCTCGCCATTTTATATTCCTCCTTCTGGAGCAATCAATCTCCGAATCTAAAAAAAGCAGGCTTTAATAAGTCTGCTCATCTTTTTAATTATTTGGTTGTGTCGTGATTGATCCGCTTTCTTAACATCTCTACAATATCGGCATAACGATAATTGATGTCTTTCTGCGTATTTGTCATAAAGGGACGCGGACTCATCCAGCGATACCGTTTATGTGTCCACGGATTCCGGATATTATCACTTTCTAACAATCTGGGGAGTCCATCCGGATTCTTATATTCTTTATGATCGAGGCGAGGGCCTTCGACATGAGTTTCGTTGTACACGGTCAAAGTTCGGTCATGTACAACATCTCTAATATTCGAATCGTCCAACAATCCGCCATTCGCTTCACGACGTTCGTATTCAACAGGGGAGTACGTTGCGTAAACATCTTTCTCAACATGAGATTTCATCTTGTCTTCTACGTAATCTTTTACCTCATTTTTGAGAGCTTCGTTTGCGCGTCTCATGATTTCGCGCTGAAGTTGATCGACAGTGCTGAACGACTTTTTAGCCATAATATTACTCCTTGTCTGCGACAGTTACTGGGAATTTTACGACAGGCGCTCCATCAAGCATGCCTTCGGGAGTTTTAACGTTCCACTTATCGTCCTTTTGCACTGGCTTCTTCAGATTTTCCTCAGCGATTTTTTCAATCATTTCCTTCATGTTAAACTGCTCACCAATGCCATTCAGAACCTCACTGAACAACTTCATCAACTCCTCAAACGGCTGATTTTTTGCAGTGGCCTCGAACAATGCCATATACTGCTGACGCTCGATCTCAATCTTCTCACGGCAAGCCTTGTTCAACGTGCCAAGAATATACTTGCGAGGCGTTTCATTCATCATCTTTGTGGTCTCATCAGAAAATGCCAGCTCGCTCAGCGCGCTCTGATCCATGCCGTCTGTGTCAGTGTCTGTAAAGTAGACAACAGCAGCGATACGGAAAGCATAATCGTACAGTGCGGGGTCATACTTGCCGTTATGTTTTGATAGGTCAACAACACCATCGACAAACTGGATGCGCTCTTCTAGGTTCAGATTATTTTTCATAATTATTAGTCCTCCTGTGTAATTTTATTTTGTTTAAGCTTCAACTGCACAGCCTTTGCGATACACATCGCATCAGCTTCGTCAGATGAAACAACCTCTCCATAATGATCGGCTACATAATCAATAGCCTGCTGTTTTAGTTCAGGTCGTTTTACTTGCCGCCCTTGCTTAAATCCAAGTATTTTTCGCTACTCAGAAGGTCGCAGGATTTCGTAGGGGATATTAAACATTTCGCACGCCCCGACAATTGCGCCCTGCAACTGCGCCAACTGAATAACTGTTTTGACCGAACTTTGCAACGCCACGTCCTCAATAACGACAAGGTCGGGATGATTGTTTTTGATGCGACTTTGTATCATCTGGCGCATAACGGCGCGGCGCTCGCTGGGATCTTTGATCTTGCTCAGATCGATCAACGAGTGATATACGGTTCCGTCGTCTAATGTACAAACGCCAGTTTTTATCAGCGCTTGATCGAAAGCTAAGATTTTTATAATAAACACTTCCTTTTTCTTTCTGGATGTGGTAAAATTCAAACTTGAAGAACACCTGCACACCCCTTTTGGGGCTTATTTAAACATGTGGACGTTATCATAGGGGCTTCCCGGAAATCCAGTAGCCAACACCTGCTGGTAGAAAGGAGACCCTATGGAGATTGATTTCGAAACGTTTTGTTTGATTGTCAGTCTTATTGCTAGTGTCATGTCCATCTTGGCATCGGTAAAGACTTTAAGCCAGCCGCAGGCGTAAATGCGGCCAAACTGCTCGAACGATCACTGAAGCCTCTATGCAAATTAGAGAGCTGGTCCGCTGTGTGGGTGTTCTTCTTATTTGTGAGTTTCCTCATATCAGCGCACAATCGTAATAATTATGCGCTCATAAAAGGGGTAGAGCCCCGAAAGACTCTACCTCGAATAATACTATGTAAATTAGACCCCACTGTTCTCAAAGATCATATCGAACATCCGGCCCTCAGAATCAGCCAGGACGTCGAAAGTCATGGTCAGGGAAACAGGATCACCAGTGTTCTGCCAAGACAGCTCAAAGCTTGCCTGAGGAACGGCCTTGTACCAAATCGGATGAGCCTCAACAATGACGTCTTCCTCGGTTTTGTAGGGCAGAGAACCCTCGACGTGATATGCCTTGGGGAAGTGACGGCTATCGAGGGTGACCACCTGAGGCTTGGAAGCAGCCTTATAGTAGTAGACCACATACTCAGTATCGCTCTCGACGGTGACAGTGACCTCCTTGCCAGAAACAGTAGCCTCCAGCTCAGTACCCAGATCGTCATCAGCCTTAAAGACCTGAACATAAGTGCCGGCGGCTGTCTCAGACAGAGTCAACTTGGTAGCATCGGTAGCAGTGATCTTCTCGCGCTTCAGGAAGTTAGCAGCGGTACCCAGATCGTTACCGGACAGCATCTGGAAGACCTTGACGGGATACACCTGTGCCTCAACAGTCAGAGTGCCGGTACGAGAGCCATCGAACTGCACGCGGTTAGGCGCGCCCTGACCACCAGTAGCGAACACGCGGTCACCCTCAAAAGAAGTAGAGGTGACGTTAGCCCAATCGACATTCAGGAACATCTTTTTGGTGGAATAGTCCAGCAGCATCAGATCGGCGACTTCGCGGTTTGCGAAATTAGCATTCTTATTTGCCATAATTGTTATCCTCCTATATTTTCGCTTTCTTTATCGATTCGTTCTACCCACTGAGACGGATCATATTTACCGCCCCAAACGGAGTAGTTCATTTCAGCGATATTAAGTTGTTTTGCTTTTAACAGTTGTGAAAATGTATCTCGAATTTGGCCAATCGTAAGATTGAAAATGTTCGAGTAGTTCAAACTGGGATGAAATGTGCAAAGCAAAGAAATCATATTGGGCAGCTCGAAATTCGGGTCTGCTTTTTTGTTTTGTGCAAATATTTTTTTCTTGGCTTGAAACTTTTCCCAGAATAAACGGTCTTTTTCAGACCTAAATTTTGGTGATTCTTCGGGCATATCATCAACGGAAATATCAAGTAATTGCAAAATGACCTGAACAGCGACCTTGTAATTTGACTTATCGATAAAACCGCCAACGGACATTTTGCCTTTGCTGTCTATTTCTTTGTTAATCAAAATAGCTTGATGCTCTTCGTCCCACTCAAGGTCTCCAGAAACAAAAAGAGCTAGACCCGAAATCAACTCGAATCTAGCTTCATCACTTGATGTCAAAATTCCGAACATCGTTAAATTGTTTTTTTGTTCATTGGTGAATTGATTCCACGGATTATCCGTCTTGAATTCAGTAGATAAATCTGTGAAATATTTCTCTGGAGTGTACAAGAATAATGTGAGCACTCTTTGGTATTGATAATATCCCATTTTGAGAATATCGCTCAAAATAGGGGAGTGTATTCTTCCAACGCCACGTACTATCACTCCGTAAGGACTGATATGGTCAATATAACTTAGCCTGATCATCAGCGAGCCCTCCGGAAAGTTCCCACTCGATAAACAAGCATTCGACCATAATATGGCTGTGCGGGTTTGTAAATACTGCTGCCTGCCCATTCGAGCGGACCGATTCCAAACTCTGAGTTTCCGTTTAATATTTTGTCAATATCACTAACAAGAATATCAACACGAGTGCCAGCTTGTCCTTTACGATGATATGTCTGCATAAGATTTTTACTGCAATATGCAAACACGTAAATAACCATATTTGTAATGGTGTCGCCATCGGTTTCCTGCGGTACAACCTCAACACATAAAAATGTCTTCGAGTTTTCCTGCGTATCTGGTATGTACTCGAATTTGAACACACAGCCACCATTTCCTGACCCATCCTTACCAAGTAGGGCAGTTTCAGGATCTTCAATATCATTGATGTCTCCTAAAAGAGCATCTAAAATATTGGAATCGTTAATCAGTTTTGATACGATTTTGTTTTTGAAAGAGCCAATTTCTTCTAGGTTCATCAAATCACCTCCAATTCAATATCGGCGGTTAATTTGTTAGATTGAACCGTTAAAGTGACAATAGCTCCAATCAATTTGGGGTCATCAACACAGATTATTTTGCATTTTGGATTTGAAACAGAATCGGTTGCATTTTTAAAATGGATTTTATCGGGGACACAATCTCCTGTTAGGGTCCATGTGGCCGACTCACAAGTTTCTCCATCGACAGTTGCAGTAAATAGCTTACCGAAACCACCAGTTTGAATTGTTGGGGCTCCTGTGAAATCAATCGATAATACAGACGCAGGCTTACTGCCTTCAACTGGCGGATATACGGTCTCAGGTGGATCTTTTGTTTCATCATCTATCGGGACATAATTACAAATCATTTTCTCGGCACTATCTGTTTCGGGATTGTACAAGTCCTGTTCGACGTTGAAAGAAAGGAATCCGATTTGTTCTCCGTTGTAATCAATACGGCTCGTCATCTGATCGATTGACGTAATGCGATATGTTTTAGGCACATCGTTAATGATTTCTAGCATTAGCCGCTTACCAATATTAAGATTGGCGGAGTATTCATCGAAAGGCATCTGGATACGGAATTCGCGAGTAGAATAACTCATCTGCTTGTTCTCTTCCAGATTGGAATAATACGGCTTTTCAACTGTAGCCCACAAAGAATGGATCTTGTGAGAATTATCGTCTTGCCATTTGATTTCCTTTCGACAAATCTGAATACGTCCGCGCACTGTAATCTCATCTTCCGGATCTCTTTCTGTAATCAACCAGTGGCTCTTGCTCCAATAGACGATGCTTCCAATAGAAAAGTCTTCGCCCGGCAGAGTATGGATGATCTTTTGATCCATAACAGTTGAAGAAATAATATTCAGTTTACGCGGGATATCATCAATCGTCACGTCTTTATAGGACGGGCTGACGGGGGCGAGTTTATTTTGGTCTTTCACGGATTTCTTGATAATCCGGTCACGCTGGGTTGGGCCATCAAAATTTAGCATTTCTCTATATTCTGATCGAGTCATCGCCTCACCGCCTTACTCAGTTAGGGAAGAAACTTTATTGACCTTAAATGAATAACCGTTCATCTCGGCCTTTAACTTCCGTTCCGATTGCTGCAACAAATCCTTCATCTGCTCAAGCAGTTTAGCGGGGGAGAATACAGTGAAATCCTTTGTACTCATAGCATTTTTCAGAGCATCTGAGTTATAGACATAAGGCTCAAGCCAGTGAACAATCATGCTTAGTGCGAGAATACTCTGCTCCTTGCGGCTCAAAGTGATATTGAACTCTTCAAGCTCTTCATCGTAATCAGTCAGATCTTGTACGCAAATATCAACAAAATCATCAATAGCTGCTTGCAATAAATCCTTCTCAGCCGCAGCAAACATCTCGTCTGTATAGCCTTCTTTGTCATAATCCCTAATTCGCCCACGACAGCGGGCATAGATACTTTCAAAAGTGGTTGCCATAGCCCGCCTCCTTTATTTAGACAGTTTCTTCCAGCTCAACATCCAGAGAATCTTCCAGCGCCTTAATAGCGCTACGACTATCAAGTTCACCAGATTCAATCTTCTTCTTTGCTTCAGAAGCGATTGCATCCTTAGTGCCGCCAGGCAGGGTAGGGACAATTTCCTTGATGTCGTCTGCAGACATGGTAAACACATCTTCAAAATCATCGCTGGTTAGACTGTTCTTGTAATAGCGCTCGACACCAAGCTTCTTAATGACCGCCGGGTCGTCAATCAGAATCCAATTCTCTTCAAAGAACCGACGCTGGTTGCCGCGCATAGAGACAAGCTCGCGATACTCCATTTCCTGAACATCGCCAAAATCATCCCACTCAACCACATAACCCGGGTTAAGCTTGGACTTGTAAATCAGATTGCCAGCACAGCCGCTTCGGCACTCAACCATAGTATCATTTGTAATCTCTACTGCGGGAGTGGTAGCCACAGGTGCGGATGCAGATGTAGCAGTCTTGGGCGCAGCAGTTTTTGTAGTAGCACGTCTTGCCATTATTTCCTCCTATTTAATTAAAAAAAAAAAAAAAACGGCAGGGAATGACCCCGCCGCGTATATAGAACTTACTCAGACAGGTTGTAAACACCAAAATCACGGTCAAAGATGACAGCAATACCGGTGCGCATCATCATCAGGAACTCCTGGCTCATATCGGCATTGCTCATCGGAGTACCCATCAGCATAGTGACGTCGCCCTCGGTAACGCGCTTGATGGGCTTGGTGTCGCCTGCAAAAACATACAGGACATTGTCGTCGAGGATGAAATCGTCGGTACCGCTCTTATGACGCTGCTTCACGGCAACCAGCTCGGTGCCATTGAAACGGCCGAAGTGACCCATTGCATACATCTCTTCCTTGGCGGAATCAGACACAACGGCAGTCTTGATCTTACGCAGAGCCTTGCGAGTGCCAACAATCACAGCGGTCTCGCCGGTAGAAGCCTCGACATGATCGATCAGCCCCAGCAGCTTGTCCTCATCGAAAGAACCGGTCTCGGTGTAAGGGGCCTTCAGCTTCTTGAACATACCGACAAAAGCGTCGTAAGTAGCGTCCAGCTCCTGCTTGGTGAAAGACTTGCCGACCAGATCGACAAATTTGTTAAAGTCAATACGACCAGCCAGAACACGATTCAGTTCCTCGTAGATCTTGATGGCGCGGAGCTGAGTATTGATAGTGATGTCCTGACCGGCCTCGATGCGCTGACGGCGGACGCCCTGAGTGCCCTCAGCAATATCAGCAACAGCGAACAGGCACTCACGCTCGATATGGAACTTATTGGTGTCACCCAGAGAGAGATTGCGATCCTCAACCATATTCATGAAGAACTCATCGCCCTTCAGACCTTCCTCGTGGATGACGTTCACCAGTTCCTCAATGATTGCGAAAACGCCGTTGCATCGACCATCACGAATTGCCTTGATATCCAGCTTGGTAGAACCGCCGTTTGCCTCAACCAGAGCCTTGCGCAGAGCCTCCTGAGTATCATTTACAGAATAATCACCGGCGACGTGACCCTTGTAGCCATCAACAGCCAGCTTGATCAGATTAGAATCAATAGCCATGGTATAAACCTCCTATAATAAAAATGGCCGCCCGTATCAAACGGACGGCTTTATGTTATTTCTTTGAACTTTGGTATCACTTCAGAGTGATCATGTAGTAAGTGTAGCGACCATCGCCAAAACCAACGGTCTCGACGAAATCGATGCAACCAAAGGTCTTGTCGTCAGCGGCCTCCTGAATCTGGATCTTGGTGTCATCGGCAGCAAAACCGACATACTTGCCCTTTGCAGGAGTGCCGTTAAATGCCTCGGCAGTAGCAGAGAAGCCGCCCTTAGAAACATTCAGGGCATAGACGCGCACGGGCTTGCCAGCCTCGTTGACCCATTCGGGCAGATAGTGTGCCACGGTCTGATCATAGAACAGCTCAACGCCAGCGGTCAGATACAGGTCAGCAACGGTGGAAGTTGCGGTAGGAGCGGTAGCCTTGTAGACCTCACGACCCAGCTTCTCGCCCAGAACAACCAGCTGAGCATTATCGATCTCAGCGGCATTGGACTCCTTGTAGAAAATTGCGCTCTCCAGCTGAGCACCATCCAGGGTGCCACCCAGCTTATCAATGCGCACAACAGCATGCTTAGTATTAGCCATAATTATGTACCTCCTAAATTTTGGTAAATTACTTATTGCCGAGATAGTGTTCAATCAGACCACCATACGCGACATCTGAACCGTTCTGGGTGCCACCCACACCAAAGCGGACAGTTCCTTTGTTGCTCTTGTTGGGAACATAAGAGAATTCAGCGCTCTGTCGGCCGACCAGTGCATAACACTTGGTTTCAAGATCAGAGTAGGGAATCTCAGTATTCTCCTTTAGCGCGGCATATTCCGCGTTTGCACCAAGCTTCTCGTCCATCATTGCGAACAGCTCATCACGCTTAGCCTTATCTGCCGCTGCGATCGCTTCGGCTTCGGCCTGCTGATAAGCTTCCAGCTTGGGTTTGATTTCACTAACTTCATTGGCCGCTTTAGTAAAGCTGTCAGACAGTTCAACAAGTTTGTCAGTCAAAGTAGAAAACATAGTGATTAGGCCAGGCATTACGTCGCCATTATCCCAGTCCTCATAAATAACCTTCTTACGTTTAATATTCTCGTACTCCAGAACAACATTATCGCCGTTCATAGAATAGGGAATACCCATCAGTTGATATGTACCAGAATCGGTTACAATAACTTCGCTGCCCTGAATATCAGTGAGCCAATACTTAGGGATCATGCATTCATGGTCCCAACGAGAAGGAACCTGAACCTTAAGCAACGCATTATAAACTTCATCACGAAGCTGATTAGCGGTCAAAGTAAATTCGCTGGATGCAGCAGATTCTCCCTCTTCGGCTGGCGCAGTATTATCAGCGGGAACCTCAGTTGTTGCATTTTCTGCACCTTCTTCAGATGCGACGTTTTCGGCAGGAGCAGCCTCAGATTCGGTCTCTGTCGCAGTATTTTCTGCGGCGGGAGTCTCAATCTCAGGATTCTCCACAGCGCCTTCTGCCACGGCATTTTCAGTCATAGCAGGATTCTTTTCATTTTCATTCATTGGCGTTGTATCTCCTTTCTCCTTATCGGATGGATTATCATTTTGCGCAGCATAGTTCTGCTGAATTGCTTGATACTCATAGAGCCGGTCGCGGATCTGAGTGGTAATATCTTCAACAGAAAAATTGGCAGTAACGCAGCTTCCCGTCATAGCTGGCTGGATTTTCGGATCAGTCGTAGACAGGATGCAGCAACCGTCAAATTTAAAAGACCCCACAGGAACGTTTCCGTTCTTATCTGCGGGGCCACAAGCCATATCGGTCAGTTCAACACTGTGATTCTTCGTACCATCGCGAGTAAAAATATCAACAGGGTCACTGAATTTTGTCCAGATCAAACCATCAACACGCAAATATTCCCGTTCAATACCAGTGCCATCATCCTTAACGATCCAGCGAGGATTACAAGATTCAGGGATAACACCATAAGCTTGACCAGCATAGACGTACTTCACGTCCTTGTCGGTGATCCGCAGTTCATGTTCATGTCCTTTAAAGTCCTTATCTTCCTCGTCAAGTTCATCTACAACATAGCCCAGGATCGGCGTATTACGTATTGTCGGTACTGCTTTGCTGATCGCGTCTTTCGTAAAACTGGTCTTATTGAGATTTGCTCCAGTATGCATTACATCAATGCTGACATCAATGAAGCGAAAATCAGAATTTGAGTATTCATTTTTCTTAGTGAAAGAAATAGGGTATCGCTCTTTCATTCTGTTTTCACCTCCGTTTCGTCATCAAAATAAAAGCCCTGACGAATCGCAATTTGCAACTCAGCCAGAGCATTCTTAAATATATTATCGTTAATAAAGACATATTTATTTACCGGATCTATTCGAAGAAGCAGCGCTCCTCGATCAGTCAGAAACTTAGCCATCCCGGCGGCGTGAGACCCATGAATGATGATTTCAAAAATCTCTTCTTCCATATCAGCCCTCCTGTCGATCCGCGCTTACATTGCCCGCGTCAGATAAGCCCTCGCCTTTACTTGCATTTGTTGGACGACCGCCTTCATCCCTAGCAGAACCAGACTGAGTATTAGAACTCTTAAGAGGCATTTCGCCATTGCTAAGACCGAGGATTTCGTTTTCAAGATAGGTCATGTTTTCGTAATCAGTACCAGCATAACCTGCAGTTGCAAGAGCAGCAGTTCGAGTAGGCATACCGTATGTGGCGTCCTTTAAATATCGTTCATGCATTTCGGCGATATTGTAATGAGTCACAGGCAAAAAGTTGATGCGGAATTTATAAGAACTCGACACAGACTTCAGCTTTCTGTTCACCCAGCGTTCCAATTGTCGCATAACAGCAAAAACAATCATCTGATCATTTACAGTACAGAGATTTAATGTGGTGGCAGACGGGTCTTCGCCGCCACCAAACAGGATTTTGTTAACACCGGCTGTAGTAAAAAATGTAGCCTCTGCCTTTGCAACTTCATTCGTGTCACTATTGACACCGCTCTTTTCGAAGTTCCAATCGGTAAGCTTCATGGGCGTCAAGATTGCACCAATATTAGGCGGTAAAACATTCGTCATCATGTCGTAGAACTCTTTAGCATCGTTGTAATCAATAAGAAATTCGCCTTTGTCGCCAAGCGGGATTTCCATAGCGAGAGCTTTGTAGTTGTTAGTCTCACTCGCATTTTTACTGATTGCGCGATAATCTTCAATATCTGCCAAAGCACTAAACAGACTCACAAACGGGGGGATCGGAATATAATCGTGTTCATTTACCTTGATACAGATAGACTTTGTACTATCGAGCTCCTGCCATTTATACAACTGAGTATTTGTCTTATATGTGTTGTACATAGTTTGAAACTCAGGCGGGTAGTTTGGCAATTTATCTTGATTTGAATCGAAGTATGAGAAATCGAACGCGAAATTATATACGCCATCTTCAATACTACTGATTTTACAATAATCCGCATCAAGATTTTGAAAAGCCACACTGTCGTTTGTTTCCCACTCATATCCATAATAAACATCATCACGGAATGCGATGGTAAACATTTTCGTTGCTTCGTGTGGCAAATTCATAAGTTCGACTGCGGTAACGCTAGAATAATACGCTTTCTTGAACTTGTTCGCATTAACCGTCTTAGAACGATCAAGTCCATAAGGAGAAATAGTATAAGAAAACGTGGACATATTTGCAAAATATTGAATCAGTCGGCGGTAGTAATTCGAAATATTGAACAGGTACTTGCTCATCTTTCGAAGCTGCTTTTCATAGCTGGCGGGATTGCCAAGATATGTAACGAGCTGATCCTTAGTGTATTTGGTATATGTCGGATTTGTTTCTGATGTTGATTCAAGATTGCGAATACCAATCTTGGATAAATTAGCATAAACACCGGTAAGAAGGTCCTGATATGTAATATAAGAACTCTTGCCGTCCTTTGCATTTGTCACGCGGACCTTTTTCTGCATTTTATCTTCAGCCATTACAGACCTCCCTTCCTTAATATCGGTGCTCTAAAGTCAAACGTGAGAGAAGTGGGTTTCCTGTTTTTCTTTTCCATACTACGTTCGACTTGTTGAGCGATATAGTAGTTATAAGACAGGGAAGAGTAGCGGTCTTTACGACACCCGGATTTCTCCTTGACCTTAATTCCGTTGTTTATTGTTTCATACCCCAGATTAACGAGTTCATTTACGGCCAAGCCCGTATTGATATACGGCATCTGTAGCGCAGCTCGTTCGCTGGGAGACATTTTGTCATATCCCTTATAGAGCTTTCGTAGTTGATCTTCGCAACTATACTCGCTCTGAAGCAAGTGAATACGCCCCTGCTGGAAACCGCTACGGAGCCCGATGGCCACGTCACTGTTGAACTGAGAGCTGCCCATAATGGCCCAGATGACTTTTTTAGCATTTTTATCAGAACAACGATCGGCTACGTCGGGATTGTTGCAACAGCTAATAGCAGGATAGGTTTCACCGGTTTCGGGGTCGTATATATCTTTCATGAGCAAATCAATCAAGGGAATGCCCATAGAGCGAGCATCGATGCCAAGGTAGTCGCAGTCGAAATAATCAAAATAACGACGCAACTTCAAAGCTTGGTCTTGAGTAATCATACCTTCGACGTTTTCGGAGTAAACGAAATTGCTTGTATAACGTCCGGATTTATTTGGCACCATGCAATTCAGAAAAATACTTGTTGCGTCATTGTCATTCTTTTTAGAACTCATTAGTGCGATATCGGCAGTCAAAATGCGAATCTCTCCGTTTTTCTTTTTTGGAACGTCAGTCGCAGTAGGGGAGAGCACAATATTTGGCGCGTAGAATGCCTTTTCAATAACACGAGTTTTGTTGATGTCATCAAACTGGAATAGACCACCTTCAGTAGCTCCAAGCCATTCGACCATCATTTCCATTGCAAATTTCAGGTCAGAAAAACTGGACTCAGACATTTCATCTTCGACAGCCTCCTTTAACAGAAGTCCTTCTTTGATACTCATACGATAATCAAAAGCACAACAGAAATATTTTTTACTTCGATCAATCATGTTCACAAAATAGTCTCTACATTTTTCATAGCTCCAGTGATTCTGAAACCATGCAGAGCTAAGATAGAATTCTTGATTTCGTTCAGCAAGATGCTTATACTGCGGCTTATCCAAATAACCGGGATGACGAACAATATTCAGGAATTTCTTCAGAACCATATTGATAATATCTTCATCCATCATTCTATACTCGTCCACAAGTATTAAGTTCGCTCTCGCGCCACGCGCTGAGTCTGTAGCAGTTACAACTTTGACGTAACTGCCGTTTTTAAATATAATTTCTGCTTTTTGATTATTTATATCTACTTTTTTGATTTCAGATTGCAACAAAGGGCTGTTTGGCACAAGCTCTTTCATTATTTTTTCATCCAAAATGTTTATAGATTGTGTTCGCACTTTACATGCGATGATGCACTTGGTGCCCGGCCATAGAATACATTTAATGACAATGAAGACAGCGGTCAAAAAAGATTTGCCTAGACCGCGAGCGGCAATAAAGCAGAAGCCTGTGCATCTCACCATCAAAAATAGAAGAATTTGCTGAAATAGTTTCAAATTCAGATTCAAATATTCTTTGGCAAAACGCTGCGGATTTTTTCGGTACATTCCACAGTGCCAAGCGACTGCATTCATTATCTTTTCTGATTTTGTATTTGCTACTTCCTTGTCTGTTAATTTTTTTTCACTCAAGGCGAACCACCGCCTTCTCCGACACCAAAAATGGCCTCGCGTAAACTATTATCTGCGGAGTCGTCTTCAGTTACCTCTGGTTTATGCGCAGTGTATTTCTCCATTTCTTCGTCGTATTCGTCTTGATATGGATTTTTTAAATGGAACATTTTCAGCAAAGTGCCTAGCACCCATACTCTGAAATATTTTCCAATACCATCAACATCCTGCCATTCAGACGCAGGCTCCGGAATCGGTTCTTCTTCTTCCCACTTCTGAATTAATGTGCCAAATGTATTCGTCTCAGCCAGCGCATTATCATTGGTTTGATTCGGCTTGATCTGAGCAGATCCCATCAAATTCTGTAGATTATCATTGGCTTCCTTGATTTTCTTGGTATCGCCAGTAGCGTCGGCCTTTTCACAGTTCAGTTCTGCCTTTGCGATACGTTTGAACAGAATCTCCTGTGCGGCCGTCTTGCATTCGTGACGAGTAATCAAGTTCTGATAATGCTCATCAAGGAAAAGATAGTCACGCTCATCCAACCCCGCTCCCCAAAATTTGGTCATTTTCAGAGTAACCTTAGTACCAGTGGTCTTGCCAGCTGCGAGCGCATCCTTTTTCTCTTGGTCAATCGTATTATCATAGGTTTCACCAGCATGTTGCCGAATATTTGAGAACCCCATATACAGGTTAATCTTCGGCGTAGACGTCTTAGTAGAACGATCAGCCATGGCGAGAATATCGTCGGAATAGACCAAATCAAACATCATACATAGACGCTTAATGGCCTCATCTTCATTGCCATACTTTTTTGCATAGTAGTCAAATATTTTAGTTCGACACTCATTACACCACGGAAGATACCCGTCATTTCCAGCGAACCATTGACTCTGCGTTTTTGAGAAATTAGCTTTCCGAACATTATAAATTTCCCCGCAGCACATGCACTTTCCGCCGCTCCAAGAATCAGGGATTTTTACACGAGGAGGCTTCTTATCTGCGGTAGTTCTGGCCATAGCCAATCACCACCGTTCCATCATCCGTCATGTCATCAAAACGATATCTTATTTCATCCTAGAGTTTAAGAATCGCATTCAGCTTCTTTGTTTTGCGGAATTTTGTATATATAGAGCCCGTAGTAGGATGTTCCCCAATTTCTTCATAAAAAATTCCCATAGAACGAATAAACAATGCTGTTCGTCTGGAATAACAGTAGAAGTAATCGCCTCCCAAATCTTTTATAAATTTTTCTTCCATCTCTTTAGTTTAGAACCCCCTTTTTAATTTAATTTCGTGGGTGCAGGTTGCGGGGACGATCCGCACTATACTGGATTATGAGCCCAGCCAGCACACCGGCGCTGTCACCTGCGACATATAAAAACGCCCCAGACCATAGTCCGGAGCGTCAAAAATCTATCAAATTATAATTTTACTTGGTTTCTCTAGCTTACAATCATACAGACAAGTCAAACCATCATCGGCAATAACAGCTACGGCCTGCTGCGGAATATCGTTTTTGCGAATACCTACAGCATAACTATCAGTACCACATACACAGCCGCTCTCGATAACCTTCGTGCCATGCACTGTAGTCATTCCGTTCGTGTGGCGATGTCCGAGGAAGACTAGATCAATGGGCTGTTTCACCATCATGGTCAAGTGTTCAACGACGTTAGCAGGGGAATCCTTATCTCCATGTGCATACATCACCAGACTATTACGAGCCTTGAATCCTCCAAATGTAGGATCGAGCTTCTCTGTTTTTACTTCAATACCAGCCAGATTCTGCAGCCGAGCCTTCATATAAAACGGAATCAGTGCTTCAAGTTCATCGCCTGCCACCTGATCCTCTTTGCTGGGGAATACTCGTGAGTGGTTACCACTGACCGAATACACATCAATATGCTGACATACCTCATACAGCTCAGCGACAAAGTTACTCACTAGCTCTGCGGCCGTCATGACCTGTTCGATGCTATTCTCGTTATTCTGCACTCTGGTGTTTACATGGATGTGGCCATTGATGAGGTCACCAAGTAGTAACACATGAATCTTCTCAGCAGCGTGGCGTTCTACAATGTTAAACACCTGGGCAACGTAGCTCTCCAATCGTGCTTTCAAAATCTCACGGTTAAATTTATTCCAAGCAGAATCGATTCCGGCACCCGTATGTAAGTCGGACAAACATACAATCACATCATGCCCGCTGCCTTCATACTGTACAACATTCAGAAAATCCTTCTTGTCGTATGGAACAACCTTGGCGGCGATTAGTTCTTTAATGGCTTCAACACGGGCAACATCTCGGTAAACTCTATTCGCCGCAGTGCGTTCGTCCTGCAGTTTGACCTTCTCTATTTTCAGTCGCTGCAACTCGTTTTGAATTGTCTCTTCGTTAGTACGTCCAACAGCATAGTCATAACCGGCCTTCCATGCTTTGTAAGTCTTGCGGTACCGGCATTCTCCATAGTCAGAACCGGTTGCTTCATTCAAAAACATGGCGGCTTGATCCTACGTTAACTTTCGTTCACCGCAAGCATCGCCAATACGCATCATATAGTCGTCAAAAGTCTCTTCGTCCTTCTTTTTAAATTCGTCCATTTAGCACCTCAGATCTTAAAATTGGAGATAGTGCGTTGAGTGCGGTTGAGTTCGTGTAGAGCCGCCTCAGCCTCAACATTCCCAGGAAGCTGGGTCAGAACAGACTTGATCTCCTCAGCATACCACTTATGGGTGGTGCGGGTAATATGGACATTGGGAATAACCTTCCGCAGATAAGTAGCCTCGTTCTTAGTAATTTCAACCATAAATATTAGTTCTCCTTTTTAATTTAAAATCAAAGAGTGAAATATACAACACCCTTTCATATATTAAGAAAGTAAAGTTCATTTCGTGCATTTCGTTATTTCCGTCTGTATTTCGCCAGACGTGTTCGTTCCTTCTTAGCGGCGCATTCTTTGCAGTATCTACTGGCGTTTGGCTTCTCTGAATGATACTGTCCACCACATACTGTGCAATAACACTCTTTCGGGTCAAACAGCTCACGCACGATGACGCTTAGATTAAGCCGATTATTTTCCAGCGTCACATTGAACGTGTACGCAATCGTGTCGTTCTTATCAAGAGTAAAATTTGGGTACTGATATAAGCATCCAATATCGTCAGTACCTGTTCTGTTCAATAGGTGATAGTTATCTGAAATCTCCTTCATGCCACGCACGGTATTGTAGCCGTCATCCTAGTTTTCTCCAGCACAGTACATGATTTCCGTCTGTTCTTCAAAGCAACCTCCGAAACGCTTCATCTTGAATTCGGTGTCTAATGCAAAGGTGTCACTTCCATACAGTCGGCAGAAGAATATTACCCCAAACAAAACGCGAAGCTGCGCATAGTTGATGTGGTACTTTCGACGCGCCTCTGTGATATAGTCCAGATCTTTCTGATAAAGCACAACTTGACGTACATCAAGTATTGGTGCGTTATTTTTACGGCCTCTGCTGAACATCTGAATCAAGTGGCTGCGGTCATAGCTGACAGACTCGGGATTCTTCATCCGCTCATAATAAATCGTGGCGCATTCAATAGGGGAGATAGAGGTCCGCTTCAGCAGGTTTCGCAACATCAGATTTGACTCGTGATAGTCCTGCCAGTGGTCAAGCAGCATGTTTTCGTTACAATAAAATGTCGTATAAGCCATTTAGCCTCCTTATTTAATTGGTATAATTTTACCATCGACATAACGACAAAGCTGTCCATGTTCGTTATAGTATGGAGACATATATCCACTATGCAGCCAATAATACATAATTCTTGTGTTTTCATCGTAAATAAGTTTCGTGTTGGGAATACTGTACAAAGAGCTTCCATTATAAACAGATTTATCACCTACATTGTTTTTGCGCGGAATAGATGCCCAAATCCCAATACCCAAACATAAACATATTACAACTATCAAAGCGACAATCGTTGTCTTAAGACATTGATCACTCATTCCGTTTCATCCTCCCAACCCACAGATTCATGAGCGAATTTTTGAATACGCCGAGCTTCGTCCCAGCTAAACATCATCTCGCCGCAATTCGCACATTTCATGGCGGTGACATTTGAGGCTTCGAGTTCCTGCCCCCGGCAGTGGAATTTATATGTCAGTCCATTTGTCAACGTCATGATTCCGCCACACTTGGGGCATTCCATCTGCTGCGGGGGTTCTTCCTGTTGCGTTTTCTTCTTTTTGAATAGATTAAACATGATAAACTCCTTTGTTACTTTACTCTTGCCTCATAGATTTTCGGTTCAGCCAAACTATATCGCTGGCCAAGATATTCGTACTCGCCGTTCGGGTCATGAACTGGCAACTGCACGGGAACGGGTTTGATATTTTCAACTACGCCAGCACCAGCCATATGCCACAAGAACTTCTTGAATTTATTGGGATACTTCTCATAGCAAAGCACAACAAGAATATTGGCCAGCTCTCTCACATCTGGGCACACCAGCTTGCACTTGTTACGATAGACATTGTAAATCGCCTGCCAGTTCGTTTCATATGTCTTGGCCTCTTCTTTTGTGATTTTATCTTTGAGGTCATTTTTGTAGAGCTGCCAGTTATGGCATTTCTTTTCGAATTCGAGTTGGATCTTACGGTACTTGTCAAAATCTAGAAAGATAGCTTCAATCTCATCAAAGACGGCCTGATCATAACCTACGGCGTCATCGTACATGATATGCCAATCAAAGCTGCCTGCGGGTTCTTTGCGCCACCGTACACCGCGTTCCCAACGCTCTAAGCTCATGCAGAGCAAATTCATGTTGCTGTGCGCCTTACTGAGATTATGTAAACGTGCGTAGTAAGGACCGTTGTATTTAAAGAAATATGGCATTCCACTTGCTTTTGCCCATTTACTGATCTGACGAGGAATAGGGTAGAGCACGCCGGTTTTTGCGAAATCCACAGCTTTTCCGTTTGCTACAGAAAGAAGATCAATATAGCCCTCATACAACTGTTTTGTTCCCTCTGTACGTGCGACCCGGTTATGATATACAGATGCCATGTTGCTGATTTCGCCAATCATACTTTTTAAACCACGAAGAGTACAAGCGAGCTTATTTTCAAGATTGTCTATTTGGGCAAGACTAGTTACTTTGTCTTCAATATCAATAGTGACATATCCATCATCAGGGATAGTATTGATAATAATTGGCTCATTTGACAACAGCGTTAAGTCTCCATCATAATCGGCTCCCGACAAGCGTTGCGGGGTTATTGAAAACACGTTAATCATGCAGCAGTTGACGAGATGACTGCAATATTTTTGTGTCAATTCATTGTCAACACCTTTTAGCTTAACATGCTCTTGGTGACATATATGTGGGTTGCGCCCCAATGCGCGTTCACCTAAAATAACACCGCGTCTATCAAAGCTATAAAACTCATCAGCTTTAAGGCAACCCTTTATAGGAAGTTCCGCAATAGCCTCCATTAAAGCGATTTGATCTGGAAGTAAAAATTTAAATGTTGCGTTAAAAAATAGCTTTCCACACTTAAATCCATTGCGATATTTATCGAGGAGACTATGAAAATAATCCTTAACACTTGGCTCGTGGACCATTTCTGGATTGCGCATAATAGCCGCAACATAATGATTGAGTGGTTCAGTATTATCAGATAATGCGCCAAGAAAACAGTATGTAAAAATCGGATCGCCACGTACGATCTTTTCATACCAATCTACTGATTTATCTGCTAGATGTTTAAATTCATCAAATGGAACATTCTGTAGGTCTTGGATAAGCTGGTAATTTCCTAAGCTAACTAAAACCTCTTTATCTGCTTGATAATTCCATTTTGCAATACCTAATGCATGATCGTATTTCAAAGCAAGTTCTTTGTAGCGGTTCCAATCATTAACAGTTCCGTCTTGCTTAAAATATTTATATCCCTTGTACATGCTTTCACAAGCAATAAACATCGGCTCTGCATCACGAGTCACGGAATGTTTGATACCCCAAATGTCGGTGATTTCGGTAACACCACGCTCTTCGTAAAATGAAACATAATCCATTTCATTGAAAACACCTTTGAAATATGGCATACGAAACACCATGCTATTGATTCGTTCCGTTGTCCCAATTCGGTGCTCTACTTCGCGCATCAAAGAAGGATGAGCAATACCGCATCCATCAAACATATTGATTTCAATGTCTGTTTCTTTTTTAGCGATTGCTTTTTGTTTCCAAGTGCGTTTTGCCCCGGTTTTCTGATCTACGAATTCGACTTCTTCGTCACGAACATATTTAATCTTTTGATTTGGAATAGTTGTAAAAGTATCTGGTACAACAATAATTTTCGGAAACCACTCTCGAAGTGCGATACAATGGCAACTTGAAAGCACAAGGCCGCGATAAGCATAATATTTACTAAGCACCGTCGGCTTGTCCTTGAAATCCAAATCCATACTGATTCGCTTATTAACTTCTGGCCAAATGTGAGATTCAACCATTGAGAAAATAAATTGACGAATCATAGAAGCGCTGCGGTCGCCAAAAGAAAAATGATATTTACCGATTTTTGCGCCATGCTCAATCAAGTGACGGACTACTTTTGGCTTATTCTGAGCGCCAGTTGCATCGATAAATACGATAAAAGGATTGTAATCGTCATAATTGTTTGACACAATTCTAATCTGACGAAGTAACATTGTATCAGACTGGAGCACTTGATATTGTGCATCGTTCGCAACTTCTGCCGGAATTTTGTAATTATATTTTATAAACAGACTTAGAGGATATTTGCGAACAGTGTAACTTTTAGGGCTGATCAACTATTTCACTCCTCACTTCATCAGATTATTAAAATGGTCTCCAAAGTGCGAATCGTCATCGCTGCCGCTCATATCGTCGTCATCACCATACATAATCTCATCATAAGCTTCTAGGCATTTACTGATAAACACAACCAAAATTGGAGTAACCACCAGTGCCGTAAAGAGTACCCGCCCTAGAATCTGATATGTCAACACAAATACGACAAGCATTTCGGCTATTGTAAACATCCAACCAACGAAATCCACGCTACTTAAAGTTCCAGCAACGAGTACCATCAACGGTACGGATCGAATACGAATCTCAGCGATGTCATCCTGCTCCACTTCATCTCTCTTTGGTTCCTTGTCCATAACGCTTCGTCCTCCTTAGTCTTCATCGCCCCAGCGATCATATTTATGCGGTCTCCGCCGTTCTGACTGCTTCTGCCGTTCATCACTTTCCTGTGCCTTCTCGACTTCATACAAGAACTGATTCTCAATCATACGCTGTTTGCGGGCCTCACGCATATATGTACTCTTCGAAATTTTGTCACGCTTGCGGTCACTCATCGTCGTAATCCTCCTCGTTGTTTTCATATTCTTCCAACCCATATAGTTTGTGATACAAATATCGCGTCAGGGAAGGGGCCATCGGGGTGCCATCCTCCATCCAAAGCGTATCATAAAGCGAAGCACCACCAATCAGCTCCTGCCACTCGGCATAAACTTGAATTGCATCGATAATGTCTTCGTATGTGACGGCATAATCGCGTACTGCGTCAACTACAGCGAATCCAATATTATAAATATCTTGTTTTGAAAAATTTTCTTCTTTCATATAAAACCTCCTTATAACAGAGACTCACAATAACATGGTCCTGTTATCATTTTCATTTTATGCTCAAGATCTGTGACTCTAGCTTGTAGCTGGTCGATTACAGACTGGTACGAAACGGCTGCTATTCTTGCATTTTCCATATTGTTTATTGCAATTTTAGATGTGTCATTAGCTTCATTGGCTCGCATATAAGCATGAGTTGCGGCGTTATATACGGCATCTAAACGATTATCTATTTCTGAAATTCTTATAGTTAGCTCTTGCTCATCCAATATTTTCACCTTCTTTATAATAGACTTTCACAATAACATTCACTATTTGTATTGATATCTCCATTTATCAGTTTAAGATATCGTCTGTACATCTGTTCAGCATAAGGCCCAACAATTTCGAATTCAAATCCGTTATTTAATAAGAAAATTCTTACTTTCCTTTTAACTACAAATGTTTCATCTGGTTCTCCATAGCGGCAAACCGTCATATCTTCTTCGTCTATTTGAAATCTGAAATTATCAAATTCTATTTTACAATCATTTTCAATTTCGATATGTAATTGTAGGGCTGCTTGTTGTTGTACTTCTTCACTGATGTATTTTTTCATAATAGACTCTCACAGTAACACTCATTGTGAATAGATACACTGTATTCTTCTTTTGGAAAATTTTTTGATACATAGTCTTCAATGAAACTTCTTAACTCTTTATCAATGACCAACCAATTATAATCAGGCCACATATCAGCTCTATTGCTGCGATACGATTTATAATCCGCAGACTCTATGACTGATCCGTTTTCAAATTCGATTTTTACAGGTTGTTTCTAATCTGATGGTATTATATATACTTTATTATTTGGTATCAATAATTGATTTTCCATTTTGCACCTCATAAAAGCGATTCACACACGCATTCATCCTGTGGCATTTTTTGAGACGTAGCTGGCGGTGTAAGCGCAACCTCTCTTGGATCGTATGTCATCAGAGAACAGGCATCAATTCGTACATTCGGAAAACACATGAGTTTAAAACATCGGTCAATATCATCGACGACAAGTGGCTTATCTTCTAAGTGTAATCTACGATAATTATCGGGAAGACAAGTAGTTGTCATCACGTAGATACTGTACTCTCCACGATCTCTGCTCTGTAAATCTACTATAAGGCATTGATGATCAACCCTATACCCATAATATTGAACATCAAGATTTCTTGCAATTTCCTTGATATAGTCCTGTGCACATAATATAGCTGTCCCGCCCATCGGCACCAAGATATTGCAGTTGTTCTTAACGGCGTATTGGCAGATCGCATATGTACGTCCGCCGCCTCGGGGTGCTAATATTCTTTTCATATTCCACCCCTCCTTATAAGAGCGATCTGCAAACACATTCGCACTGTAGATCAGCTAAAGCATTATGGATTACATCATCCAGACATTCGGGTGTGATAGAAAACTGCTGGAAATGATCAAACTGATTGTTGTTCATCAAATGGCTCACAGTGATCCGCCGCATCTTATTCTCTGAAATATACTTCGCATCCTCTTCGCCATACAGCCGCACGATCTCCTCAAAACATTCAAAAATATCGATCAACGGCAGCATATGGTCAAAATAGAATGTTGTATATTGTGCGCCGAATTTATCCTTGTTGAATATATCCAAAAAATCTTCGGGTGATTTGCAGATTGCGGTCTTTTTACGATGCTTTTGCACAGTATCCATATGTTCATACCAGTCACATACCGTATCATAGATTGAGGGTCTTACGAATAAAACGCGCATTATTTCTTCTCCTTCATAAAGTTTTCTTGGGTATCGATACTGCGAACCGTATACTAGTGTTCTGGTTTTGTTGTCAATTCTATGTTTATATTTATTGAACAAATTACGTATTCTATCAATCATAATAAGCTCTCACATATACATTCGTTTTCTAATTCAGGATAGTAGGGAATTGGACAACCGTATTGAGCTGCACGTCGATCTTCAGAGCAATTTCTTGGATGAAGTATATGTCGTGGATGAAAATGTAGGTCATGACCAAGCTCCCAGCGGAATCCTTGATAATCGAACCAGATAGTATCTTGATTTTTGCTCAGAGCGTCATAGAGATTGTTTATCACGTTGTCGATTGTCATATGTTGCTGACTCCTTAATCGTCAGTAAAAGCAGAGAACGGAACAAATTCGATATTTTCAGGAAGTGACACGGTAAGCTCTCTTGCAACTGCGATGCCATGACCAGCGTGATAAAATGTCATATAACGAGTGAGTTGTTTTAAGGCTTTTGCGTCAAAATTATGTAACTTACATTCAACCGGAATCAGCTCGTCGTTACGGTTTACCCACGCATCAGGCTTATGCTTAGGGTTATCTTTATGGCCGACAATCTTTCCATATCCAAGCTGTTCTGCCTTCTCTTTGAATAAATCTTGATAATAAAATTCGTTTTTAAAATCAAAATTTTTTGCGATTTTTTCAGCAACGACTCCATATAATTCATTAAAAACTATGTCGTCTCGATGATGGTAAAGAATACTCGCATTTCTTAAAATAAGCCATGCTGAAGCTTCATTGTTGGCATTAAGAGCGAGAGCCAGCATATGAAAGCGATCAATATGTTTTCCATCAATATAAATTTCAAACTCGTTGTTTTCTTCAACGATTTGATAGGTGTGTTCCATTATTTTGATTTCATCTACAATCTTCAGCTCGTTAGTCATAATCGTTCTCCTACTGCTTGCGCAGTCTATATAATCAGTCCAACAGATCTGCCAGTCGTGCCGTTTCAGATCTCTCAGTGATTGGAAGGTACACAGAAGCGAAATGCTCATCTCCTGTAACCTTCTCAATCAATTTCTGAATACCATTGTTTCGTTCGAAAGCTACGTCGTCAATCTGTCGTAGGTCACCATTGATCCATAGCGAGCTGCCTTCTCCCACTCGTCCAATCAGCAACTGAATATGTTCTTTGGTGAGATTTTCTGCCTCACTGCAATAGATAATAGAGCGCTGAAAGCTTCGTCCGCGAATGAAGCCAAGAGGCTGGATCTCAACCCACCCGTCAGTAATGGCTCGTTCCAATGCGACTTCGCCGCCTAAGCAGTCAGCAAGGATAGCTGCAAACGGATAGATCTTTTCAAGCATAGACCCGGGGAGAAAACCGATCTCTTTAGTGTCCTTGACCTCGATGTTATTGCGAACCCACACGATTTTGTCGTATTTTCCTTTCTCGATCATATCAACAGCATGATTGACCATCAGAAAGTCTTTACCGCTGCCATAGACACCAAGAAGCAGCTTGATTGTGATGTCGTCATTCTGTAACAAGTCGAAAGCGAGTCGCTGCTGGTCATTCAGAGGCTTAATTTTCCCTGAGTATGCAGTGTTCAGGTTTTTATATCGCAGTGAATTCCAGCGCACCCCATCCCAACGGATCGCCGCTGTATTTCCATCAGCATCTGCATTCGGAATAATGATGTATCCATTTGTGGGTGTATCAAACAGGTTTCTCTGCTCGGCGTCTTTAGAGTATGCCATCGCCATAGCCTCTTCGCCACCATCTTCTAGAGCGACCTCAGTCCATCCAGTGTAGTCATTCTTTGTGGTTGCTGCGCTAGGGAAGGTGAACTCAACTGGAAGCTGGAGAATACCACTGGCGATATTGGCACAGCTCAAATCGCTGGTAACGAATTTGAAAGAATCAATCAAAGAAGAAATATAAGCGGCCTGGTTACTGCTTGCTTCGTCTAGCACAGTAGGTAAGTCATCCAGGTTTTGCTTCTGCTGATCCAACCACCACCGTGCGGTCGCCATGATCGTCGCGTCATTGTTGTCGCTGATCGGCTTACCATCAAGAATATAGAATAGGGAAGTCATAGGGACCGCTACTACGGTATAGCTGCCATCATCGAGATGTTCAGCAAGCAAACGAGTGACTGTGCGGGCTTTGTAACGAATGTCTTCTGTCTTTTTACCGCTGGTTTTGATCTCTTCCAGCTCGTGTAGGGTCATATCTGCAATCAGAAAAGGCAGTGCAGCTGGTTCGAAGGCTGCGGCTCCTAGGTCTAATAAGGCAGAGGTGTCGTAAAAGTTCATTTGGCAAACCTCCATTTTTTGGCATGACTATTGAAAAGTGATGTTATTAGTTGAATGAATGAGCTCACAGCTGTGGAGAACGCTGCGGGCTTTTCTCTTTATACCTTATTATACACCCAGCCACGCATAATATCAATAGTTTTGCACAGCATACCGGAATAAAATATTTAGTTGTTAATATTTGGATAATGAAGCAAATCGCACAAAAAACAATACAAAATTAAGCAAAATATGCTCAAATTTGGCAAAATAAAGCCATTTCTACTGCGTTTTGGGATGTTTCTACTGCATTCCGAACCCTGCTGAGTGGTAAAACCAGGTGAATTTGGCAGTAAAATACTATACAAAATGTAACGATAATACGATATTTACCGGTTCGAGTTCCGGAACTATTTTGGGGTGTTTTAGACGCTGTTGAGCACTGTCTGGTATATGTAAATGTTGCAAATTGGCAGTGTCTAATTTGATGGAATTTTGATGCCAGAGAGGCGCGATCCGAGGGGGTTAGATGGGGTGGGGAGATGGAATAACTGGTACACAGGAGGCAAACTGACCACGCTTTGGAATTTTTAACCACCCCCGGGGTGTGGCCCGAAAAGTCTAGGATTCATGCTGGTTTTCAGCGAATAGCACCTTCTGTTATTAGGTGTTATTCGGTGGCCGTCAATCGGGAATTTATACCTATTTATATATAGGCGAGGAGCGGCTTTGGATTTTATAGGGCGTTTGTAGGGCGTTTGTACACTTGTTGCAAAAATTTCTGAGTATGGCATACTGTAGTCACTCCAAGGGAACACGGAAAGCCCACCGGAACGGTGATGGGCGGGGGTTGAGCGGGATACCCCCATACTGAGGATAGAACCTTGAAAATTTAAGTAAAGTAGAACGGCCACGACGGCCACGGTTTTTGCCGAACATTGCACTTGTTGTACTTGTTTTCGCCGCGTGGAAATTTGCATATACTTGCCGACTATAGCCGACCGGATAAATAAGCTATAGGTGCGCCTCAGTAAAGCGCACTGTGACAGCGTTCACAAGTAGCCATTGCACAAAAGTCCTAGCTATATCTTTAGCGGTGGACGTGCAATCGCAAGTGTCGAGACACGCGGTGCAAGCTGTCACTCTTGCCCCAAATAAGGCTTAAAACTACCTCTTTGGGGTACAAAAGCAAAGTTTTTCAGTGCTCACAAGTGTAAAAAGCTTGTGAGTGCTTGAGACGGTGCAAGCGCAAGTTTGTGCCGCGTCAAGTGTGGCAACACGGCTACACTGAACACAACACATAAGCAAGAGAGGTAAAAATTATGACTAATGCTAAGAACGTCAAGACTACTGAATTGGCCGCGCTGGTTCTCGCAATCGCCGACCCTGAACAGGAAGTGTCCGCAATCACCAAAAAGTCTCTTGAGGACTTCAATGTCTCCGCCATCACGGTCGAGGGTATCAAGAAAATCTCGGACGCCGTATATTCCGACATTGCCGCTATGGTGATGCTTCGCGAGAGCAAGGGTACGGCAGAAGAGGACATTCCCGCCCTGAAGGCCGCCGAAGATAAGGCACGTAAGTCCATGGCCGCATGGTTCTATGGCCTCGGTTCTCGTGACCCTAACAAGAAAGACGGCAAGCGCCGCCCCCTGTATAGCGTGACCGTCCCTGACCTTGTACTTATGGGCGAAGTGTCCGCAGATGCAAGAGCAGACGCCAACAGCGATGCGAGCAAAATCTCGGATTGTTTCCTCAAGTACCTGATTTTCGAGACGGCGCGCATTCTGAATGGTCAGCCCTTGGCCCGTATCAGTGCCAACGACTTCAAGAAAGCACGCAAGGCCGCCAACGACGCCAAGGCTAAGAAAGCTGCTGACACTAAGGCCGCCAACGAGAAAAAGGCCGCAGATAAAGCCGCTGAGGAAAAGAAAGCAGCTGACGAAGCAAAGGCAAAAGACGACAAGATTGCTCAGCTGGAAAAGAAAGTGGCCGACTACGAAGCTCACAGCATCGACATCGTGGCGGTTGTCACTCTTGTCAACAAGAGCCACGCAACGCAGGAAGAGAAGCAGGCTATTCTGGACGCTCTGTATGGCCGTACCAAGAAGGCCGAAGAAGCTAAGGCCGAAGAAAACCAGTAATACAAGAGCCGACTGGGCGGCTATAAACAGGCATTAGGCCCAGTGCGTGGGCGGGGCAATAGCTCCGTCCGGTTGCAATACGGCGTAATTATACGCAAGTAGCGCAAGCGCTCAAGAGTGTGGCGCATTTTGTACACTCAGAAGAGAGGTAAAGAATTATGCTGTTTACTATCGTGTTTGATGAGGTCGGAACTCTGGACACTACTGACATCAAGACGGCATTCCAAGCATGTGGGCAGACCCAATTAGTGAGCGCTGTTCTCAATGCAGAAACCAAAGAAGTGCTGTATGGCGAACTCCCCGATTGGATGCTCACTCCCGAAGAAGCCAAGGCAAGAGCCGAAAAAGAAGAGCTGGCAAGAAAACGTGCATTGGCCGATAAAAAGGCTCGTGACATACTCAAAATCTCTGACACTAAGTGTAAGACCAAAGTTGGCGGTATCACTCGTGCAAGCGTCTCCGTTCGTGGCGTCAAAGAGTATGATGAACCCATCGTTTTGCCCATGGTGAAAGAGTGGCTTATCGTTACTCGTGCCGACATTCCTACTTGCCCTTTCAGAACTGATAATGAACAGTATGCAACGAAGCGTTTCGAAAGAAGCGTTTCTAGTAAATGGTGCGATAAACCATTCTATGACGAAGTCCGCTTGTATCATAATGGAGCTGTCGTTAGAGCAGCTGTTTTGGGGTACGAAATCATTCTCTGAAAAAGGAGACCCGCCGGGTATAAAATCCTAAATAACATCTGCTGTCCTGAGCATGACGTTAAACTGCTTGTGTCCGCACAATGCTATGAAATAATGGGAAATACCATTATATGCGGGTATACGCAGGGACAAACCATAGCATTCCACCTAAGTCCTGCACTACCAAATGGCTGAAAAGGCAAGTGCAAAATATGATAAATGGCCCTGCTTACATACAAGTTTATGAGCGTAGCCTTGTATGTATGAGAGAGGTATGGCAACCGAAAATGCCCGCTCACTCCTGCAAATTCAGGACGCCTTGACGTGGCGCAGGAGCTTTGAACCAAGAGCCTGAAGAGAGAGAGGTAAATGCGCAATGAAAACGAATTACAGAGACAATACACAAGAAGCATGGGTTATTCAAGCGAAAACGCCCACGCTATTCTGTGGCAACGTTGTAAACCTGAATGAACTTTACGGTTCGTTCGGTGGTGTTCATTTCATCACGGAAGCCCGTGCGACTGCTCGTGGAGTGTATCCTTCCATGGTAATTCTGAATAATGGTTCTAAGTGGGTACGAATTTGCCCCACTAAAATCAGCGCGTTCCTTCTCGAAGCAATCCGTCAGCATCGAATTCAGGTCTTGAAAATCAAATCCAAGTCTGAAAAGCAGGCTGAATTTGCAAAACGCCAAGAAAAGGTGATGTACAATCACGCCTTTAATGATAATTGCAAGTCTTGCATTCGTCGATTCAAAGGCAAAGGTATCGGTCGTAGCGCTGGCAATTCTCCGATTGTTCTCTCGAAAGAATACCAGATTGCAAGCCAAGAAATCTACGGCGGCCAGATTGATGTAAATGGTCGAATCCGTTTCATGGATAACAAAATGGCTCAATATATGGATGGTAACACGACCGAAGGGTATCGTCCTCTCAATCCTCAGTTTCCTGTAAAATCTGGTAAACGATAATTGATTTTCGTCTTGAATTTATCTCCACTATCCATTACAATATGGTTAGTTCTACTCCATTCCGGCATTAGGAGGTAAATTTAATGGCTGAAAATAAATTCGTAGTAAAGACCATCAGCTGTCTCCGAGACGAACTAAAAGTCTTGACAGAAAATGAGTTTCCTACGAAAAAAGAAGCAGAAGAGTTTCGAGATTTAACTTTATACGCTATGAAGTTAAACTATGGCGAAAATCAAACCGTTGTTCGAGTTGAAATCGAAGAGCTTTGATGCTTCACGTCCCGGGGCATGACATAAAACCGCCCTAATTTAATAACCAACCCCAACGTCGCTTCAAGCAAACGCAAGAAGCGGCGTTTTCTTTTTACCTCTTTTCATTATGCCGTGCGATTGGCGGTCACGGGGAAGATAGTAACCGCCCCATAACTTAAGCAAATACATAAATTGAAAGGAGACTTCAATATGAAATGGATTTTGACTTTGGGTGGCGGATACACTAGCTATCAGGCGCAATGTCTGAGCCCGCTCGTCTGGCTGCTCGTATTCGGTGCAATCGGATACGGCCTGATGGAGTACCTCGAAGCAAACCCCAAAACCGCGGCCAAGGTAGACCGCTGGATTGAAAGGAGACTGCATGTACATCACAATGATGATCGAATGCTTTGGTGACGATGAAATCGGTGACATGAATTTTGATGCTCAGGACATCAAGACGCATGAAACCGAAGAAGCCGCTATCGAAGAGTTTCATCGCCTCGAAAAGAAGGCGATAGGTTCTGGTGGCAATGGTTTTTACTATCGGCCGATAAAAATCAAAGTGTAAAGGAGAGCACACAGTAGTATGAACGAATCCGAGCTTAAAGAAAAGATCATCAGTGCAACGATTGCCTTGGTCGGTGCGATGAGCAATGAGTTGATCGCTAAATCTGCATTTAAGGAATGTCCGTGCTTCGAAACGGAGTGGAACCTTAGATTCGCAGAAGCTGACCTCATTGAGGCAAACGCAAGTCTGCGCAATGCGCTGGATGAATTAAATCGATTCGAAGGCGCGAAAAAGACTGCGCCGCACTTCATCGTTTGCATCGAAACCCCTCGCAAGACTCTCAGCTATAACTATACGAACGAGCACGATGCAATGCTCGCTTATAAAAAGGCTCGCCTTGATATGAAGCTGAGCCGTGAATCCAATCGTGTCACCCTGAGCCGTGGCGATTCTATTCTCAAGAGCGCTGACCTGATGTGACGCCGCAGAAAGGAGCTGCGAAGCATGAAACACATTCGCCCTGTCCCTAAAGACTCGCGAGTGATTGCTGTGTATCCTATTTGCAATTATGGCGGCGTCGAGATCCTTTCTGTCAAAGAAGATGTCGATGCTATCAGAGCCGAGGTTGCAATCAATACGGGTGACCGGCGCGAATACAAGGGATTCTACAAAATCAATCGAACAAAAACAACTGACCGTGCATTCTTCAAAATGTATGGTCTTCTTTATTATCTGGATCAGTTCCAGCGAATCCGATAAAGGGGGCGCAGCAGTGTCTGAAACCTTCTTGGCAGTGTGTACTGTTATTATCGTTGCAACGGCGTACACATTATATCAGATTTGCGTAGCAGTCTATATGTTAGGCTGTTTTCGCAATTTCAATCATGTGGTCGATGTGATTTCGCACTGGCTCGTTTCATTCTGGGACGATTGTGTCTATGATGTTATCGTAGTTGCAGCCGCTTTGGTTGTAATTATGGTTTCGTTGTATGGCACTTTCTAGCATACAACAAACCAAAGAAAAGAGGAAATTAAAATGCTGTTTTACCGTGTCAAAGAAGAAGCCGACAAGAAGCCCATGTTTATCAAAAAGCGCAACGGTATCGAATACTGGTCCATCTACGTCGGTGGCGAATTGTTTACCGCAAACGAGGTGGCGCTGCGTCATCTGAAACCGGAGTATATGTATCCGGTTGAAGTGAATCTGCGCAAGACCAAGTTCGTGTTCGGCGCTCGTATGCCGATGCCCGACGCAAGTATCACCGCAGTTCAGACGAAGAAGAACGAGGAGGGGATTTCTAATGAGATGGTTAAAAACATTGTCGATTTCGTTGCTGCTGCCGGTCGTCCTCAGTCTGAGCGCAAGCGCGGTGTCGTTCGCGTCTGCAAATCCCAGTCTGGTTCAGTCGCCCACGGTTAACCCGGCGGGCAGATACATTCTCGGCGGTACTGTCAGCGCGACATACTATGAAAATGATACGCGAGTTCTGAATATCGTCGATGAGAGTGGCGAAGTCTGGTGTGCAACTGGATACGATTGTCAGGTTAACCAAAAAGTGACACTGGTAATGAATTCCAATGGCACGACAAACGACATCTTCGATGATATTATTGAGGACGTCTTGTGGTGCTGTTGCCAGGCGGCTGACTGATCCGACGGGAGATTAACCTAGAGGCTGGGAGGTGACTTGATGGCATCTGAATTTGTTCCTGAGTATGTCGTCGTCGTAGAGATCCCTTATCCGAGACGAATTCAAACCAAGACTACAAGTTTCGCTACGCTTGAAGAAGCAGCTCGTGAGTATTATGGCTATAAAAATTATATCCGCAATAACGCCGATGGCTATCATGCGTGGCTGAAAAAGAAGTCGGAAGACGGAAGCTACGAAGTGCTCGAAGAGTGCTCGTATGAGATTCTTCATCCGTCGGAGAAATAAATCCCAAGCGCAACAATCCAAACAAAGTATTCGCAGAGGGCTCCCCAGCAATAGTTGGGGAGTAATGCGGCTACTGGTTCTGCAGAGCCGGTACTGGTCCCAAGCCCAGAACGCAGCAGCGTAAAGAAGCGGGCGCTCCGCAGCCATAATGAAATCCGATTTGATTTTGATGTGATGGCCACACTGATAAATCGATGACGAGAGTAGATTATGGGGCGTTTCTTGAATGAGCGAAACTAAATGAAAGGAGGTTCAAATCACGTGTTTTTAGACATGAATAGCAAGCCGATAGGGTATTGCCATTGGTGCAAGGTCGCGTCTGAATCCAATGAGAAAGTTTTCATGGCATGGCGATACAAACTGTTTTGACACCTAATTTAGATTGAGTTTTTTTTTTTTAATTGATTTGGCAGTTGATGCTACAGGGGTAGTTGTCCCCGATATGTTTGATGGGATCATATAATAAAACCTATTTGGTGTCACCGACCATGTTCCTCACCTGAAATATGGGAGACAAAAATGAGTGAAGGGCGGATTGTCGCTAGTTCCAATGGAACCAACCGGATCTTTCCTTAGCCTTATGAGGCTGAAATGTCGGGCGACTGATGGGTACCGAGGAAGAAGTAACCCATCCCATACAATAGCACACACGCAAAAAGAAAAGAGGAAATCAACATGAACACCGCGAAACTGATTGAATCCCTTCCGCCAAGAATCAAAGACCATGTGATTGAGTATCAGAATTGTATCTTGAAAGGTGGTCGGCCGGCAATGCGAGTGCTGCTTGACTGTATCTTGTCGCCGGGTCAGAAGGCGCTCCTACAAGGCAACAAGCATATCATTGGGCTGGAGTGTGTTGCTCAGGACAAATATGCCCCCGAAATCAAGCATTCTTACTTCTATATGGTATGAGTGCCGTTATGCAAGAGAAGTGAAATAAGCATTACGAGGAGGCCGCCGAATATGGGCGATTATGCAGACGCTGGCTATCGACTCCAGCATTACAAGATTACATTCTACGCCGACAACAATGGCAAAATCCCGCTCAAGGTGGTCCGCCGTGCATTCGCCAGCTATGATTGTGCCAAGATGTGGGAGGCCGATGTGATGTATCGAACCCCTGAATATAACAGTGTCACGATCGAAATGGAATAAAAGGAGTGTAGCAATATGATTGTTCTGAATATTAAATGCGAAACTGACGAAAAAACGTGGGAGCTTCGCGACCGTATGTGTGAAGCATTGGCTGGTTCGCCGGCATTTATCAATAACGAGATTGCAGTCTGTGATTTCGTTGATGTGCCGAATGCTTTTATGGTCTGCCTTGGAAAGTCAAACGATGCAGATATCGAGTTTGATCTGATTGGCTCTGATTTTCTGGTACGGTCTGATGCAAAAGAGGAGGCTGCAAAATATGGTTCTCAACATGACTGAACTTTCTATCGCCCAATGGTCCAATGCTCAGCTCGATGCAGCTCGCAAGTTATGCACGGATGGCGTTCTTCATGATGGACCATTGCCTACGATTCTTCCAAGTGATCCGTCTATCAGGGTCAGAGTTCTCGCATGGGATACGGCTGATACAGTTATGGCCATGAAACCGGAGGCTGTAATTCTTCAGGGCGAACCTGTTTTTGTAAACGCATTCCTTGAGCGATATGGTACAAGAATTCAATGCTACTCGCCTTGCTACGCTGACGGCAAGTTCGTGCAGTTCAGGAGGTTTTGACGCTGTAACGTGTAAGGAGTCCCTAATGAAACCATTAAGAGATAATCCTATCGAAGAAGGAATAGATGCTTTCTTTGAAGAAAAACAAAGACTCGAAGAAGAAAAGCAAAAACTCGAAAATGAAATCCGAGATTATGAACAGAAATATTTAGATCAATATTATGATCGGTTAGAGGAGGAAGAACGGGAATTCAACTTGGAGTTTGATCGTGAATTATGGGAGGATGAAGTATTATGAGCACAGTAGATACATCGTCGCGTTGGAAGCTCGGTAAGGACATGATTCCCAGCGATGCGATTCTTGATCCTGTCACGTTCGATGACTTGATTCTGGCTCTGAAGTGTAATTGTAAGTGCATTACGAAGGGCGCAGTCATTGCTCAAGCGACGGCAATTATCAGTCAGCGGCTGGAAGATTGGAAGTATCTGATCGAAAACAATATTGATGAAATCATTGCGCTGGCAGCGGATGAACCGCTTGAAGACGCTGGTCACGATGACATCACCCTCGAAGAGTAGGAGTAAGATATGTTTGTCTTGACTGAAATTGTAGCCAATAATGTTTCTGCATACGTTGGCAATATCCATGTATCAAACAATGTGGAAGAGCTTCAGAAAATTATGAATGCTGATTTTGACCACGATTTGAAAGAAGCAAATGATCTTTGGATGGATTGCGGATCTAATCTCAATGATAAGCCACTGTCTATTTGTCACACATATTCTGCAAAGATCAAAACGCTAAAAGAACTCAAAAGCTGGTCGATTATGAAAGTGCAAGGGGAGGTGACGCAGCCGTGAGAAACCTGTCTAAACAGAACCGCAAAAAGATCTTTGACTTGATTAAGCGTGATTGCACGTTTGTTGAGTCATATGATTTGGAACATTCTGAGGAAACCGTTTTGACTTACCTCCCGAAGCCCGGCACACAGATTCACAAAGATGTTGAAGAGGTTCGTGTCATAAAGAACCGCAAGACTGGTAACTGGATCGAATCAGTTGTCGATATCCGATGGATATATGGCATGACTTTGGCAGATGCTGAGTTGATTGAGAGAAAATATCAATGCAAATCAAATAAATGAGGAGGGGCGCAGCCGTGACACTTGAACGGGCGTGTGGCATCGTTTGCAATACTGTTGATAAGCGGACGGGCAGAGAACTCGATCACCGCGAAATCTATGCTCGTTATATCGACTATCTGGGCGGCCTGGATAAGGTCAAACAGTATATTCCTATTTCGCTGAAAGAACTGCGGCGAGCCTATAAGAAGGACAGGCTGTTCAACAACACCGGTCTGGGTTTATGGCAGAATGCAGCGGGTTATACTGCTGGCGACCCGGTATGTTTCTTTGGCGGGATTTGGATGCTTTACAGACAGAATGATATTGACGTGGCAAGTTGTGCTCAGGGCGTCTGTATTCTGAAAGAGGCGGCAAGGATGTTAATTGAAAGGGGCGAAACATAATGAAAAAGATCCTGATTACATACGAAGCTTCCATTGAGACTGGTGACAAACTGGAATATGGAGAAGCTGCCACGATGCTCGATTTTATCACCGACAATATGGCCCTCGAACTCGTAGATACGATTGGTAAACCATACTATCCCTGGAAACCCATTGGACGAGTTGCAAGGTCTCGGGTTACTGAGATTCTTATCAATCTGGAGCGGCTTCGTGGACGGATCTATGTAGCCAATTCTATTAAGAGCGTCGAAATCATTTCCGATTCTTAAATGGCGAATAATTCACGCTTAAAAGTTGTGAAATTCAATCAATGGGAACAATTCACCAATTGACTGATACGACTAGCGGTTGTACAATAAAAGGACGAATATCGTGTCACCAGTGAAGAAGTGGAGAACTTCACAAACGATGTTGAAAACTTTTAAACGACGATTGCAATGCAACAATAATTCATCTTTTCAATGATAACCAAATTCAATCGCTCAATCATTCTGTACGAAAATCACCAGCGAAAAACAATCGCCAATAAAGCAATCGTTCGAAGCCAAGCGAGCGACGAGCGAAGTGTGGCGAGAATAAAATTTGGAAAGAGAACGGTTTGTGATAGTGATGATGATTGTATTAGTGATGAGTGAAAGAAGAGGATTATAGGAGATAATAGATAGAGAGTATGAGAGAAAGGAAGAAGAGGAAGAAAGGAGAGGAGAGCGAGAAGAGGAAGAGAAAGAAGAAGTGGAAGAGAAAGGAAGGAGGAAACCTTTATGCAATTTCGAAAACTTTTCGTGGCAATTGCATTGAGCACCGCATTGATGCTGACAGGGTGTAGCGACGGCGGGGCTAATTCGAGTGAGTCTGCTCGAGTCAGGTATGCCAAAATCTACAATCCGGATGGTACACTGTTGGTTGAGGGCGAGTGTACAAAAGCACAAACGGGGCGGGCTTATGGCTATGCCTCAATCGAGATTGACGGTGTGACGTATGATACCGGACTCGACAATGTTATCGTGATTTCGTGGTATGAATAACTGACGTGGCAAGAAAGGAGCGATAATACGTGGAAGAAATCAAAGATACAGCGGCTATGGCGACTGAACGCCCTAGGCTGACCCGCGAAGAGCAGGAGGTCATCATCACCACTTCGGCTGCAGATGAACTGGCTGAAGTGTACACTGCTGACCCGATCTACATGCGAAGGCTGGACAAGCGGGTTGAACAGGACCCTGGCAACTACAAGGTCAAGAGCCGCAATACTTACAGTGCGACCTACACGATGCCCAAGCGACTGTTGCAGTTCCGGCTGCCGACTGCGCCTCGTGAACTGACTGAAGAACAGCGCGCAGAACTCCGTGAACGAATGAAAAAAGCACAAGCGGCTCGACAGAATAAGGTCAGCATCAATTCTCAGCCGAATTCATAAAGAGTTTGACTGTGTTCTAAACATACATCATGGTTCGGTAATGAAATTACTCTACCGAGACGTGTTAACAGTTTTCCATCGAGACTTTGTAGGAGAAAAATGACCTACTTTGAAAACAGAGAGGCGAATAATCAATGATCATATTCAGAATCCACTGTCCTCACCCGGATGTTGCGGCCGAATGGCGAGACGGATTTTGCGAGGCTTTGGTTGGCAGTCCGGCTTTTGTTAATAGCGAGATTGGCGTATGTGACGGTAGTGACGGCGAGTTTTGCCTTGTTGTTGGCAAGTCAAACGACCACGATATGACGCTTGACCTTATGGAATCCGACTTAGTATCGTGGAATAACAATGGAGGTGAATGAGTATGATACCGCAACGCTTTGACGATACCGCATAGAGACTGCTGTGCATGTAGCGTCACAACAAAAACACAGTAAACAAGTAGACAGATTGAGATGAATAGTAAGTCGAAAGATTTACACAGCTGCCAAAGGCGACTGTAACGAAAAGGTAAGACGAGGCAACCAACCTGGCCGAGAGGACTGGACTGGTACCTGAAGGCTCGGATGCGTGCAAGGGCAGGCAGCAGAAGGCCGCAGGCGAGAAAACGCGACCAATACACGCCAAATACAACCCGAAATCGAACTAAAAGGCGAAAAAAAAAAAAAAAATTATTCCATAACCGATGTCAGCCGCCCACCTGCAGATGTCACGGAATCGATCATGATCATCGCACGGGACAGCACGGATGTGTTTAGATCTCAATTATGCAACAAAAATATATGTTGAAAGAGAGTTGGAAGCTAATGTAGTGAATTAAGGTCCGTTATTATCGAGGCACGATTTGTGATGAATAATTGTCCAATATGGATAATGCATTCAGGTCAAACCGAATGTAACGAATTGTTAGGATGAAATACCCATCAGGTCAGAAGACCGGCAGCCTGATCTGCCAGAGAAGCTGTCCGAGATGATGACTATGAGTAACAAAACCGGGGATAGAAATCAAATTCAAGGGGTAAAACACCTAGCAGAGAGCCAGAGGAGCTGGTCCACGCCCGGCGAAATCGCCTCCAGTGCCCTGAGGCAGCGCTCAAACAGCACCATTTAGATCACAAATCCACTATTATAATAATGAAGGTTGTGATGTCAACAACAAAAGATAGATAAAAGGAAGCACAACCATTTGTCTATATTTACCATTGACAACAACTCATGGTTTGTGCAATACTATTTACACAGACAACAAAGTCACTTTTCAATAGTTGCAAACGAAAGGAACGAGGTAAAATGAATGCGAATGTAGCAATGCAGGCTTTTGCCAGTGATGAGTTTGGCGAAGTTCGAACCTTGAGCATCGACTCTTCGCCTTGGTTCGTCGGCATGGACGTGGCAAAAGCTTTGGGATACAGCAATGCAAGCAAGGCGGTCATGGCTCATGTTGACGAAGAGGATAAACGGTTCGAAATGCTTCCCATCGGACCAGATTCCCAAAATGGGAATCCGGTCAAAACCGTCAAAACAGCGTTGATAAATGAGTCTGGTCTGTACGCTTTGATCTTTGGAAGCAAGCTTGAGTCAGCTAAACGATTCAAACATTGGGTGACGAGCGAAGTTCTCCCGATGATTCGCAAAACCGGCTCTTACACGGTCAAAACAACGGGTCAGCAAAGGTTCGAGCTGATGAACCAAGAAGTTCTTGCGGTTCAGAAAGTTCAGAACGAAATGATGGCCAAGCTCGATGCGTTCGAGACTGCCCGCAAACAGGATAGACAGGCTATCGACAATGTGTTGTTCGTTTGCAAACAGCTCGAAAGAAAACTTCAAGCCGCACAGCCTGGGTCCTACACTCCGAAGCAGACACCGAAAGGCCGTAGTGAATGGCGTACTGAAATTTACGATCTGGCTAACAAAATCGTCAGCATGACAGGTTTAACTCTGAATTGCGTATTGCATCAGGGGTACGATTATCTGGGGCGCAACTACGGCTGGTTCTTTGAGGATGCACGTAAAGAATTTGTAAGACAAACCGATTATAAGGGGAGTCTCAAAAACATCAGCGGTTTGGATGTAATCGAAGCAAGTGAAATGTATAAATCGATCTTCATGTCGATTATGAAAGACCGCTGTGAAAACGAAAAGCACAATGCCGAAGTCAAGAAGGGAATTAAGGGAGTGCTCACAAAGACACCGCCTGTCATTCCTGCCGATATAATTCCGAAGAGACAGACCGCTGCAGATTCCGCCATTAAACAAGACGAGACGCCTATTGTAGCTGAAGCTCAGGCGATTGAAATCGAAGAGCCGGCTGCGAAAAAGAAGGGCTACTACAGACCAAGTATTACGCTGCCGATTGTCGAGCCGATTGCCAAAAAGCTCGGAGACAAGACGATCGGTTATCGTATCACTTATCAGAAAATCTACAATCTCATCGGAGTTACAAAGATGGACAGAATGAGGAAGGCGTATCTTCGCACTCACAGCAAGCCGCCGAAATCCACACCTGACATTTTCCAAAGCTCTGATAAGAATTTGAAAGTGTTCAAAGAGGCTGTGCGGGCTTTGGACTCTACTATTTAAGCTATCTATCTTCCTCCATTAGCTCTTGGAGCTGACAGCCGGGAAAGACCGGCATATAACCGGGTGTGGCGAAGCTGGTATCGCGCTAGTTTTGGGATCTAGAGATTTCGCCCGTTCGAATCGGGTCACTCGGACCAGTGTGTAGGGTTTCCGCATTTTTCCTTACATAACAAACAACCTAGAAACGCCTCCTTTCATTGTGCTGCTTACCACAATCTTTCGATTTCTAAGTTGTCGTGGCTGAAAACGCCGAGCGGGTACGATAATCCCGTTTTATATGAGGTCAATGATTACTTCTGGGTTTGATTCCCGGAGACCTCTCTATATGGGCCCGAAAGGTTTTCGACAGGGCTAAGAAAAATTACAATTCGCAGGTCGGCCATCACCTTACGAGGCAAAAACAAATAAACGCTAACAACAACAGTTATCGTTGCGCGGCTTGATGCCGTGCCCAAAACAGCATCCTGATAGGCAGGTAAATGCTTGACGGTTCAAAGAATAAATCCCGGAACCCGATGTAAACGGTAAGAAACACTAGCGTTCTCGGACGTCAAAACCGAGTGGTGGAGTGATGTAACAGCCGTTACGTCCCTAGGTTTGCTGTGTCGGCGGCATGAATTCCTTTTCAAAATTCTAAATGCGGGCTATTGCGTAAGAAAATTGTAATCGAGTATTAGTTTTGGACGTGGGTTCGAATCCCACCGGGTCCATAGCGGCGCAAGCCGCAAAGCTAGGTTCGATTCTGTCGGCGTGGAGTAGCACGTCGGTAGATGGGGTGGCGCAATTCCACCGTGGGTGATCATACTCCCCCTCTGACACACCCATAACGCTCTGACCGAAAATAATAACCATGATGCAACGGGAGTAGCTGCCCGCCACAGTGGATGTGCATGGCTCTATTATGTGTAGGCGAATATGGCACTGCCTGCGAAAGTGGCATAGATGCTCGGTGCCCAGAGTATCGGAGAGTGAATTTAAAAGGGCAGCCTTTGAGGATGGGCTCTAGGGAAGACAAAATGTACCTAGTTGTATCCGCTGACGCGGCTAAGTCGCATTGCGCATCGCTGATGCCGTTACATGGTCAAATCCTCCTCTCTGGGACGTTAGCTTAGTTGGTTAAAGCTCCTGGCTCATAACCGGGTGATGAGGTTAATTCTTCACGGGGGTTCGAGTCCCTCACGTCCCACCATTAGTGTACGAATATAAACAAATCAAAAAGAGGTAAATCAAAATGCAGAATAAATCAAAGAAACATCGTAAACATATCTTCAAGATGATTCTGAGTGAATGTTCTGTCAACAAAGTGAAACTCGGCAAAACATTTGCCGGCGATTTCCTTACGTATTATCCGAAGCATCGTTCTTATCTTAGGGAGAAAATCCATTGGTTTGAGATGCGGAAAAGTGAGAAAAAGCCAGGCAAATATGTCGAAGTAATCGTGGAAGCAAAGTTTGGACACACTCCTGATACGATCCACGAAGGATTTAAGAATCAATTCAAGTATGATGTCGGATACAAAGCTGGTTCTAATAGTAGCGGCACTCGTCGGATGTTTAACACCTATTTGTCTTGGACTAAAGAAGAAGGAAGCGAATTCGAGTTCCGAGAACCTAAATACAAGGTTAAACCGAACGGGCATCTCGCATCGATCCTTTATGAAGTGAGGTAATTTAAAATGGCTGATAAATATCTCAGTATCATCACGAACTTCGGGTGCCACTACAGCTGTCCTGAGTGTATTGTCCGTAATAACAAGCTCAAAATGACCCCGACGGACGAGTATTCTTCTTGTGGTTTGCTGTATTACGCACTTACTCATAAGTGTGCAGATTGTAATTGGGTGTCTGTCTCAGGTGGTGGCGATCCACTTTATCATTGGTGGATTCACCAGCGTTGGTGGAATGGTTTCTTTTCAATGTGTAGTATTCTCAATCGTAAGACCGAATTACACACGAGTTACTTTGATAGTGATAACAACGATGAGACCGTACTATTTCCATTTGATAAGTTCAATCGAGTCGTGTATCATTTGCACAGTGTGGATGAGTTGGATGAAATTCGCCGTCGTGGCAATGAGATTGTTCGTGTTGTCTATGTCGTAGACGATTTAATGGACGAAGATGAAATCAATAAGATTGCTGACTTTGTCGAGACGTCTGACGAGATCGACGAGCTTTCGTTCCGGCAGCGTGTGGACGAGAACTACAAAGAAACTTATCATCTGCATGACTTCCTGAAGGCCGGTCATCAGAAACGCTGGTGGTACATTGAACAGTGCGATTACAACACCTACTATCATAACGGTAAGTTGTACACCAAGTATACCGATATCTTTGATTCTGAGGTGGTAAGTTATGAAAAAACATAAAGATTTATTGCTGGCAGCTTGCGCATCGGCTGTTTCGTTTTTGAGCCTCGATGCCATTTTTGAGAAGCTTCTACGGCACATCTCGCTTGTTCAAATGGCAACAGGAAGTATAAGTTCTCTTTACGGACGTGTCAGCGAGTTGACTCTTTTGGTGTCTGTAGCTCTGTCGCTTGCGATTGGAGCTATAGTATATATTCTGTTCAAAAATTAAAAGGAGGAACGAATGAAGAATTTCAAAAAGATTTTCGTGGTTTCGTGTGCAATCGTGATGGCGCTAACCTTTACGGGGTGTACCAAGAAAGAGGTGTATACAATCGAACCTCATGAAACCGCATTTCTGATTTCACTCTCTGAGGGCGGGGAAAATCAGGCGTCTTTTGAGAGTGAGGCAATGCTCGCTGAGGCAAAGGTGGCAGCCAAGCAGGTGTACATTACTTACTCGAAGCGGCATCTGTCGCCTACTGACATCCTTGGTACTTGGGTTCCGGATAACATGTTGGTCGTCGTCAATAGAACTCCTGTTACTCGTGAATGGTCCGAAGGCAAGGATAGTGGTACCAGCACTGTCAACCAGTCCATCTCTGCCGAAAGTAAGGAGTCTATTGGCTTCTCCGTCGGTATGAACTGCTCTGCTCAGATCTACACTGAAAACGATGCAGTCAAGTTCCTGTATTCCTACAACAATAAGCAGCTCTCCGAGATTATGGATACTGAAATCCGTGCTCGTGTTGAAGCTGACTTTGTTGAAAAGTGCGCCAAGTACACCATGAATGAGATCCTTGAGAAGAAGGCCGAGATCATGGAGTATGTCCGCAAGGATGTGACTGAGTATTTTGCAGAGCGCGGCATCACGATTACTGTCCTTGGTATGAAGGATGGCATTGAGTACGACGATGCGTCTGTTCAGGCCGCTATTAACAAGTCTTTTGTGGCCGAGCGCAATGACGAGGCGCAGGAGATTGAGAATCAGACCAAGATTTCCAAGGCAAATGCAGAAGCCGAGGCGAATAAAATCATCTCTGAGTCTCTGACTGACCGGCTGATTCAGCAGCAGATGTATGAGAAGTGGGATGGTAAGCTTCCTACTTATGTTGGCGGCGATACCAGCATCCCGGTACTGAACGATATGAAATAACCTGCGCAAGCAGTGGCGGCTCGGAAAGACGAGCATATATGTCTCGGTGCTGAAATTGGTAAACAGGGAAGTCTCAAAAACTTCTGCGAAAGCTTGTGGGTCCGACTCCCATCCGAGATACCATGGGTGCTGTGAACACCCAATACACATCCTTTCCTCGGCTAAGTGATTTATGAGTGCGACCATGAATCACCGTGACTGGACAAGTCGCAGCAGGTACGCAATCCTGCTCTTGATATGCTACCGTGGTGGAACGCATACACGTTCGCCTTAAGAGCGAATGCCAGCAATGGATTGCGGGCTCACATCCCGCCGGTAGCACCAACCTTGCATGGCTAGGACTTTTAGCGGTCAGGTCCGGCCGCGGCTGTGCAAGGAACCACCCACTTGAGGGGTCTATGATACGTCTGCGCCCGCTATTCTCGGCTCGCTCGAAAGAGTGCAGCGTGCCATTGTGCGCAGAGTATCTTATGCAGCCGTGGTGTTAGTGGTTAGCACATCTGCTCCCCAAGCAGAGAGGGCGAGTTCGAGTCTCGTCGGTTGCTCCAGAGTTCCTACATTGTTCAGACTTTACTAATGACCTTTCTTCTGGGCGGTGCAGAAACTCATTTACCTCTTTTCTTCCTTGTTATTCCCGGCTCCATCCCTACGGGGTTGGCAACAAAGGCTTTGTAAGCCGGGCCCAGCCAATAGACCATATATATGATTTATTGCGCTGGGAATTATATGTGACTGTAGTTCAATTGGTAGAGCGTCGGATTTCCAATCCGAATGTTTGCGAGTTCAAACCTCGTCAGTCACTCCACGCCGCGAGGCGAGACAGCTTTGCCCATTAGGTCTTTAACAAAATGGGGAATAGGTACATGGTGGTAAAAGGACGATCAAATAATAGCCATGACTTCTTTGCTTGACGCCATAAGACTCGGATAGAATGGTCCGATGGGAAGTTGTCCTGCTTGGAGAATCGGGAGTGCAGGTGTACCTAATTTATATGCTACTGTGGTGGAATGCAGACACGCTTGTTTTAGGCGCAAGTATCTTAGGATGTGCCCGTTCAAATCGGGTCAGTAGCACCATGTTCGAACATCAATAAGGAGAGGAATAAGGTAGAATGAAAATTGTTATCGAATGCAATGACAACCAATACAAAGCCGGTGTTTATGCTGACGAGGGAGAGAATACCGAAAACGATACGATCATTGATTGTGCTGTAAACGGGCTTCTTGCTATCATTCGTTTTTATATTCTTAAAGACGAAACCCTTACGATGGAAAACAAGAAGAATGTTGTGTCTGACCTATGTGATGAAATTAAGAAAAAGCTTTTGGAAGCGATTGAAGAGGAGAGCACAGCCAGATGAATTCTATTATCAGTCCTTGGGCGTTCTACTGGATCAGCATCGTAGATAATATTAGGACACTACTAATCATCGTTCTAATCGTGCTTATGATTGGAGAAGCGATTATGTTCGTGTGTACTATGTCTGATGCAGACCTCTTTAGCTTCAGAGACGAAAATGTAGCTAAAGAAGTGAAAATCTGCATCAAGGTCGCAATTGTTACTTTTGTTATTGCGGTTCTAGTTTGTGTGATTCCTGACTCTGACACCTGCTACAAGATGCTCGCCGCTAAGATGTTTACGCAGGACAATATCAATTCCGCCACTGAGTATGTCACCGACGTGATTGACTATGCTGTGGATAAGGTCAAAGAATTAAATCCCGTTCAAGATACGGAGGAATGAACTATGGAAGTTTACGTTCTTTATGATTGCGTTGAGAATCCGGATGAGTGGGCGTTTGCTGGAGTCGAACACGTCTATGATAACTGGGATGCTGCTTACGCAAGGATGAGTACCTTGTACGACGAGTGTAAGAAAGAACACTTCGACGAGGAAGACGAAGATGGAGCCCGTGATACCTACATTGATGGCTGGGGTGCCTGTGTTGAAAATACCATCACGGGCTACCGTCATACGTGGAATATCACAAAGGAAAAGGTCAACAACTACGGCGAAAGGGAATAAGTAATGGGAGGTAAGACCAGTCGCGATAGTCGCGAAAGGTACAATAAAAAAACATACGACCGAATCAATCTGATGATTAGGAAAGATTCGCCGATCAACAAAGATTGTATCGCAAAGGAAGCGCAACGTGAAGGGAAGAGCCTGACAGGTTATATCCTTGATGCTGTTTGTGATCATATCGAAAGAGAGAAACAGCTCGAAAATTTTCCTACTTGTCCAGAATCTAATCTTGAGCCTCCGAAGGTTTTTGATGAGAACGGTTTGAGATACGAACTCAACTATCATGAAATGTGTTGTCTCTTTTATAAAGCGTTGAGGGATGACCCAAATCTGACAGAAGGTATGAGAAAATCGCTCATTGGGACTATTTGTCAGATGCACGACACTTTGATTGACGTTTCGTGGTGAGCCCAATGGAAAGAAAGTTCAAATATGGAGACATTGTGATACTCGATGGAGATATTGTCCGCGAGGAAGACACTAATCGCAACATCTCGGGTAGAGTGGTTGGATATTCTTTTAATCCATTCGAAAGTTGTCCCACCGTAGAAGTATTTACTCCATTTAAGTTTGGAGAGAAAAGACTTTCTACAGTAGATTTCCTTGGTGACGATTGGTGGATATTGAGTAGAGATGAATGTCGTTGCGACTCTTTATTATGAGGTAAAATTATGAAACGCAAATTTCAGATTGGAGACCGAGTAAAACTCACATGTAAAGGTCGGACAGATGACCCTAATTATGGAGTGGAAGGCATTGTTGTAGAGTATGAACCGGATGATTGCTGTCCAACTGTCAAACTTTGTGAAGAGTACACATGGAGCGTCTCTGTTACTCGTGAAGTAAATTGGCTTGACGATGATTGGTGGACGTTAGTCGAAGGTGCACGCGAATGTATTTGTAAATCATTGCTTTAATTTTCGTCCAACAAAGTCACTTTTCAATATCTGAACCAAATAATGGAATGGAAAGGAGGTTTATAAGATGCAAATCAAGTATGTTGATGGCCATTATGAAATCGTGTCGGCGGATAATGGCCAGTTCATCCAGTCGGCCGACACATGGGACGAAGCTCTGAATGATATGAAGGAGCTATTACAAACAAGGTGAAACGGGCACACGGCTCGTTTACATAAAACTTTTTAATTAAAAAGGAGTAACAACTATGAAGGCAACTGTTAAGTACAATTCTCTGTTCATCACCAGCGCATACGACATTGAGACCCTGAAGAAGGTGGCCAAGTTCCGCAAGGAAGCTCTGACTCTGTACAAGGGCGAAGGCAAGGATAAGACTCCTGTGTGCAGCATCGCTGTCAGTAAGACCGCCGCTGCCAACAACCTGGGCATCACTTTCGCCAAGGACTCTGCTACCGAGCCGAAGCTCGCCACCATGAGCATTGACCTGCCCGATGATGCAAACACTACCGAGAAGATCAACGCTTTCGTTCGTGATAAGCTGGGCCTGACCATCGTCAACTGCATCAAGATCGAGGAGCAGATTGCCGCTGCTCTGACCGAGATCGCTGGTGACGAGGCCGCTATGAACGCCGTCATCACTATCGAGAACGAGCCCGAGCACGCCGCCGAGTAAGAGCGCCGCTGAGTAAGCGTTAAGCGCCGCTATGGTTCCACGCCGGATGTTCCAGAGCAATACGTCCGGCATTCGTTAAGATGATTCGTCAAATGACGTTTCTACAATAATTTTTCAAATTGAAGAGGAGATACATAATATGCTGCAGATTACTGTGGGTACCAACACCAATCGTAAGGTCGTCATGATTCCTGAGGATTACACCCTGCGTCAGTGCCTTGAGGAGAATGGCGTCAACTACTCCGCTGCCCAGACTTCTCTGGATGGTTGCGTCCTTCAGCCTGGAGATATGGACAAGACCTTCGCTGAGATGGGCATCACCGAGAAGGCTTATCTGGTTTCCGTCCAGAAGATGGATAACGCTCTGGCCGCCTAATTCTGGGCGAGTTTAAAATCCGAATGTAAATCTGTTTTTGGTTACAACAGATAAATAGCATTGCAGCCGCTGGCAGGCCGGTTAAAGTCTGCCTTATATATGTCCAGTATCTGGGCTTGATAATGCAATCACAAATTTTAAGGAGGAAGTTTATATGGCGTTCTCTGGTATTAAAACCAAGCTTGGTTCGCCCGAGTGTGAAGAATATTTCAACTCGATTGTTTACCGAAATGACTTCAAGGATGAAGACAATACCATTGTGACGATTCTTCGTGCGATGATGAACGAGAAGCGGCTGGCAACTTTTAATGCAAAACCTGACGTGAAGGGCAAGATGCAGGTCCAGACTATCAATAAGGAAATTCGCTTTACGGGCGAGACTGCAAAAATTGACGCTGGTTACTATGGTGGCGCACATGGCCCTTTCAGTCAGGCAATCATTGGCCTCTGGTTGGTCTTCATTCCGAATAAAAATGCTTCGGACTACATCAAACAGGTCAAGGAATTCGATGAAGACTATAAGAAGCTTGGTTGGTCTCGTCTGGAAGATGTCTCTCTCTATCTGGATCGTAATGGTGAGATTCTGGCGTATCAGAATGAAAAGAAACAGGCCACGATTCTGTTTGCGCCGACGGCAAAGCGGATTCAGACCATGCAGATGGCGGCGAGTTGTATTTCTCGAATCTTCCCGTGGGCGTTCAAGGATTATCCGCCGTCTGAGGACGAAATTGCATTCCTGAAACTGCTGAGCGAGCAGAAGTATACGGAGTTTAATGCAGCTATGGAAAGAATCTACGCTGCGTACAACTTCTATGTCAAAAAGCTCCAGACTATTCTGCATGGATTCTGTGACCAGAATTATTCTCGCATGATCAGGAATCAGGAAGAGAGGGTTCGTCGTGCAGAGCGGAATGTTGATGACTATTATCGCAATGTAAGAAGCGCTCAGGACACCCTTGAAGAAGAGCAGGAGAAGCTTCTGGGCCTGAGAAACCGAGCTTGTAACGGCAGAGAAGATGAAAAGGAGCTGATTGATTTCTTCTCTTCGAATAAGTCAATCACTGTTCTCGGTAAATCCGGTCGAGATCTCCGTCTTGGTGTGAATTGTTACCTCAATGACTTCAACGAAGACATCTTCAAGCAGTATGTTGAAAAACAGGATAAGGTGTCCAGTTACATCTATAGCGCAAGCCCTTATGGTCTGGAGCTGACGAAGAAGTTGTTCCTCGCTATTTGGAAGGAACATCGCTTCAACTTGAGAGTTTATTGCGAGTGGGTTCTGTATGATGATTGCAATGTTGAAGCGGTTTCGCAGTCCAATATGGAAGGTCATGATGACCTGATGGAAGACCGTATTCCTCAGCCTCATATCGATGATTACCAGTGCTTCAGAGGTTACACCGGCATTCTGAACGACCTTGCACGTTCTCGCGATTATATCGGAATCATGAGTACATTGTTGAGTTCTTCCTCTTCTATCAATTGGACTGACTCTACAGTTGTCTCTAAGTTGATGAGACGGTTGTTTGAAACCAATAAGGATACGAAGTGTCTTGAGGACAAGGATGGCAACCATTATACCGTGGCAGAGGTCGTTAAAATCCTCGAAGACGAGGCAAAGGCGGCGTAAAGGAGGTTTGATTTATGCAGCCCATTAAAATGACTGACGAAATTATTCGCGATGTTATGCAGGAGTTCTACAGTCAGGCTTCTGTTCTCGGTAATCTCCAGACGGATAAATTTTCTTTCAATAAGAGCTTCTCTAAGCCAGCTAAAGACGCCGTTGAGGTGAATTTCACGCTGGAAGCTTACCATGAAATGTGTGCGCTGATTGACCATTTTTCGACTGAAGTTGCGTGGCATGGTCTGGTGAAGCGCCTGGATAAGACGCATTTTCAGGTCACAAAAATCCTGATTTATCCGCAGAAGGTGACTGGTGCTACCGTAAACACTGATCAAGAGGAGTATACCAAGTGGCTTTATGCTCTCAAGGATGAGGAGTTTAATGCAGTTCGTTTTCAGGGACATAGTCATGTAAATATGGCTACTAATCCTAGCGGTGTTGATATGCAGAATCAGTGGGACATGATCAATCAGCTCAATTCTACTGATTACTATATCTTTATGATTTGGAACAAGCGCCGTGAATACAATGTTCGCGTAATTGATATGGCTGACAATGTTATCTACAGCGGCAGTGATGTCAAGGTGACTATTGGAGCTCTTGACATGAAAGGGTTTCTCGAAGAGGCAGAAGCGCTCGTCAAAAAGCCGGCACCTGTGTACAACTATGGTACCACCTACGGATCAAACGCAAGAACTTATCCGGGAGGCTCATTCGTTGGTACGACTAGCACCGCAACCACAAAGTCGGCAGAAAAGACAGAAACGAAAGCGTCGAACCCGGCGATGAAGACTGTCACCGGTGCTGCAGCTCCAAAGGTGAATAAAGAGAATGAGTCTAATCTCATGGGGTACTACAAGAAGAATCCGAACGAGTTGTCGGCCAATTGGAATTCTAGCTGTCTACCTTATGCCGATGCTCTGTCGAATTAAGAAAGGAAAACGCATAAATGGATTTGAGTAAGATTGAGATGGTTTTTGACCCCGCAACTATCAAGGGCCGTATCCATATCATCGGTTGTGGCTCAGTCGGGTCCACTGTGGCCGAACTGTTGGCACGATATGGTTTGACCAAGTTCACTCTGTGGGACATGGACTTTGTTGAACCGAAGAATATCGTCAATCAGATGTTCTTCCAGCAGGATATCGCTCATCCCAAGGTTGAGGCTGTGGGCAACATCCTGTGTAATGTGAATCCTGATATCAAAGAGGACCTGGTTCTGATGCCAAATGGCTGGCAGGGCGAAACCGTTAAGGGTTACGTGTTCTTGGCGGTGGACAATATTGAGATTCGGCAGCAGTTCTTGGAGAAGAACAAGTACAACGTCGATTTACTCGGGGTATTCGACATTCGGACGGGTCTCTATGATGCACAGTGTTGGTCGGCCGACTGGAAGGATCGTAAACAGATCGAAAACCTAAAGCGTTCCATGGCATTTACCCATGAAGAGGCCAAGACGGCTACACCGGTATCCGCTTGCGGCATCGTTCAGGGTGTCGCTCCGACCGTTCGTTTCATCTGCTGTCTGGCAGTTACGAATTTCATTAATTTCGCGGAAGGCAAGCCGCTGAAGAAGCAGATCGTTGCAACTCCGTTTATTCTGGGCGAAGAGAGCGTCATGGCGTTCTGATAAAATCGTAAATAAAAAAATTGTGATGAATAGTTGCTCTTTTATAAGCAATGCACTCAGGTTAAACCGAGTGTGACGAATTGTCAAGACGAGACACTACCCCCGAGGGAGGATACGGACGCATGTCATGATGGCCATCCCCTGGGAACTACGGGGTTACCTTGGAAATGCGAGACAAATACAACGATGGGACGTAGCAGCAAGCACGGCCGTGATCCAACGTGCCGGCTAAGGAGGATAACAGATCCCAGGGGCTGCAGGAACCAACCCGCTTAGATCACGATTTTTTAAATTACATAAGGAGAAATATATGTACATCACATATTGGAATCCGCCTAGGACACGGCAGATTACTTTTGATGAAATCATCGCAGGCGTACAGAATGTTGAAGCGCTGCATTATGGCGGCAGCACCACCTCGACGATTACGGTGTGTCGTAATGACCTTACTCCGCGCCTGCAGAAAATCACCAATATCCCAGATATGATCGCAAAACTTACGGAGTTTAATCAGAAATATGCAAGACTCGAAGCGTGCGACCTCGCCGCTCATTATGAACATTTTGAGATTCCTAAGAAGTCCGGCGGCTGGCGTCCTATCGATGCTCCGGATAAGGAATTGTCCGATGCTCTGGTTGAGCTGCGCGAGATGTTGCACAGTTTCATGATTGCGGACTATCACACAAATGCATTTGCTTATATTCCGAATCGTAGTTTTATCGACGCAGTTCGCAAACATCAGGCTGGCCACATTAAAACGAAAAAGAATGAGGAAACCGGAGTGCAGACGACAGTGACTTTTGAAAATCACTGGGCAGTGAAGTTCGACTTGCATGGATTCTTTCCGAGCACAACGCCGGATTTTCTTCTTGGTATGTTGAGCATTATTTATCCATTCGCTCTGATTATGAAGGATGAGCGGGGGCACGAACAGCTTGTCAACGCCTTAAAACTTTGTTTCCTCCACGGTGGTTTGCCGCAGGGAACTCCCATCAGTCCGTGGCTTACCAATGTTATGATGATTCCATTTGATCATCTTATCACGCGCAAGCTGTGTTACGGCTATAAGGCAAAGGACGGCATCGAACGTGAATTTACTTACACCCGTTACGCTGACGATATGATGTTTAGTTGTTATCACAGTTTTGACCCGATGGAGATCCAGCAAATCGTCATCGACGGTTTGAACTTCATCCATGCACCATTTACTTTAAATGAAGCAAAAACTCACTACGGCAACCGCCATTCCAGTAAAAACTGGTGCCTTGGTTTGATGTGGAACAAGGATAACCAGATTACTGTTGGATGGCGAAATCTGAAAATGTTTCGGTCTGCCATGAAAAACTACATTGATGCGAAAAAGCGTGGCGAAACGTGGGAGCTTGAAGACCTCCAGAAGTTCATGGGCAAGCTCAATTACTATCATATGGTCGAACCCGAGGTAATTGATGATTTAGTTCATCGTTACAATGAAAAATTTGGTGTTGATGTGATGGCCATGCTCAAAGACGATCTTCGTCCTAAAGATGGCGAAGCCGCGTAAGGAGAATATGATGATTAAGCAGTATAAGAATGTCCTTGATGGTATCACGATGGAAGAATTCATGGATGCTATTAAAAACGAAAAGAATGTTACAGCGAGAACGGTGTCTGCAATCTTATTTTCGATGATTGATGATCGTGTTCAGGAGGCCATCGATACGGCCAAAGAAAACATTCCAGACATTCTGATGGCAACGAAAGCACCTCCAGTGGTGGATGATTTCACTGAAGGATACGAGCTGGATGAAATTCGTGGCATCTGGCGTGTCGTGGACTCTACATGGTATCGGGATAAGAAATTCTATCTGATGAAGGCAGAACAAGATCCCGATTACTGTGGACCTATCGCGGTGGACGAGAATGGAAAGCTTGTTGCGGAAGAGCTGTGCGACGGATTCGATTGCGACTTTGAAGATGCCGCAGACGAATATTTTGACGAAAACAAATTTAAAGGCTTCGGCCTTATCGGAGAGGAGGATATGTACTAATGGTTGAATTGATGTGTCGTGACGGCAAAATCTCTCAGAGTGACCTAGAAAAACTAGCAGATACGATTTATTATTCTACCGGTATCGAGGTCAACGTGATTGCAGAACAGGACCGGCGGGCTATGGTGTTCTGGGGGCCGGAAGACGTAAAGGGGATTATCGAATCTTCGCACATCCAGTCTATCGATCCGGACAACACGAGTATCTGTGACACAATCGTCGCTACGGCAGAGCCTAAGATTCATCAGGCGATGCTTGAGGCCGGTAATGACGTTCTAGTGGATGAAGTGTACGAGCTGGCCGAATCGTTGGGAGAACATTTCGACGACTCAGATGTCGAGTTGGATAATCCTTCGTACGACGATTTTGTTGTACCTCCCATGAAATAAAATAACGTAAATAAAAAATCATTTTGCATATCACTCTATAAGAGCGAGCATTACACCTAAGGTGGATGTTTAGAAGAATACTAAGGACCGGCCGCTGCGCTCTGATCAATCCCATCGTCGCGCAGCTTGGCCTTGGAACAAATCCTACGTCGAGTGCAATTTCAACTGCTCTCGATCCAATGAGCTCGCTTCGCTCAGACATTGGATCGCTCGCATTGAAATTCCCCTCGATGAACGGAGCTACGGATTTTAGAAAATGATTTTTGAAAGGATATAAAAATGGAGTCGATGATGTACAAGCCGGGTGACAAGGTTACGATTCGTTCGGATTTGGAAGAGTACGAATGTTACTTTATGTTATCTGGCCCCAAAAAAGGGAAAGGAATGTTCTGCGCCGTGCCGAGCATGGTTGCACAGGCTGGAAAAGTATTTACAATCGAAGGAATTCGTGAAAACGGAAGAGGCTATCAGCTTAAAGAATATGATTTCGGTTGGACGGACTCTATGTTTGAGTCAGTAAATGAATGCATTTGCGATTCGCTGCTGTGAGGTACCAAGATGAAATACTTCCACGATATTGGTGATGCGGTTGTCGTAAGATCGGATCTTCATACTAATATTGATTATTACATGAAGTCTGGTTCGGAAGCTCCAATATGTAATAGTGTCACCAAGGAAATGAAAAAGTATGCTGGTAAAATCGTTCACATTGCGGGCCACATAAATGGGCAGTATTTGATCAAAGAAGACGATTATAGATGGGTGTGGACAGATGACATGTTCGAGAACATTTCGGATGAGGAATGTTTTTGCGTGAGCCTGTTATGATAGAAAGGGTGAAATAAAATGGCCGAAGCTGTTAAAAGGGAAAAATATGAAAAGTTGGTCCAATTCCCCAAAGTTTCTGATAGCTCTCACTTCACCATGAGTGAAGAAGAACTTCAGAAGATGATTCGGGACATTGCTGCTGCGGCTCAGAAGTCTAGAAAGCGTAAACCTAAACCTACATATAGTCTCTATACGAAGGATGGGCGCAGAAAGCCCACACCAGCTGATCCGATTCGTTCGAAAGAAGATTTCTGGAAACTGGCTGATTACTTGGGTTCTACTGGAGATCCTAAATTTCAGCTGCGAAATAAAGCAATTTTTATTTTTGGCTGTAGTATCGGCGTTCGTTGCGGCGATTTGTTGAACCTAAAAACGAGCGACGTCTATGAACCCGATGGCACAGTAAAAGAACATTTGGAGCTTATGGAAGAGAAGACGCGCAAAATCAACGTTTGTAAAATTCCCAAAATGGCCGTGGATGTTCTGGAACAGTATCGTGATGAACAGAAATTCTCTATTGATCAGCAGAATTATCTATTCCGCAGCCGTAAAAATGGTCCTCTAAATGTGCGCAGTTTTTATCACATCTTGAAGAACGCAGGCAAAGTATGCGGGCTGGATATTGACCTGTCTACTCATACGATGCGTAAAACTTATGCAATGGCAGCTCTTCAAACCGCAGATGGAACAGAGGCGTCTGGCGATACGTTGGAGTTGCTTCAGGTGAAATTCAAACACAGTGATAAGCGCGTTACTATGCGATATATTAAGGCGGATCAGGATAAAATCGATAAGATGTCTGATCGCGTTTCAGGATGGTTTGAGGAGAAGGAAAAGTAATGAAAGCAGAAGGTTATATGTATCATCCGGGCGATGTGGTTAGGGTTCGAGAAGATCTTGCCGAAAATACCAACTATAAAATGTGTAGCGGAAAAAATAATGGCGCTGATTGTTGGATCTGGGGCTGGATGAAAGAATATGCAGGTAAACAGATTACTATTAAAAGAATCAATGGTGATGGTTTTTATGAGGCTGCCATTACCGAAGATTGTATTTGGTCTGATGAAATGTTTGAGCCTCTAAACGAATGTTTCTGCAGCTCGTTATTATGAGGACCTGTAAATGAAGAACACCAAAAAATATATGTATCAACCCGGAGACATTGTTATTGTTCGAAAGGATTTAGATAAATATAAAAGCTACAAAATGTTTGCTGGTCCATATAAAGATAAAACATGGGGCATTCATCCGGATATGTGCCTTATGAGGGGACAAGCGGTTCATATTTCTGGGATTCATGAATATGGTGCTTATTTGATTTCGGAAACTGATGAATTTGTTTGGACAGATGAGATGTTTTCTGGATTAGCATACAATGAATGTTGTTGTAATTCGCTACTATAAAATTAAACGACGGGGGAGATAGAAATGGCATCGAGGTATTATCGATATAAAAACGGAGAAGAGGTTATTGTTCGTGCTGATTTGGATTATAATACTCGTTATTACATGCGTTCCGGTTATCGAGCTGACGAACAGTATACAATGCTTAGCTATGGCCAATCTCAGAAATTAGGAAAACCTGTACATATCAAAGACAAACGAAATGGACGATACATTATTGAAGAAGACTACAGTGGTTCTGCTTGGACTGACGATATGTTTGAGTCTCCGAATGAATGTTGTTGCAGCTCTTTGCTGTGAGGTTTATGAAATGGAAAAAGAATATCTTTATAACGTCGGAGATGTTGTAAGAATTCGCGAAGGGCTTGATTATACCAAGGTTTATTATATGCGGTCCGGCCCTATGTATTGTTATAGTCCCGGAATCAATGAACCTATGACAAGGCGCGGTGGAGAAATTCATACGATACTGGGCTACACTGACTGTGATTGTTATCATATCGACGACGGCCCTAACGAAAAAGATCCTTGTGGAAATTGGAGCTGGACCGATGAAATGTTAGAACCCATAAAGTATGGGTGCTACTGCGAGAGTTTGTTGTGAGGTGTGATATGAGTAAACTTTTATATAAGCCAGGTGACAAGGTTACGATTCGTTCGGATTTGAAAGACGACACAGGGTATCCTGTCTTGTACGGACCAGCTGCTGGCAAGAGAACTCTTTATTGCAATACTGATATGGCAGCACTTAGAGGCAAGACTTTTGAAATCAGCCGCTATACTTTCGAAGAAAACTTTTACGGATTGAAGGGAGCCCCTTGGCACTGGACAGAGTCTATGTTTGAAGATCCAAAAGAGTGCTTCTGTGAAAGTTTGTTATGAGGTATCAATGTGAAAGAGATATGGTGTGTTATTGAATCCAGCTCTGAAGGCGAGATTTTTAGCCCCGATTTTTTCAATTCGCGCGAAGAAGCGGCTGCGTTTATTGCAAAAGACGCGAGTGAGTGTTTCGCAAATATAAACGACTTGCCAGAAGCTAACATGAAGGTTGATTTCGACGACGACGAACCTTTGGGTCAAGTTTGGACTGATAAATATAGTTGGGCCTGGCATGGTTTTGAAGTTACTAAAGATATTAAAAATATTTCAAAGGAGAATAATAATGTCTGATTTTAAGGAATTTCGTGCGCTGCTGCAGGACCACTTCAATGAGATGGTGAAGGTTGAGAATCCACTGTTTATCACCGATGCAGACGAGGATGAACTGTATAATTTGTATCTCGACAGCTTCCCGGCCGGCACAAATGAGCTGTTTCGTAAGCGGCGCGAGTATGACTGTTCCTGCTGCCGCCGTTTCGTGAAGAATATCGGCAAGCTGGTAGCGTTTGATGCGGGTCATAATCTGGTTTCTATTTGGGATTTTGATGCAAAGTCCGCCAAGTATCAACCAGTTGTTGATGCGCTGGCTGCATATGTGAAGAGCCGCACTATTGTGAATCCGTACTTTGTCAGCCGCAATATGATCGGTTCTGGCAATATGTTCGGCACTGTGATGAACTACGAGTACGACGAAAACCATAAGGACGTACATACTTGGAATCATTTCGCAGTCAATATTCCACAGCGTTTTATTACCAGTGGAGATGATGTACCTACCAAGATGGCCGAGTGGCGTGATTCTGCCAATGTATTCAAGCGCTCTTTGGAAGAACTGACCATGGATGCCGTGGACACCGTACTTGAGCTGATTGCGCAGAACAGCCTGTATCGCGGCAAGGAGTTTGAGTCTCTGGTTCGTGGCTTCAAAATCGATAAGCGAGTGTATGATCGTCTGCCTGATGAAAAGAAGTCCGCTTATGTTTGGATGGCTCCCGGCGGTACGTCGATGAATCGTCTTCGTATCCGTAATACGGCAATCGGTACTCTACTGGTAAACCTGAGCGAGGGTATGAACGTGGATGCAGCCGTTACTGCCTTTGAGAAGGTTGTTGCTCCTGCAAACTATAAGCGTCCCAAGGCGATTTTCACTAAGAAGATGCTGGAGGATGCTCAGAAAACCGTAACTGAGCTTGGCTATATGAACAGCCTTGGCCGCCGGTTTGCCACTCTGGATGATATTACTGCTAACAATATTCTGTTCTGCAACCGCGATGCCGCTCCTCGTGTGATTGGCGCTGCGAACCCGTTCGAGGCAATGGCAAAATCTATGGGCACCGATCCTAAGAAATTCGGCCGCGCAGAGGAAATCGGCATCGACAAGTTCATCAGAGACGTGCTGCCGACTGCAACGGGTCTGGAACTGTTCATGGAGAATCGGTTTGAAAAGAATATGATGTCTCTGATTGCGCCGCAGGATAAGAGTGCGCCAAGCATGTTCAAGTGGCCCAATGGTTTCAGTTGGGCATATACCGGAAACATGACTGACAGCGATATCCGCGAAAATGTCAAGGCTGCCGGCGGTAAGGTGGATGGTGTGCTGCGTTTCTCAATTCAGTGGAACGATAAGACGGGCGAGTGGGATGAAAACGATGAGGATGCTCATTGCGTTGAACCCGATAAGAATCATATCTATTATGGCGATAAGTGGAATCCTCGTACTGATGGCCGCCTAGATGTTGATATCCGTTGTCCTAATCAGGGTAAAGCTGCGGTCGAGAATATCACCTGGCCTGACATCAAAAAGATGAAGGAAGGCGAGTACAGTTTCTATGTGAACTGCTACGCTAATCGCGGCGGTAAAACTGGTTTCCGTGCTGAGATCGAGTTTGATGGCAACATCTACTCTTTCAACTATGATAAGCCGCTGCACGGTGGTCAGAATGTCGCCGTGGCAAAAGTCACGCTGAAGGATGGTAAGTTCTCTATCAAGGAGCTGCTGCCCAGTTCTACCAGCACCCGCGAGATCTGGGGTGTGAGTTCCAATCAGTTTGTGCCTGTGTCTGTGGCGATGTACTCTCCGAACTACTGGGACGAACAGACCGGCAATGGCAACCGTCACTACTTCTTCATGCTCAAGGATTGCGTCAACCCCGAAAAGCCGAACGGTTTTTACAACGAATTCCTGAAGACGGAACTGCTACAGCATAAGCGAGTATTTGAGGCTCTCGGTTCTCAGATGGCAGTGCAGTCTGTAGACGATCAGCTGTCCGGTGTTGGTTTCTCTGAAACCCAGCATAACAGCTTTGTCGTCAAGGTACAGGGTACAACTGAGCGAGTTCTGAAAGTGGTGATTTGATGGAACTTAAATATCATGTCGGCGATAAGGTTATGATTCGTCCGGATCTTAAAATGGACGAAGTGTATAAGATGTATTCGGGGCCAATGCATGGACGACATACTTACAGTATCGCACCTAATATGACACTGTTGGCTTGTAAATTTGCCACGATTGCAGGCGTTTGTGATGGGGGAGCTGGATATAGACTTGAAGAATATGGCTTCTCATGGACCGATGGAATGCTGCTGCCGGCTGATTTAAACGAGTGCGTTTGTGCTTCGCTGTTGTGAGGTGATCTGATGAAATATCGATACAAGCCCGAAGACGCAGTTTTTGTTCGGCCTGATTTGAAACGTTGCTCCTGCTATGGGATGCGTTCTGGGGTGAATGAAAATGGGCAATGTCTTGCAGCTGTTGGTAGTATGTTAAATTTCGTAGGTAAAATGGTTCATATTTCTGGATATTCTCGGGATGGGTTTTATTACATCAAAGAAGATTCGGAACAATGGCGTTGGACTGATGAGATGTTCATTGGTTTAGCTGGTGACGAATGCTACTGCGAATCTCTTCTATGAGGTGCCAAATGGACTATCAGTACAAAATAGGAGAGGCCGTTTGGGTTAGAGATGACCTCGAATATGCAGCCTCTTATGATATGACGTCTGGCCCTTATCCAGAAGGCAATCGTAATGTCGTGACAGATAAAATGGCCAAACTCCATGGGCGGCCTGTCCATATTAAAAATTATTCTGCTGTCGGCCAATATCATGTAGAAGAGACAGGTTGTCTCCAATGGACTGACAACATGTTTGAAGGTCCAGATAATAATGAATGCCGCTGCGAATCTCTACTGTGAGGCTTGTTATGGATTATGTAATTCCACTTCGATTTAAGCCTGGCGATCATGTTGTGGTTCGTCCGGATTTGAATATCAATACGGTCTATCAAACATTTGGAGGCAAGAATGCCGGTTATCGTACAGCCCCAACGATGAATATGGTTCGCCTTGCGGGAATGGAATCTGAGATTAAAGAGTATTCTAGGTCTCAAAAAACTGTAAAGCTAAAATGCTGTGGTTTTTGTTGGACAGAACAAATGCTGATTCCCAAAAGTTTTGTAGAACAGGAATGTGTTTGTGAATCACTTTTATAAAAAATAAAGGAGAGATAATTATGGAAAAGAATCTGTTTGAAATTGCGACTCGTAATCGCTATCGCTTCAACTATAAGGGCGTTATGACTGTTGAAGATCTGTGGGATCTGAATGTTGAGGCTCTGGATGCAATCTTTAAGACTCTGAACCGCCAGAAGAAGACTGCCGATGAGGACTCCTTGCTGGTCGCGAAGAGTGCCGAGGATGCTGAACTGGCAAACAAGATCGAGCTGGTCAAGTACATCGTATCTGTCAAGCTGGCCGAGTCCGAGGCTCGTGTGAATGCTGCCGAGAAGAAGGCGCAGCGCGATAAGATTATGAAGATCGTGGCTAAGAAGAAGGATAAGGAGCTGGAAGATATGGATGTTGATCAGCTGATGAAGAAGCTGGAAGAGCTGAATTAAGGAGAAGCAAGATGAAGATTGTTGAAAGTTCTGGCCGTTTACATCTGTATGGCGATGACATGAAAGCATATGACCAGATTCCGGCTGGTACATACGATATCTGCTTTTCCAAGATGACCGGTTTTTATCTGGTTCGTCGTCCTGACATGGCGGTTAATGAAAAGGTGTATGGTGTCGCCGGGGAAAAGGCTGCGAAGGTAATGAGCACGTTCAAGGTGTTTACCCGAAATCTTGGTGTAATCCTCAGCGGTGATAAGGGCATCGGTAAGTCTATGACTGCTAAAATGATCGCTAAGGCCGCTATTGATGAGGGCTATCCTGTTATTTTGGTGAGTGAATACGTCCCCGGTATTGCAAGTTTTATTGAGTCAATCACACAGGAAGTTATGATTCTGTTTGACGAGTTTGATAAAACATTCCGTAAAACAGATGACGATACGCCACAGGATACTATGCTTAGTCTATTCGACGGCACTACCGCAGGTAAGAAATTGTTTGTGGTCACGTGTAATGAACTGCGAAGCCTGAATGACTATCTGGTAAATCGTCCCGGTCGTTTTCATTATCACTTCAGATTTGATTATCCAAAGGCGGACGAAATTCGCACTTATCTACAAGACAAGCTCGACCCCAAGTATTATGGAGAAATCGAATCTGTCATTCAGTTTTCTTCTCGTGTCGCTCTGAATTATGATTGCCTGCGTTCTATTGCATTTGAGTTGAACCTTGGCACTGCATTTAAGGATGCGATTTTGGATTTGAACATCGTCAATCTGGACGATTTGAGTTACAAGATTACCGCAATAACTGAAAGCGGTAAAAGGGGCTCTACTACTGGCAGTTACGATCTCTTTAGCGAGGGCCAAGATTATTCCGATTATTTTACTCCGATCGTCGGAAATGACAGTTTTAAAATTCGATTCAATACTAACGATATTGAGTTTGATCCCAAGACAAATAGGTGTCTGATTATGGGTGAAAATTTGGATGTTGTAAATCCTTACGACAAAGATACTGAGTGGGAAAAGGAAGATTACGCAGCGTTCGAAAAGGAAACTATCAAATGTATTGTGTTTGAACGCCGCAGTGATCGCAGTCTGCATTACGCAGTTTAAGGAGGTATATTTGATGCGCACCTATGAAAAAATTGAGACGGTTTTCAATCGAGACACTATTGGCACAAAGAAACTGATTCTTGGGGATTTTCGCAATGAAACTGTCGAGTTCCTACAGAATAACGAATGGGAGTTCACTGAGAAGGTGGATGGAACGAATGTACGTGTTTGTTGGGATGGTCATAAGGTGAGTTTTGCGGGACGAACTGAACGCGCCGAACTTCCTAAAAATCTGACAGCTGCACTGAATGAAATCTTTGGCACCTCTGAAGCAGAAGAGTTGTTTGAACAAACTTACGGTGAAAAAGAAGTAATCCTCTTTGGTGAGGGTTACGGTGGCAAGATTCAGGGATGCGGTCATGGATACCGGCCTGACGAGTGGTTCATCTTATTTGATGTTCTAATCGGTGATAACTACCAGAGTAGGGAATGGGTTGAAAAGACTGCTCAGATGTTTGGCATCCAAGCAGTTCCTGTTTTATTCATAGGAACGATTCGAGACGGTATTAAGTTTGTATGTCAGCATCCGAAGTCTACGATTTCGGCTAATGATATTTATATGGAAGGTCTGGTTGGTCGTCCAAAAGTTGAATTAAAAGATCGTCGTGGCAATCGGGTAATCGTTAAAATCAAATGGAACGATTTTAAAGATTTCGCAAAGGAGGAATAATATGGTTAAAGCAAATCATTATGAAATTAGTTCGTTCCCGGACGGCACTCCGCTGATCAAGAAGGATCTGGATATCGATTATCTCAATGTGATCAGTATCGTCTGGACGTTTGAATCCATGGCCGAACTTCCTACGGTCATTATGATTGCAAAGGACGTAAAGGATAATGGTGCAGAGGTCGAACTGTTTATGCCATATATCCCGAATGCTCGTATGGATCGTGCCTATCACGACGAGGATGTGTTCACTCTCAAGTGGTTCGCAGAGGAGATCAATCGATGTGAGTTCAGCCGCGTTGTTGTATTTGATCCTCACAGCGATGTGACTCCGGCTCTGATTAATCGTTGTGAGGTACGAACTCCGATTCGTGAGATCTGTCAGGCAATCGAAGAAAGCAAGCCGGATGTGATCTACTTCCCAGATGCTGGTGCAATGAAGCGTTATGAGGAAACTGTTCACTGGGCACTCGATCGTGTGGGTTGTAAGGCTTACATCATTCACGGTGACAAAAAGCGTGAGTGGAAGACCGGCAAGATTCTTGGCTTGGATGTCACTGGATATCCTCCCAAGGGCGGCAAGGTTCTTATGATCGACGATATTTGCTCTTACGGCGGTACCATGTTCTATTCGGCCAAAAAGCTGAAAGAGCTGGGTGCGGGCGATATCGATATCTATGTCAGCCACTGTGAGAACAGTATTCTGGATAAGGAGCGTGGCCATCTGTTTGACAACCCGGATCTGATTCATATGATCTATACCACGGATAGTATCTTCACCGGCCATCACGATAAGATTACTGTATTAGAGCATCATTGGGATGAGGACTGATATGAAGTATGCAAAAGGTGAAATCCTTAGTGCGTATCAGCGCTTAACGAAAAGTATCAAATATGGAGATGCATACTGGTCTGAAAAAGCAATGATAAGCGATGTTCTGAGTGATTACTTTAACCGAATCGAGAGCAAGAAGGTCGTAATCGATCCAAAGTATGGAAGCTACAGATGTCCAAAGTGTAATACAACGTTAATTGGTCAATATGATCACTACTGCAGACAATGTGGTCAAAAATTGGACTGGAGGATTTAACTGTGTTTTGGATTGATACAGATAAAGCACTCCCTGCAATGGACAGTCAGGTTGTGATGTTCAAGGTGAATCTGGCAGGGAAGTATATCGTAAAAGGTCATTATGACCACAACAAACAGTGCTGGTACACAGAAAGTGGACAATACATCAGTGCTGACGATGTTTATGCTTGGAAATGCAGTGAGTCTGTAATTTCAAAAATCATAGATGTTTTTCTTCCAACGCTGCCAATTTAAGGAGGAATGGATATGAACAGATATGAGCTTTCTGCTTATGCTATTGCAGTATCAAACTTTTTGAAAAATAATGCTTCTGCTGGTGATGAGCGATTTCCAATTACGGTTAATGAATTGGGGCTTGCAACACAATTGGATAAGCTGGCAAAAGAACTGCGTGTTCCTGATGAAAACTAAGATTTAGGAGGTTTTCATTATGATGAAAGTTACCGGGAATCACACTGAAAAGGAAATCTGGGATGCAATTTGTACCCTTTCTGACATCCGGGCTGGGTGCAATCTCTTCGATCCGAATGATGTAAAAAAGTATGAAGCGTGTTCTATGGGCATTCTGGCTCTGAGAGAGGTCTCCGGAGTTGATAAAAACTAAGATTTAAGGAGATATTTAGAATGATCAATATTAACCCGATGCTGCTGTGCGATTTCTACAAGACGACTCACAGTAAGCAGTTTCCAGCTGGTACTACCAAGCTTGTCAGTTACTTTACTCCGCGTATGAGCCGTCTGGATGGCGTGGATGAAGTCGTCGTGTTCGGCATTCAGGCGTTCTGTAAGGATTATCTGGTGCAGTATTTCAATGACAACTTTTTCGACGAGCCAAAAGAAATGGTCGTTCCTCAGTATAAGCGATATCTGGATGCGACCATTGGCAAGGACGCTTATGACCTGCACAAGATTGCAGCTCTGCATGATCTAGGATATCTACCTGTTGAAATCAAAGCGTTGCCTGAAGGAACTCGCTGCCCAATCCATGTGCCGTTCCTTGAGATGAGCAATACGCATCCTGATTTCGCATGGGTCCCGCAGTTCCTCGAATCTTTTATGAGTTCTGAGCTGTGGCATCCGATGATTTCTGCAACGGTTGGAACTCTGTATCGCGATATTGTGGACAAGTATTACGATGAAACCGTGGAGGATGGCGTGCCTCATGCTCGTGCTCTGGGCGATTTCAGTTTCCGTGGTCAGGAGTGTATGCAGTCGGCAGTTAAGTCAAGCGCCGGTTGGTGTCTGAGTTTTCTGAATACGGCTACTGTCCCTGCGATTCCGTATCTGGAAGAAATGTATCGCTGCAATTGTGAAGAAGAGCCCGTTGCGTTTGGCGCTGTTAGCACCGAGCATAGTGTGATGTGTTCTAACTTCGCAGTCGATGGAGATGAGATCACTTTCATCCGCCGGGCGCTGACTGAGCTGTATCCCAATATGAGCTTCAGCATGGTATCTGATTCCTATGACTATTGGAATCTGGTCGATAATATCCTGCCCCAGCTCAAAGACGAGATCATGGCGCACAATGGCACGCTGCTGATTCGTGGCGATTCTGGTGATCCGGTCGAAATCGTTACACAGACGGTCTATCATCTGTGGGATATTTTCGGCGGTACGGTCAACAGTAAGGGTTATAAGGTGCTCGATCCTCATGTAAAAGCTCTGTATGGAGACTCTATCACTGTGCAGCGCTGTGAAAAGATTTATGCGGAACTCAAGGCACACGGTTTCGCTTGCAACAATGTCAGTCTGGGTGTTGGTTCCTTCTCTATGCAGTGCATCGAGCAGAATGGTCAGCTGAAGCCGTTCACTCGTGATACGTTCGGCATGGCAGTCAAGGCAACCTATGGTGTGGTCAACGGCAAGGAAATTCAGATCTTCAAAGATCCGAAGACTGATACGGATCACTTTAAGAAGAGCCTGAAGGGAATGTGTTATGTCACTAAGGATGATTCTGGAAAGCTGATTTGCACAGATGGTCTGATGAATCACGCTGCGCATTCGGATGGGAATCTTCTGCAAACCGTATTCCGTAATGGCGCGATGGTTAAGGAGTATAGTCTGAAGGAAGTCCGCGACCGACTGTGGAAAGGAAAGTTCTGATGAGCGGTTCAAGAACGTGGATGGGCGAACCAGAGCTGTTATACTTCATTGTCGATGGTAAAGCAGTTGCGTGTGAGTATCGAAATGAAGCTAGAAAGCTTATTCAAAATGGATTTTTCAGAAAATATGGGTATGGCAATGTTATAGTTGTGAATCCTGCTTTTGAAAAATTCAATCTAAATAGTCCGAGAGCAGCGCAATATTTTGCAATTAAAAATTTAGATAAGAGGTGAATTCATGGCAGTTGTTATCAAAGAAGGCAACGTATTTGATTCTAACGCAGACATTATCTGTCATCAGGTGAATTGTCAGGGCGTCATGGGGTCAGGTGTTGCCAAGGAAGTTCGTGAACGATTCCCGAATGTGTACGAGCAATATCACGAATTATGTGAGCTTCATAAGAACTACACTGCTGGGCTGCTTGGCACGGCTCAGATCGTCCCTGTATATGGTGGCCGCAAAGAGCTTTGTATCGCCAATTGTTTTGGTCAAGATAAATATGGTTACAACGGAGTACAGTACACTTCAGTTGGCGCTCTGATGGAAGCGTTTGTCTCTGTTGCAGAACAGGCGAAACAGTTTAACTGGAAGGTCGCTATGCCGTACAAAATTGGCTGCGTTCGTGGTGGTGCTGATTGGGAGACGGTCAAGAAGATCATTGACGTTATATTTCAAGACGTCGATGTTGAATTATGGAGATTGGAGGAGAAGTAATATGCGTAAGTATGAATTTGACGCGGCAAAGACAAAGGGTGAAATCGTCGAGTGGATTCGGAACTATTTCCGTAAGAATGGCCCTGATTGCAACGCGGTGATCGGCATCTCTGGTGGCAAGGATTCCAGTATCGTGGCTGCTCTGTGCTGTGAAGCGCTGGGCAATGGCCGTGTGATCGGCGTTCTGATGCCGCAGGGTGCTCAGAGCGATATCGATGTGGCGCGGGAACTAGTCACTCATCTGGGTATCAAGTCCTTCGAGATCAATATCGCAGAGGCTGTGAATACGCTGCTGACCAATGGACGGGCAGCCGGGCTGTGTGATTCCAAGCAGGCTCGTGTGAATCTGCCGGCACGAATCCGTATGGCAACTCTGTTCATGGTGTCTCAGAGTATGAATGGGCGAGTTGCTAATACTTGCAATTATTCGGAGAACTATGTCGGATGGGCTACACTGTTTGGAGATGGTGCAGGTCAGTTCAGTCCTCTTGGCAGGTTAACTGTCACCGAGGTGAAGGCTGTCGGTCGTGAACTGGGTCTCCCTGAAAAGTTTATCGAGAAAGCGCCTGCAGATGGACTGACCGGTAAGACTGACGAGGACAATTTCGGCTTTACCTATGATTTCCTTGACAAGTGCATCCGTACTGGCGATTTTGGGGGTGATACTGAGACTGCAGGCAAAATTGATCGGATGCATGACGCAAACACATTCAAGCAGCTTCCAATGCCGGCGTATAATCCGAACCTGCCTGACTGGTGGGCCTAATGATTTGGATTGTGCTGTTTTTAAGTATGATATGGCTTCATATTTATGATGATTATCATACACAAGGAATTCTGGCGCAATTCAAACAGAAGAAATGGTGGGAAGAAAACTATCCGCAGGATTTATACAAAAACGATTGGAAGATTGCTTTATACGAACATGCTTTTCAATGGTCGTTCACTGTGATGCTTCCGCTACTTGTATATTCTATGTGGGCATGGAAAGAATCCGGTTTATATCATGGATTGATATGGTGGACTGGGCTGCTTGCGATAAATACAGAAATTCATGCCGAGATAGACAATGAAAAAGCAAACAAATTAGGAATCAGTTTGTTTACAGATCAAATTCTTCACATTCTCCAAATTGGATTTACGATTATATTTTTTATGACTGGAGTGAATTAAATGGAAAAGGGAAAAGTTGACATCTTGATTGTTGTTGATATGCAAAACGATTTTGTGACCGGCGCTCTTGGCACTCCTGAAGCTCAGGCAATTGTGCCAAAGGTTGTGAAGAAGATCGAGGGATGGAAGGGTGAGGTTTTGTATACCAGAGATACTCATCGTAAGAATTATTTGGATACTCAAGAAGGCAAACATCTTCCGATTCCGCATTGTATCTATGGAACTGGTGGCTGGCAGCTCGTTAATGAAGTTGCCAATGCTCATTACAAGCCCACTGAGCTGTTTGAATCGGATGAGTACGAGAAGAGCACATTCGGATCGATCGAATTGATGGACGAACTTCAGTCATTTCAGGAAGGTACTGTTTTTGAGATCAATTCCATCACTCTGATCGGCCTCTGCACGGATATTTGTGTCATTTCGAATGCACTTCTGCTTAAGGCAGCACTTCCTGAAGTTCCTATTGTCGTGGATGCAAGCTGCTGCGCTGGTGTCACTCCTGAGTCTCACAAGAATGCGCTGGCTGCTATGAAAATGTGTCAGATTGAAATCGTAAACGAGGAATAAAATGCACTACGTCAATAACGATATAATTTTGGATGCCGATGAAGCGAGACGATTTCAGCATCTTCTAAGGCATCCAAACGTAGAGGAAGTACAAAGGAAGTTAAAGGCTTGTAGCGATGCTCTCACTGAAATGAATTATCGGGAGAACGAAGACGGGACTGCTTCTTTTGATATTGATATCGACTTTGAGGGATAAGTTGTGAGATATACGGTAAATGTAGAGCGCACAGGCTGCGTGGATGTCGAAGCTAATTCCAAAGAAGAGGCTATGAAAATTGCAGAAGAGCTGTCCGAAGACAAAATCGGCTGGACGGAAGATTGGAAGGCAACCTATTGCGAAGCAGAGGAGTAAATCATATGGACAAGAAAAGAGAACTTGCCGCACGAATTGCCGACCTCTTTGATGACCTTCTGTGTCAGAAGGGGATTGAAGTCCCATGCGAAGACGCAAATGAGCAGGCCGAACGGCATGAGGGCGGCAATGAAGCTTGTCTCTATGGCATGGAGTATTGGACTTTGGTTGACAAGATTGAAGAGCTACTAAAATAAAAATTATATGCTAGGTGATTAGCGGTACTAGGGTAGACATAACCGCTGCCAGAATGAAAATTGTAAGGAGGTTATCAAATGATTTCAATCGTTGAAACTGATGTTAAGATTAAAATCCCGGACGGATATCTTGTGTGTATTAAAACTGGAGCCACAGATGATTATCCGGGTCTTGGCGTCTTTTACTCTAAAGACGGAAAGACAGCTGATTGGGACGACCTGATTTCAATCACTGAATATAATTCTACATTCAAAAATATCCAAACGGTTGGTTATCGGCAGGGACAAGAAAATTATGTCGCCGCCATTCGTTTTGAAGACGGAGATATTATTGAAAATTGAGGTGTAGATATGAAAAATCCATGCCAGTATTGCGTAGCACCAGAGCGTTATCCCGGTTGCCATGATCATTGTGAGAAGCTGAAAAGTTATCATGAGAGTGACGAATATAAAAAGTTATGTAACTACAAGGATACATATTTTAAGACCATTTCTGTAAGCTCCGTTGGAATTAATCGAAGAATGAGATATTTAGCTAAAAAAGGATGTAGTTTACATAGATACAAGTACGCTATGAAGTGAGGTATATACAATGTGGGTTGTAATTGAAAATAAGTACGCCAAAGATAAGAAAATTGGTTACGCAGAAGTTGAAACCATTAATAAAGATGATGGCGATGAATGGTTCTCTGTAATGTATCGAATCAATGAAGATAACGATCTTGATGTTTATGTGCAGTACGAAATCGATGAGTGCGAAATGAAAGAAATCATAAAAACTCTTGCAATTTATCTTGAAGATGAGGGACTTTGGGAGGACTGATTATGTGGGAGTTAAGAGAAGTTCATGCGCGATACGATGGTGAAGGTTGGGTTTGGAATGGATCATTCCATCACAAGAACGTGTTCGTTGATAAAAACGAGGACCCGAAAGAAATCTTCTGGCAGGAATGTCAGATGTTCTTCTCTCAGGATTACTTAAGTAGGTGCGAGATTGTAGATGATGGCGATATTCTGGAACTTCAGTTGAAGGATTCCGGTGAGCCAGTTCTTGCTATGATTATGTAAAGAGGAATGAATGTGGAAAAGTATCTTTTGATCGCCGTTAACGAACGGAAAATTTTCGAACCTGATTATTTTGAAACTCTTGATGAGGCTCAAGCGGAGATGAGAAAACGTGTTGAGCAAATCGTGAGTCAATCTGGTGGAGAAACGGAAGTTGATTTTGAAATCAACAATGACAGTGCCTATGTGACAGACGCTCATTTTGAGCTTGGCGATGGAAACTGGGATTTTGCAATTTGCGATGTGGTTGATACGAAATACCCTGGAAATATTAAAGACGCCATGTTTACTTCTGTGTGGGACGGTGGTTTTGAGATCACTACGAAATGCAAGGTGAATACGGAAACGAAAGAGATTTTCGATATCGAAGTGTCGGAATCAAATACGGACATGGTGGAACATCTTGACGAAGAATATGTCACTATCGATGGGATCGATTATCGCGCAGTGACAGCAGAATACGCCAATTTATATCCGGAAGAAATGGATGACGAAACTTTTTGGTACGAATAAGAGGTATATGATATGAAAGAACATAATGTAGAGCAACTCAAACTTGAAACACTTCAAATGATTGATAAATATTTCATGCCAACCAAAGCGATTATCGTAAAAGCTTTTCTTAATACGTATCGATTCTGGGATGCCCCGGCCTCTACAAAATATCACGGAAATTATCCGGGTGGCTTAGCAGAGCATAGCCTGACGGTAGCAAAAAATCTACTGATGTTGACGGAAAAATTGGATCTGAAGTGGGATAATCCCGGGTCTCCATTTGTTGTCGGTCTGCTGCACGATGTTTGCAAAATGGATCAGTATAAATTGACTGGTATAGAAAATGGGTATCAGTATGCTTATGCGAATGATTCCATCTACAGTCATCACGGTGAAAAGTCTATTTGTATGTTGGCGAGTTGTGTCACCCTAACTCCAGAAGAAATCGCCTGTATTCGTTGGCATATGGGCGCATATGAGACGGATACGAACGAGTGGAAATATTATGGAAACGCTATCCAAAAGTATCCTAATGTGCTCTGGACTCATACTGCCGACATGATGGCAAGCCATATTGATGGGGTGTAAATATGAAAGTTACAGCTTATGTGTCTGCCATCAGGTATTACGAAGCAACCTTTGACGTTGATTCGAAGGAAGAGGCAGAGAAAATAGCTAAAGAGATGTACAGCAACGGTGATATGTATGATTACGAAGATGAATTGACTTCGATCAATATAGTAGGAGAAGACGATGAATATTAAAAGAGAAAACGTAAGACTTATAGATGATGAAATTATCAAAGAGGATTTAAAGTCATTGGCAGATCCGAAATCCGGCTATGATTTCGATAAAATGGCAACTATTTGCATCAATGGCTTAAAAAACAATGATTCCTTTTGGGAAATTTATTGGATGACACTCAACATGGCGATTAAAGAGGAGAAAAATGAAAAGTAAAATTGTTGTCAAAAGTCCTTCTACAGGGGCAACTTATATTATGACTGAAGATCAAATTGAGGCAGCTTATCGGTATCAGGAACATCAGTACCTCATTGAAGACGCGAAAAATCAACTCGAACTCAATGCTGATTGGATTAAAGACAGGTATGGCTATTCTTACGACAAAATTATCGGAGTTGCAGAAGAACTGGGCAAACGATTTGAAGAAAGTTGCGATTGCAATATTCCGGAGAATGAAACTTGGAATGCCGTGATAGAAGAATATTTTGAATTGGTGAATAAACAAGATGGCGAGTAAGTGGCAAAATATCCGTTTGTCTGAGCAGCAAGATCGTCGTATAAAATTGACTTCAGAGAAGAAATTAGAAATACTTCGCAAATATCAAACTGGAGGATATTCTCTTCGTGGTCTGGCAAAAGAATATAATGTGACCCATAAAACGATTTCGCTGATCGTTGATGTTAAAGCTAAGGCGAAAAGTGATGAGTATATACGGACCCATTGGATGAATTATAAGAAAACAACCAAAGACCAAAGAGAAGCGCATCGGAAAACGATTGAGTATAAAAAGAGATTGTATGAGAAAGGAGAGTTAAAATAATGGGACAGCGACTGGTTATTACGATTCATGCTTTTAATGAAGATATTGCTAAGATCTATTATCATTGGTCTGCATATACCACGAGTGCCCTTCAGGAGGCAAAAGACATCATCAATAATGTTGATTGGTTCAACGCTAGTAATAAAGACGAGCTTGTTCTTCGTATTACCGGATATCTTGAAAGCTGCGGCGGCGGAGTAGATTTTTATGATCGAAAAGTGTTTGAAGAAAAATATCCGGGTGAGGAATTTAGCAACGATGCCGATAGAAGCTATGGATTGATTGCCATTTCAGAAGATTCTATGAAACGACAGGAGAAGTGGTCTGAAGGGGATCTAACAATCGATTTTGACGCAGAAAAAGTCTACAACGAAGTAATGTTTACATACGCTTCCGATGAAGAGTTCAAGCAGGGGCGGATTGACGCCGGGTTTGAAGATGACGACATTGATGTAAAAAATATTAAGAAAGTTTTGCTTGATCCGACCGAGGTACATTTCTTTGCGCTCGATTCAGCCATTAAGACGCTTGATGGCTTGCAGTTTTGTCGCTACTTTGGGCAGATTTATGAGCTTATTATTTGAGGTGGTTTATGATTACAATGTATCGCGGCAAATGGAAGTTTTCTGTGATGAGCGCAGACGAAGCAGAAGACTTTATCCGACAGCCACATTCTGAACGGATTCGATTTATCTCTATCACTGAGGCGAATGGCTATCATATTGATTTTCAGAAATGCGAAGGAAACATCACGTTCTTGCCACTGAAGTTTGATGATTGCACCACTGATTTAGAAGGCACTTGTATCACTGAAGTTCAGGCTAAGAATATCGTGAAGTTTGTCTTGGATAACCACGAAGCAGATAAGGCCGATTGGTTCTGCGTGAATTGTACTGCTGGCGTATCGAGATCTGCCGCTGTGTGCGCTGCTATCATGAGAATTCTGTGTAATGACGATATGCCTGTATTCACCAACAGTCATTTTTGTCCGAATATGACAGTATACCGTGAAGTGCTGAATGCTTGGATCGATAAATTGTCGGATGGCGGCGAAAATATATCTCAAGAAATTTGGAATTCAACGAATCTGAATCTGATTGGAGAATAAATATGACACACGAATGGGTGGAACAGAAGAATAAAGAATATCATGAACAGTTTAAAGATTATCCACAGGCATTGGTAGATGAATGGAATCGAATTCCTGAATGGGTTAAGAACATCATTGATCGTCGTGTTGTTGATGTCGAAATAAAACTGTTTGAGGCGCTTGCAAAGCTTAACGAGGAACCAGATAGTTTCGATGTACATAGATTGGTCGCAGAAACGGATAGTAGTTCCTTTTTTGTGAAATGGTATATTGATCATGATATCGAAAGGGGCGCAGATCCCGATGAAGAGCTGAAGAAAATCTCGAAGGAATTTGAAAAACTGCGAGATATGGCAGAAAAATATGAAGAATTCTTAGAATATAAAGATCGTTATCTTGAAGCAGAAGATCGTATTGTGGAGTTTGATGGGGATATTATCATTACAGATCCATGTTATCTGTCTCACAATATGTCAAATGACGAGCAGAGCAAATTTGAATGTTGCGATATCAGCAGTCATGGCATCATTGGAATAGAGTCCAATACTTACTACGGTGATTGGGGTTGTACTACATTCGTGCCCGAAACGAAAGTTAAACTGGGCGAATTCTGCGCAGATGCCGGTATGGTATGTGTGGCTGATTTGGCCTCCGTCTTAAAGTTTAATCCAAAATACAATGATCATCTTGAAAAGCCTTGGTGTGCAACTTGGATCAAAAATTTCAAAGGTGTTGTTCGTATCGCTATTGATGAAAACAAAGAGCGCTGGCCGGCTTATATCGTTCATGTGGTAGGGTGTGGTGTCAATAAAGAAACAGGAGAGACGATCGAATTTGATACGGTGCAAACAGGGTTATGATGAACTTTATTTTGAGATTATTATCTCGATTTGTTGATTTTTGTCTTGAGTGGGAATGGATTATCCTTCCGTTATGGGCATTTTGTTTTATTGCTGTGATGTTAATAATCTCAAGTGTAAAGAGGTGGTAAAAATGACACGAGAAGAATTACAGTGCATCATTGCGGGCGAACCGTATGATTTTCTGCGCACCAACCCGCATCTTGGTAAGCATTTGATGTTTCTAACTATTGGCGGCAGCCACGCTTACGGAACAAACGTAGAAGGATCTGATGTGGACATTCGCGGTGTAGCATTAAATTCCAAAGAAGATCTACTTGGCCTTGACAAATTCGAACACCATGTGGATACGGTAACAGACACAACGGTGTTTAGTTTCAATAAAGTCACGAAGCTGTTATCGAACGGAAATCCAAATGTGTTGGAATTGTTTGGAAACAGTGACGACCTTGTTATCAGCTACAGTCCGACAACTAAGCTGCTTATGGAAAATAAAAAATGTTTTTTGTCAAAAGATGCTATTAAACCATTCGGCGGATTCGTAAATGATTTGATCAATAAGTCCGGTAGATTATATATTGATATGCAGGGTGGTCGTTATGGGGAGACCGATATCGACAAGGCTCGTAAAACGCTAAACAAGTTGGTCATGAATGCAAATAGATTGTATCTGATGGCGTTTGATCTGTTTGAAAAGGGCGAAATCATTACATATCGCAGCAATGACATTGATCTGTTGCAAAAATTTAGATTTGGCGAATACGATTATTTAGAATGGCGAGCTTATGTGCTTCCGATCTATGAAGCCAGAATGAAAACTGCTTGCGAAAATTCAAGCTTGCCAGATCACGTCAATATGAAGTTGGTTAACGAGTTAGCTATGACTATCAACGAAGAAGCAATCAAAGTGTAATTTATTGAACTATTAGGATGATACAATTATAAGGAAGGAGTGCTCCCTCCAAAAACGAGGGTGTAAAAATTGAATATGTTGAAGCTGTCAGTGTCGAACGCAAACAGCAAGATGGGAAACGTGAAGTCCATCTCTATGCCGCGAGTGGTTACTTGCGCACCTGACGTGCCCTGTGCGAAGACATGCTATGTTGGCCATTTCGATTGGCGACGAACGGTACGAGACGCATACGAAAACAACCTGAATCTTTGGTTGACAGACCCTGACGGCTTTGAAATGCAGGCTACTGCGGCCGCCTATGGGTCTTTTTATTTTAGGTGGCATGTCAGTGGTGACATTGTGGATATGCAGTATCTTGAAATGATGTGCCGTATCGCAATTAAGTTGCCGCGCACCCAATTTCTGGCATTCACTAAAAAATACAATCTGATTAACGCATTTATGGAAGCGGGTAGTGCGATTCCCAGCAATTTACATATTCTCTTTTCATCTTGGCCTGGCTATAATATGAACAATCCCTATAATCTGCCAGTTGCTTATGTGGCATTTAAAGATGGATGTTGTGAAGCGCCGGCCGACGCACATGAGTGTTCTGGGCATTGCGAGGATTGCGCTTACGCTGGTAAAAACTGCTGGGTTCTGGGTCCAGGACAGTCGATCGTTTTGAAAGAACATTGAGGGATTTCCCAGACCCCTATTATAATAAGGTAGGAAGGTGATAGATTTTGGAGAGTTCTGAGTACGAGAAGGCTGTGAGTTGGCATGAAGAATTCATTGGATGGGCGAAAGACAACAACGCGACTGGCTCTGATGAATACAAGATAACTCGCTATGCTTTAGAATGCATTCAATTTAGAAACAAGTTTGAGAATTTTGTTAAACGGAACTATAAGGAGGGGCAAGTGTGAGCTATGTTCTTACCAATGGGCACACATATATCACAAAAAAGCCTAACAACAAATTCACAGTGACATACGACCCAGGTCTGGCGGTTCAGTTCGATTCCGAGAATAAAGCTTGGAATGTTCTCAAAAGTCTGCCGAATGCATATAGGGGACAAGGGTATCTGCCGAAGGGTGTTGAAGTTAAAGAAACGCAGGCATCATTAAAAGAACCGGGTATTTCAAAGGCAGAGTCGCCGCAACAGAAATTGGCGCCGGTGTCGTATCCTGTCGAAGACTCTGTGTGGATGGCTGAGTTCAAGAGTCGGCTGAAAATTGTAGATGAGACACTTGGGATGCTGAAGACAATGTATGCAGGGCTCTATAGTGATCTGAATAAGGCCACTGATGAGATCGATGATCTTGAACATGCAATCGAATTTACCCGAGCAAACGCTGTGAAACGATGCTATCTGGAAAACGAGTTGAAGAGAGTTCGAAAGATCCGTCGTGAGTGCAAAGACGCAATGGGATTGATTGAAATGATTCTGAAGTTCGACCTGGACGACTGGGGAACCGGAAAGGTAACATCTGCGATTGTACATTTGGAAAATCGGTGCTATGTGCCAAAGGTTAGAGAAGATATTTTTACATAAGGAGTGAAAAATTATGAGTGGTGCTGTATCGTTCGTTTTAGGTTTGTTGGGGCTGGGGGCTGCTGGAGGCATTAACCTCGGACAGAGTGTAAGCCAGAAGAAAAAAGAAGCTGAATTGGCGGAGATGTACGGTTGGAACGAAACTGATATTGAAGTCAAGAAAATGCGTGAGCGTGTTCGTAAAGAGTGGTGGAGCATTCCAGACTGTCATCCAAACTGTCTAGGCAAGTGGCCCAGCGCATATCCCAGTCATATGGGGCCGTACTATCAGACAAAGTTTTGGTTCCGGGACCATTTGAAAGCTAAAGGGATTCCTTATGATGATGTAATCCTTGATGACGTATGCGGTGTCAATTACGAAAAATTGATGAACGAACAACTTCGAAATGCAGGCAATAAGCGGCGCAGATGGTTATGATTTTAAGATACGAGGTAATTTATGCAAGCATATGAAGCGTTGAAGTCAGTTTTAATGTCTGTCGAACGAAATCATTCCAAATTAAGGGTAGAACCAAATTCAGATGGTGTAGTTCACGACAAGTGGGAAGCCGAAGATGAGGCATTAGGTGATTTGGAAGAAGCCCTTGAAGAAGCTGTTGAGCAATATGAGATGGCGATGGAAATTCGAAAGAGTTTACGCACAATGACGATTAGCACCTAAAAAATTGCTTGCCGGGTTGATTTCTTAAGCATCTTGTGATAAAATAACAACCGAAAATAAAACTTATGATAGTAAAATCATATGGAGAGCATAATGCGGGTTACATATACAGCCCAGGAACTGTACGAGCACATCCGGTCGTTTGACATCATCGAGTTCTGGGGCAACCAAAATAAGCACAACGTCAGCATGATAGCGGCCAAGACATCTTGCGTTACCTATTATAAAGGGGAGACCATCGGTCATATAAGGCTCGAACAGCAGTACGGGCGTGATTCGGATATTTTAACGTGCTGCTGGGGGATTAGTGGGAGCTCCTTTACTTGCGAAGGCATCAAGACGAGTGGAGGTGAGAAGTTTACGCTCACGTCAGACCTCGGAGACAAGCTTGTCACAATTTTATTAAGAAATTTTACGATGCATCATTGTGCAAGTATTGAAAAGTGACTTTGTGGCTAGTATAATAGGGATACAAAATAAATCAAGTGGTCAGCAAGGAGGTCATAATTGTGTTTAAGGCTGGCTCAAGTACCCCTAAAATCGGTGAGATCCGTCTTGGCTACGTTGCCAACACTAATCAGGACGAAAAGGCCGTCCACAAATACTGTGGGGTTCACCCGTATCTGGTCGTAAGCAACAACATCTATAATAAAAGTTCTGGTCAATGTGAAGTGATTCCATTCACCACAAAGCGCTGGAACAGTCACAACCCGGTCCATGTTAAGTACAGCGTGGGTGAGGTTGAAGGGCTGGCTCAGGAGTCCACTCTTGTCATAGAAGGTCGAGACACACTGTTGAATTCTCAGCTGAGCGATCCGATTGGAGTCTTCTCTGATAAAAATTGGAAGCGAGCAGCAAACGCGATGATCATTCAGTGTCCAATGTTATCGGCTGCATTTGCGGTTGAGCCTGGAGTTTCTGCTTAAGAATCGATTAGTTTTGTTTGCAAAATCTCCTTACATAGTGTAAAATTAGTCTATAGACATATATTCCCAACGGGATTTAGACATGCTGTGTAAGGAGAAGCCTCAATCATGAAAAGGAACAAAGACTATTACGATGAGGAACGCAAAGAAAAATTTCTTATTGATACTTTAGTGGAAAAGGATGAAAACGGAAACCCGCGGATGAATTCTGTAGGTGAGTACATCCCTCTATATAAAAGAAAATATGGTATAGCCCGTAATACTTTCAGCCGGTTGGCGGATTTCGAAAGAGAATTCGGTAAGGATTTTTGTGAGCTTAAAAGGATAGAAGATGATGATTTCGTTTCAGACATCTATAACAAATGGCTTTCAAATATTTCAGACAATTATTCAGCATCCATTCATAATATATTGCGAGACTATATTTTATGGTGCTGTAACAATAATATAATCAGTCATAATCAGTATTTCATGCATCCGTTTTACGAAAAAACTACTACTCCATGGAGTTACGAAGGCGGACAAATGGAATCTCGTTCGACTCGGGTAAAAAATCAGCTTGATTATATTTCGAATGGTAAAATCGACAAAAGTAACTATATTTTTCCATCAGAAAATGATTTGTTTGATTATATCAAAACCATATTTTCGGATTCGAAAAATACTATGTATGCGGCGGTCCTTTGTTTACTTTACTATGGATTCTCAAGCGAAGAAATTCCGTATATAAGAAGAGACGATGTCGATGAAAAGAACACCTTGGTTCGAAATACAATCATCGCCAATAACATTGCGTGGAAACTGATTTGCCGGGCAAAATATGCTGTTGACTATATTTCGGGAATTGGCAGTCATCTGTTTTATGCAGAAACGCCATACCTTATTCGCTCCTTTCGAAATACAGAAGTTGGCGCGGTGTCAATCAATTTCGTTAAAAGAATTTATCTGAAAGAAAAAGAAGCGGTTGACGAACTTCCAGCAGGATCAAAATATAAAGGCATCTTGGTCAAAGTACCGTTGCTGAAGACCTTAAGAATTTTTTATCAGATAGTTCAGGAAGAGCAAACATACGATACGCACTATGTAGCAGAAAAGTTTCGTAATGGCGAATATGACACAACCATGCAATACCGCCAATATAAAACTATGTGCGCAAAAATCAAGAAATAAAGAGCGGGGCTATATGCCCCGTATCTTATCAAACAACAAAGTCACTTTTCAATAGTTAGGCCAAATAATGGAAGGGAATGATGCAACAGTGAGACGGTTGCTGACGGCAATTATTGCCACAGGATGTTGCCTGTTGACGAATGTACCAACAGGAGTCGCAACTGGCCCAATTGAGACCTATCAAAACTGGGGCGATGATTTGAAATCGTATACGCAAACTGTGTGTGATGAATATGACGTTGATTATTCGCTCGCTCTTGGTGTGATTTATAACGAAAGTCGCTTTCAGAGTAGTCTGACTCATCTAAACTCAAATGGGACCACTGATTACGGCCTAATGCAGGTCAATGAAGTTAATTTTGAGTATCTGCATAAAACGGTTGGAATCAATTCGATGCACGAGCTGCTTGATGATCGTACTGGTATCCGATGTGGAGTTCAGTTACTGGCATATCATAAACAGTACACTAAAAATGATTCGACCGCACTTCTTCGGTATCAGATTGGGGCGGGGAAGTACAAGCAGTATCTGAAGACTGGTCGATATACAAATCAAACGCACCAACAGGTGCTTACATATCAAAGTGAATTTAAGAGCTATCTCGATTCATTGGAACCACAGAAAAATATTTTGGTCGAGCAGCGAATTCAAAAACTAATCAATCGGTGGAGCGTTCCACCGCTTATATGCTGGTGTAGCTCAGAGGCAGAGCACGGCACTTGTAACGCCGGGGTCAAGATTTCGAAATTCTTTACCAGCTCCATTAACAGCGGGCGACCGCATCAAAGATTATGTATTACAAAGGAGAATAATTATGACTACTGAAACCATGACAATCCATCGCGGTCTGGCGGAGATCAAGGTTCTGGAGAATCGAATCCTCAAGGCGATTTCTGAGGCTAAGTTCTGTGCAGCTGCTAAGCAGAGCATGAAGAAACTGAACGGTGTGCCTATCGAGGATTATAAGAAGGATGCACAGAGTTCTCTGGATTCCATCAACGACCTGATTGCCCGTCATGATGCAATTAAGCGGGCGATTTCTGAGTCCAATGCTAAGACAACTGTGACCATTAACGGTGTTGTCTATACCGTTGCTGAGGCAATTTATATGAATCAGCATGGCATAGATTTTAAGCAGCGTCTGCTCAATATGCTGGATTATCAGTATTCGAATTCTATTGCCAACATTGAAACAGCAAATGCTCGTCTGAGTGATCGTGCGGACGATTACACCAAGGGCCTTGCATCTGCTTCTGAAAAGAGCAACATGGACCCTGAGGCTATTCGAGACGCACGTGACAGTTATATTGAGCGTGAGACTATGATCCTGATTGATGGTATCGACATCAAGAAGATTCGAGACGAAATCACTTCTAAAATCAGTAAGTTCAAGGCCGAGGTTGATGCGGTTTTGTCTGCATCCAATGCGACCACCGAAATCACTATTGAATACTGATTCCTAATCAGCGGAGCATATTCACTGTCTATCGAAAACGACAAACTGTAATCGTTCGCTCTTTGCTCGCGGCAGCATCGCTTGAGCGAAATCAAACAATAAAAAGCAAATAGTCGCTTCAAAAGCTGGCCTGATAAGCCGACATAATTCAAGTAATGATTTGATGATACTTGGGTTTCTGAATTGGTCAAGAGGTAAGACACGACTTTGCCAAGGTTGTTACGTCGGTTCGAATCCGACATTCAGAAGAAGATTTGAGCACTATATTAGCTCAATTATGTTCGGAAAGCTTAAAGTTTACGATTAAAGGTTAAAGGTTGAAAGTTCAAAGCTTAAACTTCTAACTAAAGGTCAAAGAACAAAGTATACAGGTCAAAGGTTTATAAAATCCATGGGCTATGGTTTGTGGATCGATTACATAAGTCCCGTCGTTTTACCACATGGCTGGTAGATGGTGAGCGCCTTGGCAGGGGCGTAACAATACCTGCCGTTTATATGGAGCGATAGCTTAAAAGGGGAAAAGTGCTGGCGGCTACGATTCACCAGAGATGCAGGGTTCGAACCCCACTCGCTTCAAAATTATGTCTACTATTCCTTGTCCTATGTAGCGGGGAGGTACCCCCTGCGAGAATCATAGTAGTGGCATAAAAAGGCAAGGTAAATATGGTTCTGTAGCTCAGTTGGTAGAGCAGGGGACTGAAAATCCCCGTGTCGCCTGTTCAATTCAGGCCGGGACCACTTATAAGCCTCTCTAGTTTAGTAGGGAGAACAATGGGAAACCATAGGGCGGTTCGAGTCCGCAGGAGGCAAAAAATCAAAAAGCGTAACTATACGCGAGCTCAAAATAGTATGGATTAAATTGTTAAAAGGGAATGCCTTTATATCAATTCATTGCGCAGGAATTGTAATTAACTGGTTCCAATGAGGGGACGCCTTCAAACAAGCCAGTCATTATGGGCCAGTATATCCAGTGGCGAAGATAGCGGACTGTAACTCCGTGACACAAGAAACATCGTTGGTTCGACTCCAACCTGGCCCACCAGTTAAGTGATTCTTAAATTACGTTGCACAAAGGATTAGCCTTTCAGGGGCTGTTACTATTATAGTGGCAGCCCTGATTATCGGTGATGATGCCAGCTCGCGAGGGTGCGTAAGCCGACTTTTTATATGCAATCGTAGCTCAGTTGGTAGAGCACTTGACTTTTAATCAAGGGGCAGCGGGATCGTAACCCGCCGGTTGCACCAATATCTGTCTGTGGTTGGGTAAACAGTCTTGTGGAGACGCTGACAAGATAGAAGAGCGAGCGTCATATCCGTGGGCGGGCATTCGGATTCGATATGCGCCCATAGCTTAATTGTTAAAGCCGCAGTCTCTAAAACTGCCATTTTTGTAGGTTCGAATCCTGCTGGGCGTGCCAAACAATTACATATTTGTATCCCTATTTCTCAAGAAAGGAGCCGGTCTTGTGAAACAGCAGCAAATTTATAAAGGTGTCATAGGCCATCAGGGTTGGGGTGCTGATGAATTTGAACATCGATACGGACGTTGGAGTGGAGTTCGAAATAATTGGGCAGAGGCAAAACTTCGCGATAAGCGTCTTGCGAAGCACAGGACGAATCAAATCAGAAATGAACAAATCAGGAAGGAGCTTGAAGATTATGGCGATGATTGATCCGCACGATGATGACTTCGGTACCATTTGTAATTGTGCTGTTCGATATGCAGTCGGGCATAGAACCTACATACCGAGTCTTGTGATGGATTTTATCAAGCCTCATTTAAGCGAACTATCTGATAAGACCCTGTGGTACTTTCAGAACGATCTTAAAGAGCGGGCTCGTATCACACGGGATTTTGCAGATGATTGGGCAGGGGATGAATGGAAACAGTTTCAGAAGCTGGTCTATGAAGAGCTCATAAGGAGAACAAATCAGAGGACGAAATAGTCCTCTTTTATATGCGGACGTGGCCGAGTGGTTGATGGCAGCGGTTTGCTAAACCGTCAGATGTAACAGTCTCGCAGGTTCGAAACCTGCCGTTCGCGCCAAGGACTGAGTTCTAACAAATAGGCAGATAGTCCATAAACTCGATTATAGCCGATGTGTGGTCGGGGGACCTTAACCCCACGTTATATGGCATAGTGGCTGAGTGGTTTAAAGCAGCAGACTTGAAATCTGTCGATGGTAAAACATCCGTGGGTTCGAAGCCTACCTATGCCGCCATATGGCCTGTTAGTCAAGAGGTGAAGATGCTGCCCTTTCACGGCGGAGACATCGGTTCAATTCCGGTACAGGTCATTTCTTGAAAATTAAATATTATGAGGTATTCGAAATGAAAACGACGAAGAAAGATTGGATCTATCGTGTGATTCTTCTGATTCTGTTGACGATTATCTGGGACATTGGCGCGGCTTTGACTTCGCCAATTTTTGTTCCCCAGAAGGGTGCAGTGTTCCGTGAATTTTTCTTGCTGATTCAGAACGGCACAATGTTGAAGGCGTTTCGATATTCATTGATTCGTATCACGGCAGCAGCAGCTTTGAGTGCCGGTATCGCAGTTCCGCTTGGCTGCCTGATGAAAATCTGTCATCCAATTCAAAACCTGTTGTATCCGGCGATTCGAGCGATGAGATTCTTGCCAGTGACTGCTTTCTATCCGCTGCTTACGATGTGGTTCGGCATAGGGGAGCAGATGAAAATCGCCTTCCTGTTTGTGGCCAGCTTCGTATTCATGTTGCCAAGCGTTCTGATTGCTCTAGATGACGTCGATGATGATGTGATCGAAGCAGCCAGCATCGATGGGGCAGGGAAGTTTCATACGGTTACAAGAATCGTTCTTCCAATAGCAGAGCCGTCCATCTGCCAATCATTCGCTACAATGTATGCTATCGGTTGGACATATATCGCAGTGGCCGAAACAGTGAATGCGAAATACGGTATCGGTTATCTAATTTATACTTCGTCTGCTCGTGGTCGTACATCTCTGGTGTTTGTTGGAATTCTGGCAATCGTGATTTTCAGCATTCTTTTTGACTGGGTTACGAATGTTTGTATAAAGAAGATTTTCAAATGGAAATTTTCATAAGGAGAAAAATATGTCACATGAAATTGAGCTGTGTGGTTGCTTGATCATTCCAGATGATGCGAACTTTGATGAAATCACGGACGTGTTCTTAGATTTTGTGGAGTCGCATGGTTGGTATTATGGTGGTGGGTTCTCTGAGATTCGAGATGGCTGCTATGTGAAGCCTGATGGAACTCTTGGGGCTCCAATTATATAAATCATATAGAGGAGAAAATTATGGCAAAGAAAAGTTTTTTCGAGAAGCTCGGTCTTGTTGAGTCGGATGAATCGGTCGGAACTCCTGAGTTCGAAAGTGAATTGCGCGTATGTAGTGGCGTCGGAGATCATTACATCAATGGAGATTTCCCAGGGAACGAACAGGTTCAGGCTGAGGTTCCGGAGGGTGACACTATTGACATCGAAGCCGTCTACGAAGCCAATAGTATGAATCCTGCCGACGCAGTAACGGTCTACAAGATCAAAGATGTGATTGATACATTCCCGTCTGAGATGCCAACCAAGACTAAGCGTGCTACGGTCAAAAACCTGATGACGACACTGGGCTATGATGCGGCCGCAATTATGTCTGACGCAGAGCAGCGCAAGGAACTCCTGCGAGCTGTTGGCAATGACAAAATGAATGCGCTGTTTGACGAGATGAAGAGCAATGACCAACAGATTGAATCCATGAAGGAACAGATTGAAGCTTTGACTAATCGCAACGTTGAAGCTGGTGCGGCAATTGAAAAAATCACCAATGCGGTTCAGGACGAGCTTAAGATGATTTCTTCTATTGAGGAGTTTATCGAAGAGGATAAGCCTGAACCCGCCGGGAAGGAAGGTGTTCAGTAATGTTTTCTTTTACAATCCCTGAGTTTACGCTTATCTGTGTTGGTGGCGTATTTGTAATCATTTTGATTCTGTTTCCGTCATTCCGCCAGCAGCTCAAAGCTCTTGCCGGTGGTTTCTTACAGATTTTTGTGCAGGATACGGCTAAAACACCAGATGGTGCCCGCGCTATCTATGCTCAGAAAATCGATGAGCTGACTGAGAAATACACAGATGCCTGCGACACGCTGCGAAATCTGACTGGCAAGCTCAAGACGATTCAGGATAACTACGCTGTTTGTCAGAAGCAAGCGAAAGGTTACGATGAACGTGCAAAGGCTGCTATGAGTCGCGGCGATGAAGAGTCGGCAAGAACTTATGCTCGACTGTTACAGGAGGAACTCGATAAAGCTGAAAATCTGTCTGATCAGTTCCAGAAGATGAAGCCTGCTGCGGAAGAAGTCAAGGCAATTAAGGAAAAGCTCGAAAATCAGTTGGCCGCTCTGAAGCGTGAGAGCAAGGATGTTGTGGCTGAGTTAAAGGCGAACGAGCAGGTTGCTGATGTATATTCCAATCTGGACCGCTTGCGTGCGTCTACCGGCACCGATAAAATGCTCAACACTACTCGTGATGGCCTTCAGGAGAGTCGCGAAAAAGCAGCAGGTGCAAAAGTTCTGTATCAGACAAGTCGAGAGGGAAAGCTGGACAAGGCGGATGCAAACACTGCCGATTATAAGGTAAGTTCGTATCTGGATAGTCTCAAAAAGAGCAATCCAAATGTGACTACATATAACATTCCTGATCTGAATGCGTTTTCTAAGTCGTCTGGATTGAACACTCAGTCCAAGAAATAAAATCAAAAAATTAAATAGGAGAGAACAACATGTCTAAGTTCAAATTGACTAAGGCTGGCCGCGCCGTTGTTGGTGTGGTTCTTGCGGTAGCGGTTGCTATTGGTGTCGTTGGTGGCATCAAGGGCGGTGTAATCAAGTTTGATAAGAAGAAGCAGGCCGCATCAAAGCCGAGCACTTCTATCAGTACGAATAAGCCGTCTAATTCCGCCGGGGACGACACGATCAATCTGTCTCTGGATGAGTGGGCAGGATGGTTGAGCTGCATTACGGCAAACGGCGGTCTTACTACTCAGCCCGGCTCTGTGTTTGATCAGCTCGGCATCAAGGTGAATATCAATGTCATCAACGATGCGACCGAGTCCAGCAATGCTCTGATTTCTGGTGATCTGCAGGCTGCTGGTTATACTACGAATCGTGTGGCGTTCCTGTCTCAGAAGTTTACTGACGCTGGTAAGAATGTTATCATGCCGATTTTCACCAACTACAGCTATGGCGGTGATGGCATTATCGCTTCTACTCAGTTCGCTGATGTGAATTCGTGGGTCAATGCTAAGATCGGCGTTCCTGAGTTCTCTGAGGCCGAGACTCTGGTCGCATGGTTTGTCAATAATTCCAGTCTGTCCGATACCGACAAGGCAACTATCATGAACAATCTGATTATGTTCGGCACGGCAGACGATACCGCCAAGGCATATTTTGCTGGTCAGATTGATGTGGCTGCCACTTGGGAGCCGTACCTGACTCAGGCCAAGACTTATACCAATAGCACTGTTGTGTTTGATACGAAATCCTCTTCCTCTCTGGTTATGGACGGCATTGTATTTGACGCTGATTGGGCAGCGGCTCACGAAGACACCGTCAAGAAGTTCGTTCAGGGCATCCTGATGTCTTACGATCAGCCGATCAATTACGATGCAGCTCGCGAAGTGTTCCCGATGTACTCTACTTCTTCTGATGCCGATATTGATGCGACTTACGCAAACGCTAAGATGGCCAGCTGGAAGGATAATTACAATATTCTGAATGATACCGCTCCGATGATTTATAACCAGATGTGCGACATTTGGGAGAGCTTGGGCGAAACTGTCAATCGGGATCTCGTGAACACACTGTTTGATACTACATATATCGATGCGCTCAAGAGTGATTTCAAGTCTACTTCTGCTGCAAATGCTACTACGAAAGTAATTGTGAGCGACGAGACTCGTGCAAATATCACCCAGCAGGTCACTGGCAATCTGGACTATGACTCGATGCTGAGCAAGACCGCGAATGTAACTTTTGTGCCGGATTCTTCCGTGTTTACCGATCAGGCCAGCGCTGCTTCTGTTCTGAATGATTTTGTGAATATCGCTAAGACTCTGGACGGCACTATGATCGTTATCAACGGCAATATCAATGCAGATAGCCAGACTGAGTTTGGTGTACAGCTTTCTGCTAATCGTGCTCAGACCGTCGCCAACTATCTGGCTTCTCAGGGTATCGCTCAGAATCGACTGATTGTTACTGGTTCCGGCAATGCAAAGTATCAGGCAGATAAGGCAGCTGGCATTCTGAGTGGTGATGCAAGTGTGTATCAGTCTACCGACATTAGCTTTATGCGAATTGAGAACTGAGGTGATTCAGATTGATCTGGATTGAAATCAGTAAAGCCGCGATTATCGTGATCTGTTTGATGGGATTGTCCTTTATTGCAGGATACTTCTATCACAATACAACTCCTAAGATGTAAAACTCCCGGCGGTGCTCAGTTAGCACTGGGTGCCGCCTTATATGATGCGTCGTAGCCAAGCGGTGAAGGCAGAGGTCTTTGAAACCTCGATCGTGTGTCCGACTCACACCGGCGCAATAAAAATATCAAGGGAGAACACAAAAATGACTACTCCAGAACAACTTACAGCAGCATTAAAAGACTTCATCAAAGAATGCGCAAATAATTTCACATGTGCAAATTGTGAATACAAGTGGGTATGCCAAGAATTTGATTTTCAAGATAATACCCCTGAAGATTGGGATACTTCAGAAAATCGCAAAGGGTATAACTCCAGCGATTACGATTGGCTATTTTAATCGGAGGGATTTCGCAATGACGACAGTAAATCAATTAAGAAAAGCATTATGCGATTATAAGCAAGAATGTGAGCAGAACGAAAGTTGTACAACTTGTGCCTATTGGGATGTTTGTAAAGGAATTTTCTTCCCCGATGGTTTCGAGCCAGATAAGATGGAAATTTATAAGGAGGAATGGCATTGACAATAAAGAGGTATTGGTATTATGAGCAGAGTTAATCTTGAATTGATGAAAACAAAATATAAAGGACTGGTGGACACGTGCGTTAAGCGTGTCGATGACGGTTTAGACTGTTCCGGGTGTCCATTTGAAAATAGTTGTGATGATTTTATAAGGGAGGTAGTTGGTGTCGATGCAAGTTTATTTGACAGGTGATATTCATGGAGACCCTGCTCGTCTGTGGAGTATCGAAATCTTTTGCAACAATCATAAGACCACTACGAATGATTGGCTGATTTGCCTTGGTGATGTTGGCCTGAACTACTATGGAGCGAAATCCAAAAAGGAAATCGCAATCAAGAATGAAGTGGCCAAACTTCCGATCAAGATGTTTTGTATCCACGGAAACCACGAACGTCGGCCGAGTGAGGCAGATGGATATCAGCAAATTGAAGTGACTGAGGGTGTTATTCAAGGTCCAATGCTGTGGGACGCCAAATATCCAAATCAGTATTTCGCTATTGACGGAGCTGTTTATAAAATTCAGACACCGGAGCGTAAGCTGAATGCCTTGGTTTGTGGGGGTGCCTATTCTGTTGATAAGTATTATCGTCTGCAGTGTGGTGGGAACTGGTGGCCAGATGAGCAGCCAAGTAGAGTTGTAAAGGGCGTCGTTCGTCTTATGGCAAGTCAAAATCAAATCGATATTATGCTCACTCATACTTGCCCGCTGCGATTCGAACCTAAAGAGTTGTTCTTGGATTGCATTGATCAGAGTACGGTTGATACGTCTACCGAAGAGTTTTTCGATGACCTTTATGAGCAATTCCCGGCGAACCATAAACCGATGTGGTATTTTGGTCACTTTCATGGAGATAAATACACTGACGACTATGTAATGCTCTTTTGGGACATTATAGAGCTGAAGTGAATTTATATAAATACTAAAGGAAGGGGAACAGAGATGCTGTATGGACGAGCTTCTCCTGATTTGATGCGGTAGTAAGCAAAAATCAAATTAGACAGGAGAAATAATATGCTTTGCAATTTTTGTGGTAAGACGCTTGATACTTGTGAAGAGCTTAATCTTGGCAATCTTGAAATACTTTTCTACTATGGCAGTAAGCGAGATGGCGACAAGATGAAATTTGCCCTTTGTTCGGATTGCTATGATCGATTGGCAGATGAATTTATGTCTCGTTGCAAGCATAAGCCAAAAATTGTTCCGTTCGGCGCAGAAGTGCCCGAGTGGGAACATAAGACCACAGAAGAGATTGATTATTGATTGTTATGATACAGGAGGTTACATATGGCAGATAAAAAGAACGATGTTTATTCCCGCTTTAATTTTTGCGGCAAGATTTCTGTTTCTCGGAAGGCTCCGATGGTGAAGCGCGACACTTTTAATAAAAGTGAGAAAATCAGTATCAATTTTGGCATCAAAGCCGGCACCAATATGGGCTACGTTACCCTGAGCGGCTTTAAGAACGATGAAATTAAAACCCGTGATGTTGATGGCAATAATATCGATATTGCATGGGACGATCGTCTGGATGAGGACGTTATCAAGATGGTCGCGAGCACTAAGAAGTTCACAGTAAATCTTGGCGAGCGCAAGGAGTTCATCACTGAGTGGGATATGATCGAGTATCTGGAGTCCGCTCTGGCTGGTTACGAGGACGATATTGTTGTCACCGGCAAATTTGTTCTGCGTCCCGGCACTGGTAAATACAGCGATCAGGTTTATCGCGAGTATCAGATCCAGAACGTGTACATGCCCAGCGAAAAGGACACCCCACATCTGACGATGAATCTAGATCTGTATTACGACAAGGATAGTATGGATACAGCCACTCTGAAGGATGACGGCAAGATTATGATGCATTGCTACACCCCGATGTGGTCTAAGGCAGATGGCGCACAGAAGATGCTCCAGATTGACACCGTGTTCAATACCGCTGTTTTTGATATGGACAAGCCGAAGCACAAGGCAATCCACGATTATAAGATGCGCTATCTGGAAACAAAGTCTCGCAATCCTGCCCATATGAACTGGCAGATCGCGGTCGTCAATGGCGCTGAAGAGGTTCCGTTTACTATGGACAGCCTCACTGAACAGCAGCGGGAACAGGTTGAACTCGGTATCTCTAAGATGGAAGATTTCAAGCCGCGCGGCAATATCCTCGGTGAACGGGAAAAGGAACTGCGTCTGGTAAAGCCTATCCTGACTGGTGAATTTGAGGAGTGCAAGACTGCGGCTGATTCTGGTTACACTGCTCGTGAGTTTGAGGATGAGATCTGGACTCCGGCGGTTGATGAAAGCGTGGACGATATGATGAAGGGCGACTCCAAGGCTAAGACTAAGGCAAAGGCTGCTCCTACAGTCGAGGCCCCAGCAGACAGCGATGATGATATCGACACCATGTTTTGATCCTGTCGATTTACCATGGAATGAAAATTAAAAGGAGAATACATAATGAGTTTTAAAATCAATCGTATTAAGGCAGACCTTGGCAGCTATCCTCATTATATGCTGCTCGGAATTCGCAAGATTGGTAAAACTACTTTCATTCGTGACTTAATCAAAGAGAAATATGGCGACGCAACCAAAGGTCTACTGATTTCCTGTGGCGCTGAGAATGGCTACCACGCTCTGGATGATCTGCAGGTTGAAGAAGCGAAGGTTTTCAATCAGGATTACGACGAAGAGACCGACAGCCGTGGTTTCATTCAGATTGTTGATGATATCGTCGAGAACAATAAGGACTACGGTATTAAGCTGGTTGCCATCGACACCTTGGATTGTCTGTATGATATCGCTGCACAGGAGGCTATTCGGTTATCTCGTAAAGAGACCGGCAAGCCGTGCAAGAGTATAAATGATGCATTTGGAGGCTACGGTCGGGGGCTTGATCGTGTGATTGCACTGATTCAAGAGCAGATCACTCGTCTGGAAGATGCTGGTATCGCTGTGTTCATCCTGTCTCACGTCAAGGAAAAGACTCGTACTGATATGGTCACTGGTGAAGAATATCAGGTTTGGACCAACAACCTGATGGATAAGGTGTATGGCGCTATTGCTGACACCGCTCAGATGGTTATGATGGCGGTCTTTGATCGTGAAATCAAGGATAAGAAGGTCACTGGAGAAAATCGTGTCCTATATCTGCGTGCTACTGCAAGTCTGGATGCTGGTTCTCGTTTCCATGGTCTACCTGAGAAGGTTCCTTTTACCCCTAAGGCTTTCGTCGAAGCGTTTGAAGAGGGCGTTAAGAACTCTGCCACTATGAAGCCGATAAATGATGCTGATATGGCTGCCCGTCAGAAGGAAGAGGTCGCACAGCAGAAAAAGACAGCAGAAATCGCTCGTCGTAAGGATGCAGAAAATCGTGCTGCAGCTCAGGCAGAAGAGGATGAGCCTCATCGTGCAGAGTGGGTCAATGCTATTCAGAATCGTTACGGCAATGCCTCTGAAGATGTCAAGGCTCAGGTTAAAGCAATTCGGGACAAGGTCAATCTGAAATTTAGCGATCCGGCGTTTCCTATTAACGAACTGAAGAACGCTTATTTTTTGGTCAAGTAATACAACCCATAGTATTTTTATGACCAACTAATTTGCGTGGCGGTGGGATGGTGGGCAGTTTGAGGTAGGAAATATGGCGAAATCAAAGATGGTCAAATGTATGGCCACGGGAGTTGAAGGTCCAAAAGAGCAATTCTACAAGGCTCCCAACAATAGATATTTTCAGTCTGAAGCCGTTTATCAGGCTTGGCTTGAAGGTCGTCGGAAGGAAAAGGCTCGGAAGGAGAAACCCAAACCTCAAAAGAAGCCCGGGCGGACAGCCGAGTCATATAAGAAGTTGTGTGATACGATTGCTGGTTTGATTGGTTATGACCTTGATGGGGGGCAGCCGATGCCGACAGTTGTGTTCCGACGGCTGAAAGAACTGGAGTTTTATTCTGATGAAATTATTCAGATGACTCTAGACGAGAAGCGAAGTGCGATTCAGTGGGCAATCACGAACAAGAATTTTTCTAACGATACGGCGAAAGCTAATTATCTGATGGCAATTGTTCGGAATAATATCGCCGCTGTGTACCGCCGCGAAAAAGACAAGACCGAAAAAACAGTCAAGGAAGAGTCTCGCCCGGATATGGATACAATGGTTGATCTATCGAATGTCGGTGTAACGCATAAGGGGAATGACGTGAGCGATTTGCTTGGAGGTGACGACTTGTGGACCTGAACAAGACGATTGAGAGAATCGAAGCAAATCGTGAACAGACTGAAGCAAGCTTTGTTTTTTGTCTTTGGAAAGATCCTCAGCGGTATGACGACTATAAAGAAGTAAATGTTGGAACTGATAAGACACTATCGTGTGAAGAGCCGGTTTTTTATTTCTTGGTTGGCCGTGGTATTCGTCAACAGGGGTTTCAAAACATCGACAATATCACTGTTGATACATATCTGGCAGATAAACCTACATTGCGAAAGCACTATCAGGAATTAAATGGCTGGGAAGCTTGCAAGCGAATGATGGATCTGCTCGATGTGGACAACGCTGACGGATATTTCGATCAGATTGCCAAAATGAATTCATTAAAAATTCTTGCTATCCGTTATGAAGATATGCTGAGCCATCCTGAGCGATTTGACAACTCCACTAACGAAGAAGTTTATGAGGCATTTGAATTATTAAATAACAAAGTCTCTTTAACAACTGGACAGGAATCAAAAATCGAATCTCTTGTCGTTGATGAGAATTATCTTCAACAGTGCAACGAAGGGCAAGACCAAGGAATCAGCTATGCATCGGGCGCTCCACTTCTGAATTATCTAACGCTCGGTGCGCCGATCGGCGATATGTATATGCTTGCCGGTCATAGCGGTGCTGGTAAGAGCAGTTTCATTTTTGAGATGATGGTAATTCCGTTTGCCGATAAGGGCGTAAATGTCGCTATTGTTTCAAACGAAATGATGTCTAAGGCATATAAAAATATGCTTCTAGTTCATATCCTTACGAAAGAATTGAACTATTGGAAAATCACTCGTAAAAAACTGAAAATGGGGCACTTCTCTGATGAAGATTGGGTCATGCTTCGAAAAGCTGCTCAAATCACAAAAGAGAAATATAGCAATATCCGCTTCGTAAAAATGTTCGAAAATAACACGAACAAACTGCTGAAACATATCAAGCGGCTGGCACGAACCGGAACGAAAGCCATCGTTTACGATACATTCAAGAGCGATGATGAAGTAGACGATAAAATGTGGCAGGCCCTTCTTATGAATAGTCGCCGTATTTTCAATATCGTCAATAAAGAACAAATTGCTTTTATCAGTACGTTCCAGTTGGCTTTACATACTACGAACCAGCGTTGGCTTGATGCATCCTGTTTAAGTAACTCAAAACAGATAAAAGAAGTTGTCAGTGAGCTTCTAATGGTTAGAAAACTGTGGCGTGATGAATATACTGGTGAAAAGTTTGATTGTGATCCGTATTATCGCTCCAAGGATAACCCCAAAGTGAAGACACCAATCACGTTGGACAAGGACAAAACCTATGTTGTCGGATTTCTTAACAAGACTCGAAACGATGAAGATGGACAGACGATTCTTTTTCAATTTGACGGTGCGTGGAACACTTGGCGAGAACTTGGATACTGTACAATCACAAACGATCACGGTATGTATGACCGGAGATAAATAAGAAAGGAGAGGATGATTATAGACGCTGCACTTTTACAGTCTAAGCTTGAAAATCAGCCAGACAAAATCATCCAAATCCTTGAAGCTCTTGGCTTTGAAAATATCAAGTTTAATCCTCAAAAAAACAGTTTGAGATTCGCTCGTGAGGAGCAACGCAATCCTACAAGTTGTCTTGTTGATTGCGGTACACTTCGTTTTTTCGTTTTTTCCACGAACCAAAAAGGCAATATCTTTAGCTTGATTATGGACGTTAAACGATGCTCCTTCCCTGATGCATTGAAGTTCGCTGCAGTCAAAGCTGAAATTTCGATGGACGAACTTAATATCAAAACTCACTGGCCTTTTGGTGGTTTCTTTTTGAAGTTGTCGCCAGATTATTCAGAAGAGTTAGAAGATTTAAAAGTATATCCAGAAGAAACACTTGAGCCATATGCAGATAAATTTAATCTTCAATTTGTCAGAGACGGCATTAGCTTAGTGACGCAAGAAAAGTTTGGCGTAGGCTATGACGAGATTTCAAATCGAATTACAATCCCAGAACGATCAACAAGTGGAGACTTGGTTGGGATTATGGGCCGAGCAAATTATGAATGTGAACATGAAAAACGTTGGTATCCTTTGATTCCTTGTCCGCGCAGTAAAACGCTGTTTGGGTATGCGGAAAACTATCACCGCATTCAAGAAACCGGCAATGTTGTTCTGTTTGAATCGGAAAAGGCTGTTATGCAGTGCGATTCATTTGGTAGCCATATCGCCCTTGCAACGTGTGGCTGTCACGTGTCAGATGTGCAGGCTAAATACATTAAAAAGATGTTTCCCAAAAGAATCATTTTGGCTTATGACGAGGGACTAGAAGAAGAACATCTTATCAACGAGTGCAAAAAGCTCATCTCGAACAATCTGATTTTGAAAACAAAGGTAGGCTATGTGTGGACAGAAGCCGAACTTATTCCTGAGTATTCCAAAATGAATATCGCAGATCTTGGCCGTGAGGCTTATAAAGAAGGATTAGCAAAGTATGTGAAATGGGTAGAGGAGTGATGTAAATGGGTCAAAGAGTCGTTGCCCCAGAACTACAAGCGTTGTATGACAAAGGGGCGCAGGTGTACAGCTATTCGAAGCTTGGTACGATTCACGATTGTCCGTATAACGCATATCTTACATATATCAAGCCGCGAGATCAATGCCAGAACGTGTATTCCTATCTCGGCGGCACCTGCCACAACGTGCTTGAGGGAATCATTGAAGGCAAGAACACAGAAGCAGACATTAAACCGACACTTCAAACCGCCTTAGATGAGCTCGACATGCTTGGTATTGATTTTCCAAAGACACGAGATGGCGGCAACGGCATCAGAGATCGCTGGGTTGGCAATATGATGTGTATGGCTCGTGATTATGTCAGTCCTAAAGGTAAGTTTGAGGTTGAGAAACTTCTGATTCTTAAGCTAAGAGAAGACAGATATTTACAGGGCTATGCGGACTTGATTCGTGTCCTGCCAGATGGTCGGCTGCAGGTGTTGGATATCAAAACATCCAGTCAGTTTAAGGACGAAGACCTGCTTCACTATGGTCGTCAGCTGGTTGCATATACTTTGGCGCTTGAGCAGGCCGGGTTCACTTGTTTATTCCCAGCGTGGATCATGGTGAAATACTGTAAGGTCATTTATCAGACTGGCAAAGGCAAGTTGGCAAAGCAGCAGGAAAAGGTGCTTGATCGATGCAAAGTGGGTTACACGCTGCGGTCAACGGTTCGTTCCAAAATGAAAGCCGCAGGGTATGACAGTGATCAGATCGAAATTGTTACCCAGGCATTTATCGAATCGAACAATATCAATGATCTACCGGAAGATATTCGCTGCCAGTTCAAATTGACTACTTATGTTAGACCATATCCTATTACCGATGAACTGCGTAAAGAATGCATCGATTACATAAACGAAACAGCGGACGAATTTGAGGAGCGGCAACGCAGCGGCGAATGGCCTGCACGAGAGATTGAAGAAAAAAATGGCAGTCCCAATTTCTTCTGTACTAATCTCTGTGGTCATCGTAAAACCTGTGAACCGCTTCGGGATTGCATCAACAAGCGGCCGTTTTATGCGGCAAAAGACCCAAGCGTGGTCGGTATAGACGATTTGTTTTAAGGAGGATTCATGGAGCAAAACTATGTTGTATACCACTTGCACGACGATAAAGGTTCGCTCCTTGATTCTTGTACAAAATGGGAAGACTATGTTGATCTCGCTGCTTCTTACGGGATGAAAGCGATTGCTTCTACCAACCATGGTTACAACCTTAACTGGACTGAGAAGAAACAGTACGCAGAAAAGAAGGGGTTGAAGTTTATCGTTGGTTGTGAGGTATATCTTACCTCTGAAATGTACCACTATCCGGAAATCCCAGATGAGGTTTATGAATCTTATCAAGGCTGGGACCCACAGGAAGCACAAGAGGAAATCGGTAAAATGATGGACGCCGGACGCTATAAAGTTCGCGACAACTTCCATACGATTCTTCTTTGCAAAAATGCTCGTGGCGTTTTGGAGCTAAATAAAGTAATGGGCACGTCTTATGATGTTGACCACAAGTATTATAAGCCGCGCATTACTTTTGAAGAGTTCTTTGGTCTGTCTGATAACATTATCAAAATCTCTGCCTGTCTGGCAAGTCCGCTTCGTAAATACACGTCAGAATGTGATGGATTTCGTCAGGAAGTCTATGACAAACTATGCGAGACCTATGATTATTATGAGATTCAGTATCACGATTGTGACGATCAAAAGGAATATAACCAGTATCTCTGGGAGCTTTCTAAGAAGTATCACAAGCCACTGATTGCTGCAACTGACACTCACAGTCTGAATGCGTATAAAGCAGAGTGCCGCAAGATCCTTATGATGGGAAAGGGAATCGAGTTCACTGGCGAGGACGAATTTGATCTGACATTCAAATCTTACAATGAATTGGTCGATGCGTTCACTGTGCAAGATGCGCTCCCTCGTGAAGTCTGGATGGAAGCAATTGAGAATACGAATCGGATGGCCGATAGTGTCAATGATTTTACGCTGAGCACAAAGGCGCGGTATCCCATTTTGACCGGAACCTCTGAATCAGATGCCATGGTTTATATCAAACGTACCCATGATATGCTGAACGACAAAATTCGTCGCGGTATCATTCCTGAATATGAAGTCGCACAGTTTAAGGCAGATGTTGAAGAGGAGCTTACAGTTTTTAAGAAAACCAACATGCTGGGCTTTATGCTTTCTATGAGCGACCTGATGATTTGGGGCAAAAATGAGGGCATTCCGTTCGGACCAAGTCGTGGTTCTGTTGCAGGTTCCCGATGTGCATTCGTTACCGACATTATCGATGTTGACCCGGCTCGCTGGAATCTGGTGTTCTCGCGCTTCTGTAATGAAAACCGTGTTGAGATTGGTGATATTGATATCGATGTGCCGGATGCTTATCGTCCCATGATTTACAACCACATCTTTGAATCGTTTGGCCGCGAAAAATGTGCATACGTTCTGGCTATGGGTACTCTGGCAGGTAAGGCGACGATCGACGAGATTGGACGAGCCCTTGCTAAAGTCTGGAAGCGAGAAAACCCGAATGTAGATGAATCCAAGAATCCTTATTCCCTTGATCGAATCGCAAAAGTGAAAAAGGAATACGATGCCAGCGCTGAAAGGTGTCGTGCAGACCATCCTGATATCTTCTACTATTTCGATGGATTGCAGGGGACAATTGTATCGCTGTCTCACCATCCGGCCGGCGTTATCATCGCTCCAATCGATCTCTATAAAAGGTATGGTGTCTTCCAAGATAAAGACGGTCTGCCTATTCTGTGTCTTGACATGGAAGCGTCTCATGCAGTCGGTCTGGCAAAGTACGATATCCTCGGCCTTGATACAGTATCCGTTATTGATAAGACCTGTAAGCTGGCTGATATTCCGTACCCACACACCTGGGAGATGAACTTCGATGACCAAAAGGTTTGGGCTGATATGAAAACGTCTCCGGTTGGTATTTTCCAGTTCGTTGAAGACTTCGCTTTTGATTCGCTCAAAAAATATGATGTTCACAGCATTGCAGATTTGAGCTTGGTCACAGCAGCTATTCGACCCGGCGGCGCTTCTTACAGAGATAAGCTCTTCCGGCACGAAGCGAATCACAACCCATCGCCTGAAATCGACGAGCTGTTAAAAGATAGCTTGGGCTGGCTTGTCTTTCAAGAACAGACCATTGCATTCCTCCAACAGTTCTGTGACATGAGCGGCGGTGATGCAGATAGTGTTCGCCGTGCAATCGGTCATAAGAACAAGGCGGAGTTGGATGCGGCAATGCCTCGTATCCTGAATGGCTATTGTAACCACTCAACAAAGGCAAGAGAAACCGCCGAGACAGAGGCAAAAGAATTCTTACAGGTTATCGAAAACTCAGCCTCCTATCAGTTTGGTTTGAACCATGCCACCGGGTACTCGATCCTTACATACTATTGTGCGTATTATCGCTATTACTACACCCACGAATTTGTAACGGCACTTCTGAATACTGCGGACACACAAGAAAAAATCGTCAATGCGACCAAACTTGCAAATGAGCGTGGCATTCAGATCATGCCGATCAAGTTTCGCCATTCCCGGGATGAATATGTCTACGATAAAACAGATAAAAAAATCTATCAGGGAATGGAGTCTATCAAATATCTGAACAAGCGACTCAGTCGTGAGTTTTATAAACTCCGCGACCATAAATTCGATTCTTTCATTGACTTGTTATTGATGAACCAAAAAAGAAAAATCGCAGACAGTCGGCAGCTGGATATTCTCATCAAGCTCAATTTCTTTTCTGAGTTTGACGAATCTCCAAACAACCTTCTGTGGCAGGTCGAAATCTTCAATAAGTATTTTGGCGCAAAGCAGCTCAACAAGATTGCTCTCGATGCTTGCATTCCTCGCGATACGATGCTTACGCTCTGCGAAAAAGAGACTGAAAAGAAATATGTCAATGTGGATTGGCTGGGTGTAATTCAATACATTTGTGGGCATGAAAATCCAATCAAGACCTCAATCAAAGATCGAATTAAGTATGAGGGAGACCATTTGGGTTATATCCAGCTTATAATGCCGAAGCTCAAAGACTCCTATATCTATGTCTTAGATATTGATGGCAAGTTCGTCAATAAAACGGTTACAGCCTATGTCCTCAAAACCGGGCAACAACGTCGGCTCAAGGTGAAAGCCCGTACTCTTGAAGTCGCTCCGATTGAAAAAGGTGACATCCTTCGAATCGATGAAGAACGGGAAGAAGGCCGTTGGTCAAAAGACGAGCAGGGTCAGTGGATTCAGTCTAAGACAGACAAAGAAACGATTCTTCGTAAATACGTACACGTCAGATGACGTGGCGCTTTTGAAAGGAGGTGAATGAATGACATATAACGAAATCACTCAGATCCTTAAGTCAATGGTGATTATTGTGGATGACCGTGAAAAGGATACTCCGCTTTTACACCAGCGACTCAATTCGTTCCCGTGTGCTTATATGCGTAAGCGACTGGATTTTGGTGACTATAGTGCTGAGGTGACACTGCCGAATGGCGAAAAATTCTCGTTGGCAGATAAGGTGACCATTGAACGCAAATCCGGACTTGACGAGATCTGCGGCAACTTCACAACGAATCGAATTCGGTTCGCTAAAGAGTTCGACAGAGCTGCAGCCGCTGGGGCGAAGACTTACATGCTCATTGAAAATGGCTCATAGGAGAAGATCAATCGCGGTACCTATCGCAGTAAAATGACACCCGCTTCACTGCTGGGCAGTCTCACCACATGGCTTGCTCGATATAACTGCCAGATTATTTTTTGTGAGCCAGACACCACATCATGGCTGATCCATGCGTTTCTTCTCCACGAAATGCGTGAAGCGCTGACCCATTATGAATTACCGCAAAAAACCAAGAGAATAAGAAAGGGGACTGAAGATGACATCATCACTTGATTTTGAAGGCGAGCTGATTCTGGACGGTGTGCTGCTAGACAAGCTAGAAACACTGACAAAAAAGCTCCAGAAGGCCACGAAAAAGACCGATAAGGCAACGATCCTGTTAGATGCAAAGAACGAGATCGGTGAGAATCCGTTATTTTTCTTCCTTGATTTCATTCTCGATCCACAGATCACAACAGGAATCTCTAAGGCTAAGATCAACAAGAAGGTGCTTATCCGTGACGATATGCCGCACACCTTCCAAGATATTTGCCCGTATCTCGCAGAGCACAACACTGGAACAGACGAGGACATCTCAATGGCAGCCAGCTACATCTACTGGAATGCTTCGCATAAAGACTTTCTCATGCGGGTGTTTACAAAGAATTTGCCGCTTGGAGTTGAAGCCGCTACAGTCAATAAAATTTTTGGCAAAGTAGTCATTCCAGTTTGGGAGGTTCAGCAGGGATATCCTATCGATAAAGTCAAACTCAAGCCGGGCACCTGGTTCAGTCTCAGCCGTAAGATGAATGGAGTACGTGGCACTCTGTATCGTGGCAAGTTTATTTCTCGTCAGGGGCAAGAGTTCACCGGGCTCGATCATATCAAAAATGACATTATCAAGGAAATCGGCGATGAAACACTGATCGATGAGTATGTCTATGATGGGGAACTGGTTTATCGCAACAATGAAGGTCTGTCTGATAGTGAAGCATTTCGTGTCGGCACTGGCATTCTAAATTCGGATGGGGATAAAGGCCAGATTAAATTTATTGTGTTTGACTTGATTCCTACAGATGAGTTCGATAACGGTAAAGGAAGAATTCCGTATGAAGATGGCAGCTATGTCACTCCATATAAGCTACGCCGTAAGTGGTTAGAAGGGCTAGCCTACACTATTTATCTGGAAAAACTCCAGAATATTGAAGTCGTGCCGATGGTCTACGAAGGTACCGATCAGAGTGTGATTCCTCAGTGGCTCGATTATGCAGTCAAACATGACTGGGAAGGTTTGATGTTGAACACAAACGTCCCTTACAAGCGATCCCGTCATACTGGCTGCCTCAAAATCAAGCGCTTCTATACGGTTGATCTCCGTATCACTGCAATTGAGGAAGGTCAGAATCGGCTGGTCGGAACAATGGGTGCTCTGGTCGTTGATTATAAAGGGCATGAACTTCGAGTTGGTTCCGGTTTTGATGATACAACCCGTGCGGCAGTCTGGGCGAATCCGAGTGATTATATCGGGGGCATCATCGAATTAAAGTACAAAGAGGTCACCCAGGATAAAAAGACCGGTATTGAATCGCTGCAGTTTCCGGTATTTGTCCGGTTCCGTAATGATAAAAATGAAGTGAGCTACGGCTAAGGAGAGGTTATGAATCTTTCAAAGAAAACTATTAAGCACATTCTTCGGATTTTGGATAACAAATGTGTCAAATCACCAGTTGAAACGGCTGTTTTTTCAGACGGTGAAATCGAATTCATACCAAAACATAGAACGAAATATGGAATTCAGTATGTTGTTTATGCAATATCAGATGGCTATTTTTATAGCGTTAAATTTGACGATGCTGAATCCGACGAATTTGTTATGGCGATGCTTATTACGAAAATCTCTTCTCCTGCACAGCTTGCAGATTTGTGAGGTGTCCTATGGTTGATTTTCACAAGCTGACTATTCCTAAAAAAGAACGGCTTGAAGTTCAGCTCATGGATGGCACAGAAGAACACAATATCAAATACGTTATTACATCTCTGGCTACAATTAAGGGCGACAAGATCTTCAAGAACTTCCGCCTGTACTCTGTGGCTGACAATGGGAATATTACACTGGTCGAGAAGCAGGATGGTGAACCGCGTTTTGATGCGTTGAAAGGAACGGTGTATGAATCATGAAAGATTGTTGGTTGAAAAATATCGACAGGCACTACAAGAGCTCGCTATCGCCCAAAACCATTTTAAATATTGCGGGGCTACTTATATCGATTGCGCAATTGATGATCTCAATAACGCTGAGAAAAATGTCAGACGAATCCTAAAGGAGCTTCGCTATGGGAGCTTGGACGAAACGATATCTGAGAATAAAGAATCCTGACAGCGGTCTTGATTGGCGGCTCAGATACGGAGACCGGTTCGAAATTGTCGGCAAGATTGATGATTATTTTTTTCTTTGGGCTGCCGGAACGATGGTCGGATTCTCGACGATGAGTAAGTACGAATACACAATTGAGACAGAAATAATCAATACAGAATAAAAGGGAGGGAGGTGAGGTCCCATGCGAGGGATCAATCAAAGAGAGCTTGGTCGCAAAGAACGCGCCACAGCAGAATGCGAGCGTCAGATTCGGCGCTACGGATATGAATGTGGTGAGGTTATTACATATAAATTGTCGCCCGAACAAATGAAACAGGTTTTGGCCGGCAGGAAAACAGTAGATGATTTTATTAAGGAGGGGCAGTAAATGGAAGTCGAATTGATTTCGTATTCACAGCCGGTCAAGAAAGACGCAGATAAGAATCCGCTCAGTATCGCAGAGCTGGCAGCAAGTGTCTGTTACAATTCGCAGCCGACCGAGACTTATCGAATCGCAAAGGGATGTAAGGCGACCGGACATCAGAGCGTACTTGAACACATCAGCTTTACGTTTCATGTCACCGGTGTCAGTCGAGCGCTGTTGGCACAGTTAAGTCGTCATCGTCACATCAGCTTGAGCGTGCAGTCGCAAAGATATGTAGCGATGGACAACTTTGATTATGTAAATCCGTTCAGCGGTGAAGACGCAGATGTTTTTAAAGATATGATGGGAAGTATCGCAGCTGATTATTATATCCTAAAAAAATATCATAATGCCGCTAATGAAGACGCTCGTGCTGTTCTGCCGAATGCCTGCTGTACTGAACTCTATGTCACCATCAACGCGCGGTCGCTGATTGAAATGAGTCATCTGCGGCTCTGCACTCGCGCCCAAAGTGAAATCCGGTCGATGTTTCAACTGATAAAGGAGCAGGTTGCTACCGTGTGTCCTGAACTCGCCGCTTGGATGGTCCCGTCCTGTGAAGCGAATCCTAAGTATCCGTTCTGTCCCGAGGGGAGCCGCTGCTGTGGCCGCCACCCGAAGCTGGCAGATGTATATAAACCCGTCAAAAATAAGGAGTGTACATATGATGTTTAATATTGAAAATTGTGATGTCACTATGGAAAATGGTTATCTGCGTTTGATTTATCATACCGATAAGTTGCCCGTCCCGATGGTACTGGCCGTTACAAAGTCCTATCATGATTTAAACGAAAAGGCTATGCAGCTCTTTGACGGTAACGATTGGACCGAGAGTGTCGTTGAATGGAATCTTCGTAAGGAGGACCCGATTTGGCATAATCTGCTGGCAGATATCTATGTGAGCCATAACGATATGTACAAGAAGACAATGGCAGTCAACAAGAAAGAGCCAACCAAATATATCGCATTAGAGTTTACGGGCGAAAAGAATGAGCAAGGCCATCGTATGGGGCGTCTCGACTTTGAAGATTTGAAGAAGATGGATTATGACTGTCTGAAACTTTTGGCAAAGGATCTTGATGTTTCTGAGTACGACACCCTTGGCCCGAATGATCTCGCCTATAGTGTGAGTCTGGTTGACATCGACGTAGACGATGCTGATTGCGACTATAATTGCGAAGATTGCGATTGCGCAGAGATGACGGATGATGGCGATTGTATCTGCCATTATGATGACGATGAAGATGATACCGACGAGTGTGATGGCGACTGTGATAACTGCGAGTTTGCAGAGTTGGATGACCGAGACGAAAAGGATGATGACAGCTGTGAAGCAGAAGAGCATCCAGAGTGGCCGCACCCGATTGAAGAAGATACCAAGCCCGATTCGTCGCAGTACGAGTATGTGAATGGTCCCGCTCATTATAATGGCACAGAGTGCATCGAAAATATGCGCAAGTTGTTTGGCGACGAGGCTGTCCGTTGGTTCTGTATTTGCAACGCTTACAAGTATCGCTTCCGTGATGGCTCTAAGCCCGGTGTGGCCGCAGAGCAGGACGAGAAGAAGGCTCGTTGGTACGAAGATTATGCTGTAAAGATGATGGGCGAACAGCGTTATTATTGATAGGGAGGTGATGGAATATGGAGTATGTAATTAAACGCAATGGCGTAAAAGCTCCGTTCGACAAGTCTAAGATCGTAAATGCGATTGAAAAGGCGATGACCACCACTCCCGGAGGTATTGACTCTCGTGTGTCGAATGCAATTGCGGATCATATCGCTGAGATGCCAGACACTCTTTCTGTCGAGCAGATTCAGGATATCGTCATTGAGCAGTTGAAAGCAAGTCCTTTCGCTGATGTAGCTGAATCTTATAGCCACTGGCGAAAGCTCCGTCAGGAAATTCGCGACAAAGAAAAGACGAATGCCAGCATCCTTGAAATTATCGACGCTAAGAATGATGCGATCAATCAGGAGAACAGTAATAAGAACCCCACCGTCAACAGTGTCCAGCGCGACTATATGGCCGGCGAGGTATCAAAGGATCTGACTGCTCGTCTGTTGCTCGACCCAGAAATCGTCAAGGCACATGAAGATGGTTTAATTCACTTCCATGATGCAGATTATTTTGCTCAGCACATGCACAACTGCTTCAAGAGCAACACTCGTTTTGTAACTGATGGTGGAGTAAAAGAATTTAGAGACTTCAATGATGGAGAAATGGTAAAAGTTATTGGAGCTGACGGTAAATGGCATACTGCGACTGTAAAAAAATATGGGAAGCAAAAAATGCAGGATGTCATGCTTCAGTCTGGTCGCTCTATTAAACATATCTTTTGCACCGCAAATCATCGCTGGCTGCTAAATGATGGGTCGGTAACAACCAACCTGGCAGAGGGTATGACATTGGCTCTTTTGCCCGAATTGGCAAAATTTGGATTAGAGTCAAAAGAAGACTATCAGGCATGGGCTACAGGCTTTGCAATCGGAGATGGACTTGATAAAAGTACAAATTACACAACGATTCGGCTGTGCGGAGAAAAGTCAAAATATGCTGATTACTTCGTGAAAGCGGGAGACACAGTAACATATCCAAAGTCTTATCATGGTGATGCTTATGTTTTACATAAAGGAGCGTTTAAACAGGATTTCTTGAATGCAAAAGCATGGCGATTTTTTGATAGCAAAAAGAAACAGCATTTATTTGATGGATTTTATGCCGCAGATGGAGCAGTAAAAACCAATAAGGTCGCAACTGCTGATGATCGAGTGGCCGATATGATTCGAGATATTTCTTCTGTTGCCGGTTTTTATATTGCAAGTGAATCTGAAATTGTTCGTGATACGAATTTCAAAAAGAACGCACGGCTGATTGATTTTCGATTCAGAAAGCATCAAATCGTCAACAATCCATGGATCGTAAAAAAGATTACCCCGTATCGTCCGGAAATTGATTATGACGCTTGGTGTATTGAAGAGCCAGACACTCATTCGTTTACACTTGACGGTGGCATTGTTACAGGCAACTGTGACCTTGTCAATCTGGACGACATGCTCCAGAACGGCACTGTTATTTCTGGCACTGGCATTGATAAACCTCACAGCTTCTCCACCGCCTGCAACATCGCCACCCAGATCATTGCGCAGGTGGCATCCAACCAGTATGGCGGCCAGAGTATTACGCTGTCTCATCTGGCTCCTTTTGTGGATGTTTCCCGTAAGAAGATTACAGCAGAAGTTCATAACGAATTTTATGAGATGCTTCAAAATGATGATATCGAAAAAATGCCCTCACAGGAAGCCATCGACCGTATTGTAAATCGTCGTCTAAGGGCTGAGATTTCTCGTGGTGTTCAGACAATTCAGTACCAGGTTATCACTCTTATGACTACCAACGGTCAGGCTCCTTTTATCACTGTGTTTATGTATCTAGACGAGGTTCCTGCCGGTCAGACTCGTGATGATTTGGCTGTCATTGTCGAAGAGATGTTAAAACAGCGTATCAAAGGTGTCAAAAATGAAGTTGGTGTGTATGTTACTCCTGCGTTTCCGAAGCTGATTTATGTTCTTGATGAGGATAATATCCATCCGGATTCTAAATATTATCACTTGACTGAGTTGGCAGCGCAGTGTACCGCAAAACGTATGGTTCCTGATTATATTTCTGCAAAGGTTATGAAGGAGCTCAAAGGCGGTGTGTGGACAAGTATGGGGTGCCGTTCGTTCCTTACTCCTGATCGAACTACTGAAAATGTAGCAAATGCAGGAAACTGGGTCAAGGGGCAGAAATACTACGGCCGCTTCAATCAGGGTGTTGTTACCATCAATCTGGTGGATGTAGCATGTAGCTCTGGTAGGGATGTGAACGCATTCTGGAAAATCTTTGATGAACGACTGGATATTTGCCATCGAGCATTGCAGGCTCGTCATAAGCGGTTGCTCGGTACTATTTCTGATATGAGCCCTATTCATTGGCAGCATGGCGCACTGGCCCGCCTCAAGAAGGGCGAGAAGATCGACAAGCTGCTCTTCGGCGGCTACTCCACCATCAGCCTCGGCTACGCCGGCCTGTATGAGTGCGTGAAGTATATGACCGGCAAGAGCCACACCGATCCTGATGCAAAACCGTTCGCGCTGTCTATCATGCAGTATATGAATGATAAGTGTACAGAATGGAAAGAAGCAGAAAACATTGATTACTCTTTGTACGGCACTCCGTTGGAGTCCACTACATACAAGTTCGCTAAGTGCCTGCAAAAGCGATTCGGCATTATTCCAGATGTCACAGACCACGACTATATCACCAACAGCTATCACGTAAATGTTCGTGAGCATATTGATGCCTTTACTAAGCTTAAGTTTGAGAGCGAGTTCCAGAAGTTGTCGCCTGGAGGAGCAATCAGTTATGTAGAGGTTCCCAATATGCAGCACAACATTCCGGCAGTTCTCAGTGTAATGCAGTTCATCTACGACAATATCATGTATGCCGAGCTGAACACCAAGTCCGATTACTGCCAGTGCTGTGGCTACGATGGCGAAATCAAGATCGTGGAGGACAATGGCAAGCTGGTGTGGGAGTGCCCAAATTGTGGTAACCGTGACCAGAGTAAGATGAATGTTGCACGGCGTACTTGCGGCTACATTGGAAGCAATTTCTGGAATCAAGGAAGAACTCAGGAGATTCGTGATCGTGTCGTTCATCTGAGCGACAATTAAATAGTAGCCTAAAAGCTAGGGTGGGTGGGTAGGAAATATAAAAATGAAAAATCCTAATATTAGTCAAATGATTTCTCAGTTTGAAGAAATTTATAATTCTCTGAACGTCAAATATTTTAATGGAGAACTTCCAAAAGCGGCAATCACCTTTAATCTCACACGAAAGACAAGGACAAAAGGCCATAAAAAAGAGTCTCCGTCTGGCAGGGCTATAATGTTTGAAATCGTACTTGGCCCTGAGATTCTACATCAACCGATTGATTTAACCGTCTCAGACATTCTCCATGAAATGGTATGCGAATATTGCGAAATCAAAAATATCAAAGCAACAAGCAATAATGGAACATATCATAATAAAGCGTTCAAAACCGTAGCTGCTGGACATGGATTACATATTGAACGAGGAGATAAGTATGGGTGGTCTATTACAAAACCAAGTGATGACCTAAGAGTATTTGTTGATTCCCAAGGATGGTCAACCCCTAAAATTTCGGATAGTGAATTGTTTGATTATGTATCTTCTATTAAGAGTAGTACCCGGCGGTGGATATGCCCCAAGTGCGGCACTATTATCCGTAGCACCAAAGAAGTGCGCGTTATCTGCGCTGACTGCATGGAGATGTTCGTAAAGGCTAAGAAGGTGCAGCATGATTGATGTATCAACTTGGCATACAATGGCAGATAATCCGCCAGATAGGATCCCGCTGATGTGTTATTGCGAGGAAACTGATGAAGTATTTCTTGGGTTTGCTATTCATCCATATGTGTCTCTTGATCGTATAATCAGTATTGTGAATTGGTATTATCAGCCAAGATTGCATCAGTGGTTCGAGGTCGATAGAGTAACACGTTGGAAGGAGGTTGATATCTGATGAACTACATGAAAATAGTCCCTTGTGATATAGCGAACGGCGAAGGTGTGCGCGTAAGCCTTTTCGTTTCGGGCTGTAACCATCATTGCCCCGGTTGTCATAATCCACAGACATGGGATCCAAACGCAGGTGTTCCGTTCATTGAAGAAACGATGCAGGAACTGTTGGATGAACTGCGGCCAGATTATATTCGTGGCTTGACGTTTAGTGGTGGAGACCCATTGTTTATTCAGAATCGACTTATCGTTGGTTATATCTGCGAGAGAGTTCATAAAGAATTCGGCGACACCAAGGATATTTGGATGTGGACTGGATACGAGTGGGATCAAATCAAAGACTGGGATCATCTACATTATATAGATGTACTAGTGGATGGACCTTACATTGAAGCCGAGCGTGATATTTCTTTGCCGTGGGCAGGCAGCCGCAATCAAAGAGTGATCGATGTCAAACAGAGTATGAAAAAGAATGAAATTGTATTGTGGAAGGAGAACTAATATGAATCCTATCGTAAAAGTAAACAAGATTTATCCTGACGCACACATTCCGACTTATGGCACTGAGAAGGCCGCTTGTGCTGATGTTTATGCCTATATTCCGGCGGATCAGGCTGAACTGTTTGACAGTCAGGGAAACCCCATTATCCATATTCGACCTCATGAAACACGCATGATTGGCACTGGCCTGCGCTTTGCTCCGGCCGATGGCTGGGCTATCCTCGGATTTGCCCGCAGTGGTTTAGCATCTAAGAAGGGTCTGGCTCCCGCGAACAAAGTCGGTGTTATTGACGAAGATTATCGTGGTCAAGCATTTGTTCCTTTACACAATCACTCTAATATATCCCAGGAAATCGTCCATGGTGACCGTATCGCACAGTTTATGTTCGTTCCGTATTATCAGGCGCAGTTTGATGTAGTCGATGAATTGGACGAAACCGAGCGCGGAGCCGGAGGCTTTGGTTCCACAGGAAAGTGAGGACAAAAATGTTTTGGAATGGATCAGAAGAAAAGCAGCCGGTTGAATCCGAAGAAAAACCTGTTGTTGTAAAAGCAAAAGACCTTAAACTCCCATATACATCGAGGTCTGTTACTGTGTACTACATCATGGGAAACGGAGATAGGTTTAGCGACACCTATCAACGATCTCTGTTTAGTTATTTGGATGCGAAGACCGCTCGAGATGCGAAAGAGAAGCTTGACAAAGACATTTATAATGCTATCGATCGAGCAAACGATATGGTCAAAGCTGCGTTTAACGGCAATCCGAAATATATGAACTTTAATGAAAGATATATTAGAGCTGAATATTGTGTTTCTGTGGAAGTTTGTACAGGAGACAATAGATGGTCTGTTAAAGATGAATCGGAAAAACGACCAGATGACGGATGGCCTTGGAATCCAGATGAGGAGTAAACTAATGAACGATATTATTCAAATGCCAAAAGGTAATTACATTATGAAGAGCGCAGTTCACGTTAATACTGGCGTGCCACGCACTGATGGATGGTATCCTGAATGGGTTGGTATGACAATGCAGTTCCGCCCGATTCCGATTGGTTGGATTGCGCAATTCAGATATGTCAAAGACAATGATGGTAATCCATATTATGGTGGGATGCATACATCGCCTGTAGTATCTGTGGATATTGCGACCGATGAAAGTTTTGTAGAAATCACGACCAAACACACGGTTTTTACCTTTGAAAAAGTAACGTAAATATTCGGTAGTGGTGGGTGGGAAGGAATAAATAATATGACTTATACATTTGATACTGTTCCGGACGATAAAGAAGTGTGGTGTGTTGGCTTCCGCTTTGATGACACAAAGGCCGGCATCAATTGCAAGCCGGTGCAAGGAACCATTCATGAAAAATATCTTTGGAATTCAAAATTTAAAACTAAAAATCGCAACATCAGCGTGAATACAAATCAATCGTATTATGCGTTTGCTGACACTTATGAAGAAGCCGCACACCTTTACAATGAGATGATAAACACATTTCTTGTTGAGCTTGATAATAGATACCACAAAATTGCAAGCTCATTAGAGGGCTGCTATTTATCAAACGATCATGGTGTGATGTATTAAGAGGTACGGAATTATGATTGAAGAATATGTAAAAATTTATTGTGGCCGTTGTGGGGAAGAAGCACTTGTTAGAAAGGCACATTTCCCAGACTGTATCGCGGGCTGCTATATTTCCGACTCTAAAAGATGGAGCTTAAAAGATAAAGGTGCGATTTCAGATTTATGCCCGCAGTGCCGACTCGAATACGAAAAGATGCTCCATAAATTCTTTTGCGAAGGACTAAAACATAATGATTAAAGAATTAGGGTTTTATAAAGACCAAACAGAATATTATAAAAGATCAATCGAAGATCTACTGCACCGTTATACTGATAGCTGTGGCATGTGTACGGTTAATTTAGATTGCAGTGAATGCGTTGTGGATGATTTTATCGATCAGCTACGAAATATTCTGTATAGTAGTAGTGAGTATAAAGGAGGTTCACAATGATTATTGATTGCAAATCTATTGCGCAAGATATCAAAAATAAAATCAAGAATATTATCGCAGAAGATGACTACGCTCCTATTTTACATATTTATCAAGTAGGAGATAACCCCGCATCTAACGCTTATATCCGTGGCAAACTGCGCGACTGCGAAGAGGTTGGGATCGAAGCAAAGCTTATCAAGCTGCCAGAAGATATTACGGAGGATGAATTAAATAATAGGATACTGGAAGATTATAATTGGGAAGATGTGGACGGTATTATTGTTCAGCTCCCGCTGCCAAAACATATCAATCCCCAAAATATCTACATCCCAGACGCAGTTGATGTTGATGGTTTTAATACTATATCTCCATTTCAGCCCTGCACTCCACTGGGCGTTATGAAGATTTTTGACTCCATCGGTTACGATCTGGATGGCAAGAATGTACTCGTATGCGGTCAGTCTGATATCGTAGGTCGTCCGTTGGTCGATATGCTGATTAAGCGGCACTGTAATGTGATTTCTGTAAATAGCACGGGTTCCGCTATGAAGGACACTGCTCTCGAATTTAGAATGGTTAATGTCATCATCTCTGCTGTTGGTAAGCGTAATTTTATCACACCAAGAGGACTAGATCGAGTCGATGTCTGCATTGATGTTGGTATCAACTATGACGAGAATGGCAAGCAGCACGGCGACTGCTCCGACGCTGTTTATGACATTGAAGATATCAAGGTGACCCCTCGTATCGGCGGAGTTGGCCTTATGACACGCGCGATGCTCCTTTATAATGTATGTGTGGCAAGGTATGGGGAAGAGAAGATGGAAGAGGTGATTGAATGA